CACCCCCCTCTTGCAGTGGCGCGCGTTTTTGGTGAAAAACACGGCGCCTCCCATAGAGGCGCGCGCGCGCGCGTTGGGGGATGGGTTAGGGTTAGGGTTAGGGTTAGGGTTAGGGTTAGGGTTAGGGTTAGGGTTAGGGTTAGGGTTAGGGTTAGGGTTAGGGTTAGGGTTAGGGTTAGGGTTAGGGTTAGGGTTAGGGTTAGGGTTAGGGTTAGGGTTAGGGTTAGGGTTAGGGTTAGGGTTAGGGTTAGGGTTAGGGTTAGGGTTAGGGTTAGGGTTAGGGTTAGGGTTAGGGTTAGGGTTAGGGTTAGGGTTAGGGTTAGGGTTAGGGTTAGGGTTAGGGTTAGGGTTAGGGTTAGGGTTAGGGTTAGGGTTAGGGTTAGGGTTAGGGTTAGGGTTAGGGTTAGGGTTAGGGTTAGGGTTAGGGTTAGGGTTAGGGTTAGGGTTAGGGTTAGGGTTAGGGTTAGGGTTAGGGTTAGGGTTAGGGTTAGGGTTAGGGTTAGGGTTAGGGTTAGGGTTAGGGTTAGGGTTAGGGTTAGGGTTAGATTGCGCCAGCGGTTTCCCTTGGCGTCGTGCCAGGATAGCATGGGTCCGAGACGGCGGCACGTCGCGCCCGATGCCGTTCCTCATTGTCTTCACATCTGCCCCCCGTATGCTCCCCGCCTGCCCACCCGCGACTGCCATAGAGGTGGTGTGTGCGTGTCTGCGTGTCTGCGTGTGCACGCGTCTGTGGGAGAAACGCGGAGAAAAGGGATTACGGAGGGGGGTGTTGTGGTAGATGGGGTAGGGAGGGATGAAGGGATGTTTCCTTTGTTAGTATATTTCAGCGTTGTTTATTTTTTTTCCTAGCTGCCATGCTAGGGGTCGGCCTTTGTCGTCGGTCCGCGTGACTGTCTGTCGCATGCACTTCCGTATACTTTTTTTTTTGCGCGCCGGCACGTCACGTTGATTGGATTGCTGCCACACGTGTATTCAATGGCATGGTCTCCTCTTTTTTTTTTCACTGTCTATCTTTGAACCTGTTATCGTCTTCCCGCCAAGGCTATGTGTCTCCGCCTTTCTTATTTTTTTTACGCCGTTGATTTTCCGCGTTCGTCTCCAACCTCAGACCGACCTCGTGTGTATGTTGGCTCCTCCCACTCCCCGGGGTGTCTATATAAAAGACGAATGTGGCGCGCTTTCAAGCAGTCCCGATCTATGCGACTCACCGTGTCGCGTTGGCATCGGGCGCTGCTATAGCAACCCCGCTAGAGGGCGGCGGTGTCTCACGGACAGGAAGTATGTTTTTTTTTTTTGTTATGTGGTGTCAGTAACACGGCACGTAAGCACATTGTGTGTGACTGTGTACATTCGCCGATTTTATTTCTCATCGGGTTAAAGGCAGGGAGGGATACGGTCACGCGCACATATACACACCCCACACATACACGCAGGCGGATAGACATTTCCACCGCGGCTCTGTTTTTTCTTTTCTTGCGATTACGCACTCCTCACTTTTTTTTTGGTTTTATATTTCGAGATCCTTGTCATGATCTTCCTACGGTCATGTCTCTGGCCGTAGGTCGCATCCTTACGTCGCCGCCGTGGCGTCTAATCCAGGTACGCTCTTTGCCGGGGAAGTTTTCCGACTGGCGGTCTCACGTGTTCACAGAGTGGCCAAGCGTCCCCGGGGAGATGTCTACCCGGGGCCGAATACGTCCAATGTCCTCTCATGGCCCGCGGCCCCATCCTCCACAGGGCGGCGAACGAGTTCGCCAGACGGCAGATCTTGCCGTTATCGGGCCAGAACGATAACAACGGTCCCGCCACGGTGACGATCACCCAAGCCGTCTCCACCTCGCGTGGCCCCGGCGTGGGCACGTTTCCCAGAATCACGCCTCCGCTGCCTATCGGAGGCGACGGCGTCTGCGTCTCCCTCTCTCGAGACAGAACGGCGCACACTATCCACGGTCCCAGGGGGTGTCCCGCGTACAGGTGCAGGCGGAGCTGTCTCCGGGCATCGGGCCACAAGCGATACTGAGCCCGCGCCACGGTCAGAGTCATGCGTACGCCCGGAACCGCCGTCCACGGATCTCGCACGGTCTCTAGTAATTCACAGCTCACTCCGGCGTGCGTCTGACACAGGCCGCCGACGGTCAGCAGGTCGTGTTCGTCGGCGGCCGCGGCGATCACGTCGAACAGATGTCTGACGTTCGTTCCGCACATACGCCGGTCCGGCAGCTCTAGGTCTTCCTCATACGCCACGGGGTCCCGCTGCAGCCCTCGCCTTGCAAACTCCGTTACGTTCGACGCCAGACGGCAGAGTCTGGCCGCCCTCATGTGGTGGACGTACACGGCTCCGTCTCTACCGACCAGGAGCACGCGAAGCGTGTCGAGCGGGGAGTGGGTCAGATACGAGCTTACGAAGCCCACGGGTTGAAGTTTTTCTCCGTATCCGCAACATACGTACAGACTCGAGTCCAGGGCTGGGGCGGGACACGCGTACGAGAAGGATCGAGGATGACCGTTCCGGCCGATACCGTAGAAGAATCATAAAACATGAAAACACAAAACACAGAGAAAAATGCACGTTATAGTGGGCGTTCCGCTATTTTCGTCTCTTGTCTCTGTTCCTATAAAACAGCAGAAAACATCCGCACACGCAAAGGCATCCCATCGGCCGGACGTCAAGACTGGCGTCCCGGGAACTCGCGTTTCTGCGCGAACGGGAGATGCCGCATAGAGTCATTGTAGGGAGCCTTTGCGGCGTGTAACGCATTCGTATCCTGTCGCGTACCGTTAACGCGAAAAGCATACGCAACAGCAATGGCGCCTACTAACTGAACGCGATAACATAGAGGAAAGGAGGAGCTTTACTGTTTCCTCTTTTTTTTATTTTTTTAACTGTTGTGTGTACGTCGCCGACGTACGTCTTATACGGAACCTAAAAAAAAAGCGGTCTCCTGTACACTATGCAGGATATCCGTAATCATCGTGTTCCGGAAGTCATACCGCCTGTACCGTCCTTAACGGAAAGTACCTTTGCGGGGAATTTACGTATACCGCATTACCGATGAATACAAAAAAAAAAACAATGTCTGAAGGAAACTCCGTGAGTCGTCTGTGAGGCCAGAGGCCGTGGCAGGCGTTTCCGGCTGACGGTCACGCGTGTCACAGACTTCACCATGTTTCCTTCCCCCCCCCCCCGTATCCGCACTCGTTTTCCGTTACTCGCGCTTTGACGGTCTGCGCACCCTATATTTCTCCGCCCCTGACGTGACGTTGTTTTGTCCCCACTCTCCGCCAGCCAATGTCTTCGGTGGTTTTCGACGAACCCTCCACCCGCTCACCCTCCACCCGCTCACCCTCCACCCGCTCGCCCTCCACCGGCTCGCCCTCCACCGGCTCGCCCTGCGGCCGACGTCCCTCCCCGCCGCTCGCCCGTGTGCGCATAGCGTCGCCGGTCGCGGCGGCGCTCACTCACCGCAGTCTTGAACGGATCTGGGTCTCACGTGCGTTGGCGGCCAACCCCAGCGGTGACCCCACACGGTGGCGCTCCTGGCGTCCCTGTACGGATCCGGATGGAGTTCTAGGCACCAGTACCGCGGCCACGGTAGGTGGATCCGTTCTCCCCGGTGCCGACTCGTATAGCCGTACAGTTTGGACGGCCTGCCGCGAGCCAGGAGCAGCCACTCGAAGCGGGCACGGGCTCGCGCGTGGGCCAATCGCGCCCCGTCGCGCCGGATCGCGATGCGTCCGTCCCTCGTCTGCGTGTGTCGCGTTGTCATAACCCCCGATTCGTGTGTGAATTACGGACGGGTTTTTATTTTCGTCCGCCCTTGGCTTCCTATGTGGACCGGGGCCTCTCTCTTACTGTATTTATGTTATTTTTGCTGTCCGCTGTAGCTCTGTTGTGACCAACGACCGTTGTCATCCGCGGTCGAGTATAGTCAGTGTCGATACGGCAAAAGGTGTTTGATGGTCTGTGATGGGGAGGGGCGGAGAGATAAAAAAAAAACATGTATACGGTGTAGATAGTAACACTCTTGGTGGTGGAGCGGCTCAGTGAAAGAATAAAAAAAAAAGAACGATGTGAGCGGAGATGAACCATAGAATCGCGGAACTACCGCGTGGCTGAAGGGTGACGACGGACCGCGGTGTTTTGTGCGGAACCGACAGCGCAACGCCCTGGCAGAACCGCGTCTGCGGACCCCGATGTAAACGGGCGAATCCGCCGCGTGCCGCATCTCCGGGAATCACCGGGGACGTCACGTGGAAACATTTTTAACAACAAAATTCGTTTTATTTATGTGTCTTTCGTTTTTTCCACCGGGTGTGTCAGGGGATGAGGGCGGGGGGAAGGGCATGAGGACGAGGGCGGGCCCGGGCAAATAGTCTCGCGATAATTCGGGACCCCGCGTTTACTTCTCGCTCTTTATGCCCGCATGCGTCGGGGTCTCGTTTCGCCTTCGTTGCCGCGGCAGGGTCGGCGCCAGCCCATCGCGAACTCGGGGGACGGGGGTGTGGCGCCGACTCTGCCGCGTTGCGGTTTCGGGGCGAGGGGATGCGTCCTATAGGCGCGCACGCGGAAGGCCGGGCGTATAGGAAGGGTGGCGCGTCGCGAAGTCCCGCCTCATAGGTGGGGCATTCGAGGCCGCCCTCTATACTTTCGGTTTCAGGTACAGTTTTGTGATTAGGTCTCGGGCTACCTCTGGAACGGGAGGGCCGGAGTCTCCCGGCGTGTCTCCGTTTATGGAGAGGTCGGGTCCGCCATTTATTGAAAGGGGACGTACGGAGAAGGATGTACGTTTAGTCAGTGTTTAGCCTTTATTTTCATTTTTTTTATTTTTAATTTCCACATAGTATTTTTTTTTATTTACAACGAAATTTAACTTGTTTTATTCGGTACTCTTTCACTATGGCGATGATCTGAGAGCATCGGTAGTCCCCGTCGTCGCCTCCCCGGGTGCTCCGCCACGACTACCGTGACGGCGACAGCCGCCGCCGCCGTTACTGTCACTGTTCAAAGAACGTGGCCGTTACAGTTTCCGCTGCCGCTGTGGTCGCCGCCTCTGCGGAGAGAGTCGGCGCGTATGCTCCGGGGAGGGGGATGGAGGGAGGGGGGACCGAGGGGGCGTGGGAGGAGCGTTGCCGTGGAGGCGTTCGGGGGACTTCCCGCCGACGCGCCTGCGCGATTCGAGTGGGGGTGAGAGGGACGGTGGACGGGCCGGCGAGCGTTTGCTTGCGGTGGTGTGTTTTTTTTTTGTCATCGGTTGCATCTGTGTGAACTGGCACGAGTCAGATGATTTTTTTTTATCGGGGCGGATCGGGCGGGGGGCGCAGAGCGGATCTGGCCCTCAGGTGACTCCGCAGACTGGCGTGTGGACCGTGCCCAGGGAGGACGGATAGCAGGAGTCGGTCGATCGTCTCGCTCCGCTTGGTTTTCCGTGTCACGGCGCGCGCATAGACTCCGTTAATCTCGGCGGCCGATGTCTCGCGTGTTCTCGTGCGTGCTCCGCGCGTGTGTATGTGCCGGCCTCTGCTGCTGGGTGTGTATGGGGGTGATATGCGGTGACTGTCAGCGGTGGTGGCGGAGGCGGTGCGCCAGGTGGGGGCGTGTCGGACCTCGGGTCCTGGACGGAGGGGCGTGGAGGGTCCGGAGCGGCGACGGAGCCCGCTCGGTATCGCGGACGTGCGAGACCGAGCGGGCTCCATCCGCCGCTCGGTCTCCGGTGTATTCCCCTCCTTTCGTCCTCGTTTCTTCGTCTTCTTCGTCTTCATGTTCTTCTGCATGTTCTTCTCGTGTCCCTTCGCCGCCTCCGTCACCTCACGCGGCGTCTCACGCCGTCTGTGCGGAGGGCGGCCGCGACCTGCCGATGCACGGCGCGGACGGAGATGCCGATGAGGGAACGGACGGGACTCTTTTGGAAAAGGGCGGCGCGGACGAGGGCGCCGGCGGGAACGCCACGGGATGCCCGGAGGACACCCACGGCTTTGCTCGGAGTCCCGGAGATCTAATGGGGGAGATGAACGGAGATCTGGGAGACGAGGGAGAGACGGGAGAGGGCGGAGACAACGGGGAGGGAGAGTAGGACGGGGAGGAGGAGGAAGAGGAGGAGGAGGAGGAGGAGAGGGAGGAGAGGGAGAAACGGACACGCGCGGTGGACGGCGAGGGGACGGACAGAGCGGAGAGGCGCGGGACAGCGGACTGCGGGGCGTCGGGCGACGGGCAGGGCGGGCACGGAGAACACTTAGAGGGTTCCTCCGCGGGACCTGGCGGGCACCGAGGGCGGGCGGACGGCTCGTCTTCGACGGGCGTTATCGACGGCAGCGGGGAAGGGAATAACAGATGAGGAGGAGGGACCCACACGCGGGGATCGGGCCTGGGGACAGACAGGGGGATCGACGACCAGGCACCATGTTCGCCTCTCCCGCCGTACGTCTGCGTTGCCCTCCCGCAGCTCCTTCCGCTACCGCCCTGCTCCGTTCCCTTCTCGTCTCTTCTTGCGACCTCGCTCTCCTGTGCGTCCTCCTCGCGCCCGGAGTCGGTCTGTTCCCCGTCCTCGTGCTCTCCGCGCTGCTGGGGCTCTGTTTCGTCATTCGCGTGGCGGCGCGCGCCGTCATCGCGGTGTCCTCGTCCGTCCCCGCCGCGCTGGTCGCCGTGGCCGCTTTCTTGGCGCCCGTGGTGGCCGTCTGTCTGTTCCTCAGATTCGGGATGTGCGGAGAAAGGGACGTCCCCGGTTGTCACACGTCCCTTCTCCGTCACCCCCCTCGGACGGGTCGGTCTGCGCGGCGACGTCGCGGCCGTCGCGCTCGCCGTCGTCGCTCTCCCTCTTCCCTCTTCCTTCTCGTACCCCGGCTTTCTCGCCGCCTCGCCGCTCCCGCTCGGGGGACGGAGAGGAAGCCGGAGCCCTGAGAGCAGGAGCAGGCTCCCCAGGCGCAGCAGCAGCTCCAAGTCGTCCGCGATGCGCCACAGGGAGGTGTCGTTCAGGTCAAGCGCCAGGACGGGGCCTCCCTCCGTTAGGATCAGACAGACGTGCGGAGATGCCGTGAGAAACGCAAAGGGAAGCCAGCCGCCCTCCCCGCACAGTTCGTCCAGCAGCGGTCTGCACCTCGCAAAGTCTTCCGCGGCGCTGGGCTCCTCACCCTGAAGGGACCGACCGCAGTCGCGGCGGCCCCGCGTCAGGTGCGGACTTGCGAGTCTGTCAGTGGCTTGCTGTCGCCCGCCTCTCTCCGCCTCCTCTTTTCCCCCCGCCGCCTTCTCTGTCGCTGCGTTCCATGTGTCTCCGGCGTCACTCGAGGAAACGCGCTGGGACTCCGAGCCGGACAGGAGGTGCGTACACGGCCACCCGCGTCTCCGATCCGTCAGGACCAGCTCTGTTCTCTCCCACTCCAACACGGGGTGAGAGAGCTCCGAGCGGGATCCCAGATGCAGTCTCCACAGGGCATAGAAAGCGGCCAGGCCGCGTCGGGCGGTTCTCGCCAGCAATTTCGGCAAGAAAGCCGTGTCGGGATCTCGACACGTCCATAGGCTCGGCAGGGGCCGTACGCGCCACAGCGGTGCGCGATAGATGGCCTCACACTGGCGAAGGCCCGTCTTTAGAAAGAGCGACACGGAGTGCGACAGGAGATAGAGCCGGCCTTGGAACACGTCGTGGCAGAACAGAGACCCTCCTGGCGCTTGTAGGAGCACGAGCCAAGGGGACGATCCCGTTAACCAACTGAGAGACGGATCTGCCGCGTGGAAGCCGCTGCAGTGTGTCGGCTCCGAAACGCGCATGGAAAAGGCGGACAGCGTGATGAGGCCCAGAGGTAGCAACTTGCTGTCGGCCGAAGGATGGTAGGGTTTAGGGTCGAACCCTGAGACCGAGAGAATAGAGATAAATGTATAAAAGAGAAACCGAAATGTGCTTGGTGTACCAGACAAAACACAATAAATCATGTGAACAAGTGGAAGTGTAAATGTCACTCACATAGAGAAGAATCCGCGGGCCAGCCCTGAAGAAGATGCGGTTGTCTTGTTAGACAAGGGTAACGCAGGAGAAACTTGTAAGGCTTAGGATGTAAATGCAGACATTCTTGTTCGGGCCAAGGTAAAGGAAGGCGTAGACCTTTGCGCAGGCGAAGGTAGGAATGGACATGACGAAGGGAGTGTCGACCCAACAGAAGCCACCAATAGTGGGAGAGCGGAAGACGATGCAGGGTGTGGCCGGCACGCGCCGTCAGCGGCATCCTAGAAAACAGGAGTAAGAATAGAGGGGCGGAGAAATGTAGAGAGAAGTGGGGCGAGATGGAGGAAAAAGGTGAAGTTCAGAGGTGACGGTAGCGGTGGCGGTGGGGGGGATGTGGGTGGGGCAGCGGGTTGGGTGATGGTGAGGGGTTGAAAGAGGGGTAGCGGTAGGGCCAGATGCGAGGATGAGTGTTAGGGCTAGGGCTAGGGCTAGGGCTAAGGCTAGAGTTAGGGTTAGGGTTAGGGTTAGGGTTAGGGTTAGGGTTAGGGTTAGGGTTAGGGTTAGGGTTAGGGTTAGACCTAGGGTTAGGGTTAGGGTTAGACCTAGGGTTAGGGTTAGGGTTAGGGTTAGACCTAGGGTTAGGGTTAGGGTTAGGGTTAGACCTAGGGTTAGGGTTAGGGTTAGGGTTAGGGTTAGGGTTAGGGTTAGGGTTAGGGTTAGGGTTAGGGTTAGACCTAGGGTTAGGGTTAGGGTTAGGGTTAGACCTAGGGTTAGGGTTAGGGCCTAGGGTTAGGGTTAGGGTTAATACCCCCCTTTTTTTAACCCCCCCGGGGAGTTTAAAGTAATTTTTGAAACGCGAGGAATATCTGTCTTCCAGAGCAACAGTATCGCACAAAAAAGTGTCCCGGCCCGAGCGCAGTCCGACTTCCCGATGCAGAGAAGCAGCGCCTGTATGGGAATAAGTGTCCCGACCCGAGCGCAGACCGACCTCCCAAAGCAGAGAAGCAGCGCCTGTATGGGAATAAGTGTTCCGGCCCGAGCGCAGTCCGACCTCCCAAAGCAGAAGAGCAGCGCCTGTATGGGAATAAGTGTCCCGGCACGAGCGCAGTCCGACCTCCCAAAACAGAGAAAGCAGCGCCTGTATGGGAATAAATGTCCCGGCCCGAGTGCAGCCCAGCTCCCCGGAGCAGACAGACAACGCCTGTATGAAAAGAAGTGGCCCGGCCGGAGTGCGGTTCAGCCTGCGGGGTGAAAATAAAAGACACCCGAGAAGCCGCTACAACGCGCGGGTACGCGCGTGATCAAGACTTAATATCTGACCACCAAAACGAGAGTCTACACACACGCCGGTTACGGAAGAAATCACCGACAAACTACTGATCGCCAAATGACGATCAGATGTATTTCTTCCTCGTTATCGATTTATACCACCCCCCTCCCCCGTTTTATATCGTCGCAGATAAAAATGATCGCCCCAGACTTATCTCCGAGTACGCTCCCCGACGACGATACGCCGCACGATCTTTCCACCCACGTGTGATTTTACAAGGCGGAGATTCAATACTACGTGTCTCAGTCACACACGGTAAACGAGTGTGAACGCGCCAGACGTTGCTCGTAGCCATATATCATCTTTGGGAAGTCTCTAGTTGCATTAATTTCTTGTGGCTTTACATTCACGCGAATGTTTCCGGATGCAAACCGCTCTATTATGCTCTCCCGTCCTCGTAGGATCTGTCTCCCGTTTCTCCTCCTGTAGATCTTATCTAACACCATCTTCCTTTCTGTCCTCTTCCTCCCGCGCATACGCATTTTCGCAAGACTAAGACGGAGAACGGCGAACGCAACGCTAAGCGCTATGAGACCGCCGAGACGTTCTGCGCCGATACTCGTGTGCGCGATTTCCATGGCGACAGCCCTGTCGAATGCTACGGTCCACCGAGATGCGGGAACCGTGGAATCCACACCGCCGCCGGACGACGAAGACAACTATACCGCAAAATACTATGACGACAGCATTTATTTTAACATTTACGACGGTACAAATCCTACGCCCAGAAGACGAACGCTACCCGAAATCATCTCTAAATTTTCTACCTCCGAAATGTCACGTCTAGGAGGCCTTAAAGCTTTTGTCCCCGTAGATTATACCCCAACTACTACCTTAGAAGATATAGAAGACCTCCTGAACTACGCCATTTGCGATGATAACAGCTGCGGTTGTCTCATAGAGACAGAGGCACGGTAAGGATCTAGCGTTTTATTTTATTTCATCTTGTTTCTTTACCACGCGCTCATTCTCCCGGACACCGATGTCGGAATCCGCCGAGATAACAAATAAATGAATATATAATAATCATATCTAATTCCCCGCAGCATCATGTTCGGAGATATCATAATCTGCGTTCCCCTCTCGGCCGAAAGCAGAGGAGTGAGAAATTTAAAAAGCAGAATAATGCCTATGGGTCTATCACAGATTCTCTCTAGCGGCCTCGGCCTTCACTTCTCTCTGCTATATGGCGCTTTCGGGAGCAACTATAATAGTTTGGCCTATATGGAACGCCTGAAACCACTAACCGCGATGACGGCGATAGCTTTTTGTCCAATGACTAGTAAATTGGAGCTACGCCAGAACTACAGACTGGAAAAGGCTCGATGGTGAGTACTTGTACAAGTTTTTGTGCCTTCCCGCCACGTCTCCTTTATCGACAAGGAAAGGCATGCATTGTGTATTTATTCACATAGAAAAGCGTAAGATCCCCGCCGTATAAATATCCCGAATTCGCTAAAAAGAGTCCCATTTATACACCCCGCCCCGCCCTCGGATGCACCTGTCACTCTAAAAATGTCGCAGCACTTCTCCTCCACCCTCCACTCCACCCCCTCTTAGAAGACAGACCACACCCATGTACGCGCATACGTGTCAACCCCACACGCATACCTACATCCTTTCAGAGCAGAAACTATGGGGCTGGAAGCCTTCGTAACAAGAAAATTTTTTCTCGTTCCTTGTATCTTGCCTCTTTGTGCGGCACACATGTATTCATCCACTCAAAATCCAGCGAACTGATCGTCAATATCGAACTCTTGAAGATACAAAACCATGGCGGACAGACTATCAAAACGTTAACCTCGTTTGCGATCGTTCGAAAAGACAGCGACGGGCAAGATTGGGAAACCTGCACGCGCTTCGCGTCCGTTAGCATAGAGGACATATTGAGGTCTAAACCTGCCGCCAATGGCACATGTTGTCCTCCCCGAGACGTGCACCATGATCGTCCTACGTTACAATCTTCTAACTCATGGACTCGGACTGAGTATTTCGAACCGTGGCAGGACGTCGTTGACGCATACGTCCCTATAAACGATAATCATTGTCCAAACGATAGCTACGTCGTGTGAGTGATTCATGCCAATTTTAATAAAAAACTCCATCTATGTTTTTTATTGGTTTTGCTACATAGCAGTGGAACACAATTCTGAAATTCTAATTTCGAAATTCGCTTTTTTTTTCGTCAGATTTCAAACCCTGCAAGGTCACGAATGGTGTTCACGTTTGAATAAGAACGACACGAAGAATTATTTATCTTCTGTACTGTAAGTAAACTTATTTTCTCTTCTTTGAACGTAAGTTGGAGTTTATCTATCTGCGATGTATCGTTTGAAAGAGTTTATATTTGAGATTTCTTAACTTGTGTTTCTCACAGAGCGTTTAAAAATGCACTGTACGAAACTGAGGAACTGATGGAAACCATCGGAATGCGACTTGCCTCACAAATATTGTCACTGGTCGGACAGCGAGGAACATCTATACGGTGAGTTTAAATAATAGGGGATTGGTAGGAGCGAATTTTTTTTTTAGTAACCAGTTATATTAATTTATTTTTTTCGCTTTTTTCGGTTATGCACAGCAACATAGATCCGGCCATCGTAAGCGCATTGTGGCACTCTTTGCCAGAAAAACTGACAACGACTAATATAAAATACGATATAGCCAGTCCGACACATATGAGTCCCGCATTATGGTGAGCGCTGTTAAACTATGAATCTAAATGTAGAGTTTTTTTTTACGTTTAATTTCACTTTCTTTGGATTAGAAGACGAAAGGCCATAATTAAACAAATGACTTTTCCAGAGTTTTTTTTTATATTTATGCAGTTTTTCTTAATCCGCAGCACCATCTTTATACAGACCGGAACTTCAAAACAACGTTTCAGAAATGCGGGACTACTGATGGTTAACAACATCTTCACTGTGCAAGCGAGATATAGTAAACAAAATATGTTCGAAAAAAAAATATATGGATATGAACACCTCGGACAAGCTTTATGCGAGGGTGGGCACGTATTTTACAACCCGAGAGATGTATACTTTCAGAACATCAAAATGGCAGCTACAGAACCTACTGTCGTGAGAACCTGACCGTTATTTGCGCGCGTTTGGATGTACACGGCCTCGGACTTCTATATTTTCCTGTGATGTTTACATGTGGACTTGTACACTTTATGGATGTAGATAACGATAACCCCCGATAAACCTGTTTTTTGGAACGCATGTAATAGTGCGTTATCGACCATGTGTATAGTCGATTGTATATTTAGTTGTAAATATTCATACTATATTTAAATGAACATAAAAAAATCATTGTTTAAATAACAAACTATTGCTGCTAGATAATTATGCATTTCGTGGCTGTGTATATTTTAACACATTTCCATGCATATCCTGGAGTGGCTGCGCTACCGTTTTTTAGCACGTTACCGAAGATTACTTCGTGTTGTGATCACTATGTCGTTCTTAATTCACTGAGTTCTGTATCTTCCTCGACTCCGACCTGCCTAGACGGTGAAATGTAAGTGTCGTTCTATCTACTCGGGGAAAATGTCACCACGGGTAAACTTGAATGATTAATACACCATTTTCTCGTGTGTGCGTGTATGTGGATGTATACGCGTATAGTATGCGTAATAACACAGGACATCGCCGGTTAATCTATAACTTGATATTTGTTCAGTCTGTTTCAAAATGCAGGCCAGAAATTTTGTCGACCTTTCACGGACAATAGAACAATTGTATATACTATGCAAGACCAAGTTCAAAGACCCTGGTCCGTAACATGGATGGATTTCAATCTAGTCATTAGGTATTAATTCATATGCGAATCATTTTATTTCCACTATGTTTGTTTCTTTGTTTTCATCCGTACTTATATAAATTGCAGGTAGGCCTACTATAAAATTTCATATGTCTTTTTTTTTTGCTTTTTTTTAAGTGACTACGGAAGAGCTGTGATAGAAAATTTAACCGAAAGTGCTATGTCAGCACACAAAAACGGGCCAAGATATCTACAGATGGAAACGTTTATATCGGATTTATTCCGGTATGAATGTCATCGAGATAATCGTTATGTTTTAGAGAAAAAACTACAAATGTTTTATCCGACTACTCATATGAACGAATTACTTTTTTATCCCTCAGACCCTACGTTGCCCTCACCTTATGGCAACGGACATTATTAAAATAAAAAAATTACTGAAAGAGAGTCAGAAATTGTGTCACATGTTATTTTATTAAATCTTACTGAACTTTGTCCTTTGTCCTTACAAACCTTCCCTATCACAATACACAGAAAAAAAAAAACAAAGAGATCAGTACATAGAATCTCTGGTCATTTTGAAAGAACAGTTTACCTATCAACAATGTCCAATTACTCAACATTAAAAAAATAGCAGAAGTTTACCTAGAGATTACAAGGTACACAATACACAGTAGACCGAGTATCACGTATCTCTGGTAAATGTCAAAGAAACAGTAAATCTCTTAGCGGATGGAATCCAATGGCCTTTCTGTTTTAATTAAAAAAGAGGGTGGGAACTGTCAAGGAAAACTCTTGACATAGCAATTCTTATTTACCTTCCTGAGAGAAAGTCTTTCTAAACACAGCTGGTTTTAAGAGCAGACAAGGAGCTTTTTGTAGAATACACAGATAGTCATCTTCGCTGACGGCAAGCAACGTTTTCGATGGAATCTCATAATCCAAATACATCTTTCTAACTCCGGCTCTAAAAAAAGCCTGTACGTTCTTGCACAAGTACCGTATCCTGGGGCGACCTTTATGATAGCCGTATATCCCTAAGTTCTTATCCGCAGCGATCAATACGTTGGCCTTGCTACCGGGGTGCGATTTGAAAGTGGTGACAAATGCAAAGAAATACAAAGGTTTTCCTTCATATCTGATGGCCTCGTCTGCCGGGATTGAGTTAACCAATTCAGGATTGCAGATATGTATAACTCTGTCGCCCAGTCTACCAGGCATTCCGTTAAAGGTCCAGGTAGATCCGTGCATATTCTTCCTATACTCCATAAGACTCTGAAACGTTTTACTGTTTCTCAAGAACTCTCGAACAGAGTCTTCCATGGCCACGCCGTACGGCACTGACTTTTCATAATATATGCAGTCACATCTAGACAGACCCTCCTCCATAAACTGTTTCAAATCCGAGGCGGCGAAATACAGCTCGTGTTTAGAGTCCCGGTAATTATGCAGAAGCACCCATTTATTTTCACACAGGAGAACCACCATGTGTTTATACAGAGCCGCGGGCGTCTCTGAACCGACAATTCCAAGGACAATCATCCATCCGGGTGGCAGTGGAAACATCTCCCTCAAGGTAGGTATATGATTATACCCCAATTTCTCTTCTGACATGATATACACCCTGTGTTTGGCAGGCCAACCGATACTTAAATAACAGTTGCTATTTCTCAACACGTAGCTCTGCAGTAATTCCTTGAAGTAAGTTAATTTACTCAGAGGACCGATAGAGGTGACACTTCGCCGGAGGTAAGTCCTCCGGCGTCTACCGCCCATAAACACAGTGGGTGGTCTAGTCACTATTGGAAGGAATGGACCCTCGTGTTCTTCCATGTTGAATGTGTCCGGAATCCATCTTCTGTATGGAATGTCGGCAAGCAATCTCTTGGCTTGGCGATAGTCAGGATTAAAAAATACTGAGGAGTACGTCTTGGAACCGGTCTTTCTTACTCCGTGACAGTTTTGGACATCGTTGTCGCTGTCTGTATCCGACAGTTCGGTTAATTCCGAATCGTCGTCATCCTGGTATCCCTTCCAAAGTCCTTGCAACTTTTCGCCTTTCTTGGTTCCGCTGCTCGAACCTCCAGACGCATCCTGCCGTGTGGAATCCGCAGCCGTCACACACATACCGCAAGTCACGCCTTCGGACTTCATGTTATGAATACGCGCACTTTTCCGCGGAACGTGAATTGCGACGTCTGAGCATTTCTCCTCTTCCCGCACCCGGCCATCCTCTGAAATCCCAATTTCACAGTGCATACGTTTATTTTGTCGAATGGCGCATGCATTATCCGTGACGTTTGACGCGCAGTCATTCGACATCTCCTGTGTTTTAATGTTCCCATCCACTGCAAACATGGAGAATTCTCCGTTCATTTGTTGCTTAAACCCTTGTTGTAAATCAGCCACAGTGGTACCTTGCTGCGAAGCTCCGATCTTCATGACGCAGTTGTCATTACAGCTGACAGAGGCTGCACTGGAAAGCACATCATCTTCTTCAGAAAACTCTAAATCCGCAATGGATATTTTACCCTCCGATGCATTCTGCTGATGTGATTCCTCGAACTGCGCTAGAGAAGTTCCATAACAAGGATTGTCCATCTTTGACATGTTTTCTCCCATAGACAGAAGGGCTGCCAATTTGGAAGGAAATCCTATATTTTCCCCTCGGTCATCATAGTCAAAGTTTAATTTTTTTATTGCACGTAGGCTGGGGGTAGGCTTGCATACATCTTTATTCGGGGTTCCGTTATTTCCAATCATTGAATGTGCAATTATTGTCGGGTTTCCTCCAGGCGAGGACAACTGAGGAGCACATCCATTACTAAAACTTGTGTCCTGTATGCTCTCTCTGACGGACAAGGGGTTGTTTTCATCCACTGTACCGAGCAAACTGTAGTGCGCTTTGAACGCTGTATTGGGACTGCAGATCTGTACCACGGGAATTGTTCCATTTCCTTCACATGCGCCATGTTGTGGCACAGATGTGTAGGGCTGACCACTGGATAGAGTTAGTGGTAAAGCTGTATTGACGGCTCCGTGGACATTCCCATTTTCCGGAAAACCATAGTTCTCCATTTTTGTTTCAGCATTTATATTGTTTAACAGATTTGTGCTCGTCCCGGTCACCCGCATCCAATCTTGATGTTCCGGATTCAATAGAGAAGATGCGACGTTAGCGGTGCCACCTTGTTTATCGGAAATGGCCGCATCTACACACCCCACATGGCCATAAACATTCAACCCGTTGCCCTTCATCAGATTAGGAGCGATTCCCGGTGTCGAAGAAACAACTTTTCCCTGGGAGCAGTTTTGAGATACAATGTCTTGAACTTTACAGTATTGGTTCCATGGACTGTTATTATCCATATAATTCTCCATGCCTCCCATTCCAAAATTAGCACCCCGATTATTTGATACCGCCCCCACCGGCTTGGAAGTAGAAGTGACAATCGCATCCATAGTAGTTTGTAACGCATTTATGCAGTTCATGGATGCGCTTAGTTGTGTCGCCTGTGAGTTGTTCATATTCTGTGTTTCGCACACAGGAGTGAAACCTGGCGTATTTACATACGCACATGATTGGAGAGCAGCCCCCTGATAGAAACCGTCGCTAGACCCAGAGACATAAGGTTGGGCATGCGAGACCTGTTGTGCCTTGTTGACAACTGAATTAGTTCTGTTATTCGGAGGATTAGGGGGGTTCCGTTTCAGAGTCCAGGATTGCCCGCCGGGTGTAGTCAGTATCCATTCATCGCCAGATGCCGTAGTGATCTCATAAGACTTAGACCCGTTTACAGAAGATTGATTATGGACAGACTGATATTCCCCGGGTCTTATACCGGCATTTCCCGTAGTAATTTGGGAAGCTGAAATAGAGGGTGGCCCCACAGTTTTATTTGTCTGATATTTACCCTGTGAGGTAGCGGTCATGCATGGATGCATACCTACAAGGGATTTAAGTTGAGGCTGTTGGACAGGCGGTTGAGCATTAACATACAAGGAATGGTCTGCAAATGACATCTCCCCCATCGAATGACCATGTGATTTGATAATTGATCTAGGTTTGATGGGATTGATCATATTATTGCTATAGACATAATTCTGACCCTGCATCGGCGGGGAAATGGGTTGAAAGGTCATCTGAGTGGGTTGAACATTGATTTGATTGTTGATGCTTTCCAGCGAGAGGCCCGTCAGAGTCGACAGTGATTCGCGGTTTTGATCCCGTACGCCATTGGAAAACTGCGACTGTGTCGTCATCACTCCAGTATGACCCGCCGATGTCGTTGATTGGACTGACATTTCAACGTGCGGAGATTGCGTAAAATGATGTCCAGCTGCGATGTTTTCGTCACACGTGGACGAGATTGCATTGTCCGACAGAAGTTCCGCCGGATCCATACTGAGAATTTGTTGCCATAACAAATCTTCCAGATTTGAAGACATCTAGAGGTGACAAGCCAGGGGAATTACCTTATTTTCCGTATACAACTATAAAAATCTTGGAAGGCACAAACGGTATGTTTTCCATAATAAATCCAAGTGATGATTTTTGGACTAAGGACAAATATATCATGTTGACTATCAAAGGCCCCGTGGAGTGGGAGGCAGAAATCCCTGGAATATCTACGGATTTTTTTTGCAAATTCTCTAACGTGCCCGTGCCACATTTTAGAGATATGCACTCACCGGGAGCGCCCGATATTAAATGGATAACTGCATGTACCAAAATGATCGATGTCATACTCAATTACTGGAATAATAAAACTGCCGTCCCCACCCCTGCAAAGTGGTACGCTCAAGCGGAGAATAAAGCTGGCAGACCCTCCTTAACATTATTGATAGCTTTAGATGGAATTCCCACCGCAACGATAGGAAAACACACAACGGAAATCAGGGGTGTATTAATTAAAGATTTCTTCGACGGGAACGCCCCTAAAATAGATGATTGGTGCACGTATGCCAAAACAAAGAAAAATGGTGGCGGAACCCAGGTCTTCAGTCTAAGTTATATCCCCTTTGCCCTTCTTCAAATTATTAGACCACAGTTCCAATGGGCATGGACAAATATTAACGAACTGGGAGACGTATGCGATGAAATACATCGAAAACACATCATATCCCATTTCAATAAAAAACCTAATGTTAAACTTATGCTGTTTCCAAAGGATGGGACCAACAGAATATCTTTAAAATCTAAATTTCTGGGAACCATCGAATGGCTGTCTGATCTTGGAATAGTCACGGAAGACGCGTGGATACGAAGAGACGTTAGATCATACATGCAATTATTGACACTAACACACGGGGACGTGCTAATTCATAGGGCTCTATCTATATCTAAAAAAAGAATAAGAGCAACTAGAAAAGCTATCGATTTTATAGCGCACATAGACACTGACTTTGAAATCTATGAAAACCCGGTTTACCAGTTGTTCTGTCTGCAGTCTTTTGACCCTATATTAGCAGGAACCATATTATATCAGTGGCTAAGCCACAGAAGAGGGAAAAAAAACACCGTTAGTTTTATTGGTCCACCCGGATGTGGAAAATCGATGTTAACGGGAGCCATTCTTGAAAATATCCCGTTACATGGAATATTACACGGATCTTTGAATACTAAAAATTTAAGAGCTTACGGACAGGTTTTAGTCTTGTGGTGGAAAGACATAAGTATCAACTTTGAAAATTTTAATATTATAAAATCCCTCCTTGGGGGTCAAAAAATAATATTCCCAATTAATGAAAACGACCACGTACAGATAGGACCGTGTCCCATCATAGCCACATCTTGCGTTGATATACGCTCGATGGTACATTCAAATATCCACAAAATAAATCTATCACAGAGGGTATATAATTTTACATTTGATAAAGTTATCCCTCGCAATTTTCCTGTAATTCAGAAAGACGACATAAATCAATTTCTGTTCTGGGCCAGAAACCGTTCTATAAATTGTTTTATTGACTACACGGTTCCAAAAATTTTATAACTATCTATTTAAAAACATCTTAACAGACTACTTTTAAAATACCGACAAGAAAATAAAAAAAAAGACATCACATTATAAGACGCTGATAACTCACCCTGTACCGCTGTGTCCAAGCTAGCAGAAGAACAGCTAATGGCGTATAGCGCAAATTGCCTATCCTATAAATACTGAAGTTAATAGGCGTGGTAGGAAATGATGATTAATACATCATTAAAATATTCTACTTCATGGCTTTTGATTCGTTATTCGTAAGTGGGTACAATGAAAAAAAATCAACACTGCCTTAATGTATGCACCCTCAAGAGTGCTGATTGGATAGAGATATAATGATATATAAAAAAGTGCATGATGAACAAAAAAGTTTGTTTTTCCATAAATTTAAATGTCAGTGGGTGCCGCGGTTAGGGTCTTTCCTACCCAAACGGGTGAGAACCTTAAAAATTGCTAACGGGGCAACCGCAGCTTCTGTTTTTCATCAAAAAGTTAAAGGTCAGTGGGTGCCGCGGTTAGGGTCTTTCCTACCCAAGCGGGTGAGAACCTTAAAAATTGCTAACGGGGCAACCGCAGTTTCTGTTTTTCCTCATAAAGTTAAAGGTCAGTGGGTGCCGCGGTTAGGGTCTTTCCTACCCAAGCGGGTGAGAACCTTAAAAATTGCTAACTGGGCAACCGCAGTTTCTGTTTCTCTTCATACAGTTAAAGGTCAGTGGGTGCCGCGGTTAGGGTCTTTCCTACTCAAGTGGGTGAGGACCCTAAAATTCGCTAACGGGGCAACCGCAGTTTCTGTTTTTTCTGATAAAGCTAAAGATCAGTGGGTACCGCGGTTGAAATTTTTTTTGCCCATACGGATGAGAACTCTAAAAGCTGTTAACAAAGCAACCGCATTTCCTGTTTTTCCTCATAAACTTAAAGGTCAGTGGGAACTGCGGTTGAAGTCTTTCCTGATAATGAGGATGAGAACTTTAAAATCTGCTAACAAAGCAACAACAGTTCCTGTTTTTCTTCATAAAGTTAAAGATCAGTGGGTACCGCGGTTGAAGTATTTCCTGCCAATACGAATGAGAACTCTAAAAGATGCTAACAAAGCAACCGCAGTTCCTGTTTTTCCCCATAAACTTAAAGGTTAGTGGGTACTGCGGTTGAAATCTTTCCTGCTAATAAGGATGAGAACTTCAAAATCTGCTAACGCGGCAACCGCAGTTCCTGTTTTTCTCATAAAGTTAAAGATCAGCGGGTACCGCGGTTGAAGTCTTTCCTGTTCATGCGAATTAAAACTCTAAAAGCTGCTAACGGAGCAACCGCAGTTTCTGTTTTTCTCATAAAGTTAAAGGTTAGTGGGTACTGCGGTTGGGGTCTTTCCTACCCAGGCTAACGAGAACCCTAAAATCTGCTAACGGAGCAACCGCAGTTCCTGTTTTTCTCATAAAGTTAAAGGTTAGTGGGTACCGCGGTTGAAGTCTTTCCTGATTATGCGAATTAAAACTCTAAAACCTGCTAACGGAGCAACCGCAGTTCCTGTTTTTCTCATAAAGTTAAAGGGTTAATGGGTACTGCGGTTGGGGTCTTTCCTACCCAGGCTAACGAGAACCCTAAAATCTGCTAACGGAGCAACCGCAGTTCCTGTTTTTCTCATAAAGTTAAAGGTTAGTGGGTACCGCGGTTGAAATCTTTCCTGCTAATAAGGATGAGAACTTCAAAATCTGCTAATGGGGGAAACCGCAATTCCTGTTTTTCTCATAAAGTTAAAGATCAGTGGGTATCGCGGTTGGGTCTTTCCTACCCAGGCTAACGAGAACCCTAAAATCTGCTAACGGAGCAACCGCAGTTCCTGTTTTTCTCATAAAGTTAAAGGTTAGTGGGTACCGCGGTTGAAATCTTTCCTGCTAATAAGGATGAGAACTTCAAAATCTGCTAATGGGGGAAACCGCAATTCCTGTTTTTCTCATAAAGTTAAAGATCAGTGGGTACCGCGGTTGGGGTCTTTCCTACCTAGGCTAACGAGAACCCTAAAATCTGCTAACGGAGCAACCGCAGTTCCAGTTTTTCTCATAAAATTAAAGGTTAGTGGGTACCGCGGTTGAAATCTTTCCTGCTAATAAGGATGAGAACTTCAAAATCTGCTAATGGGGGAAACCGCAATTCCTGTTTTTCTCATAAAGTTAAAGATCAGTGGGTACCGCGGTTGGGGTCTTTCCTACCTAGGCTAACGAGAACCCTAAAATCTGCTAACGGAGCAACCGCAGTTCCAGTTTTTCTCATAAAATTAAAGGTTAGTGGGTACCGCGGTTGAAATCTTTCCTGCTAATAAGGATGAGAACTTCAAAATCTGCTAACGCGGCAACCGCAGTTCCTGTTTTTCTCATAAAGTTAAAGATCAGCGGGTACCGCGATTGAAGTATTTCCTGCCCAGGCGAACGAGAACTCTAAAAGCTGCTAACGCGGCAACCGCAGTTCCTGTTTTTCTCATAAAGTTAAAGATCAGCGGGTACCGCGGTTGAAGTATTTCCTGCCCAGGCGAACGAGAACTCTAAAAGCTGCTAACGCGGCAACCGCAGTTCCTGTTTTTCTCATAAAGTTAAAGATCAGCGGGTACCGCGGTTGAAGTATTTCCTGCCCAGGCGAATGAGAACTCTAAAAGCTGCTAACGCGGCAACCGCAGTTCCTGTTTTTCTCATAAATTTAAAGATCAGCGGGTACCGCGGTTGAAGTATTTCCTGCCCAGGCGAATGAGAACTCTAAAAGCTGCTAACGCGGCAACCGCAGTTCCTGTTTTTCTTATAAAGTTAAAAATTAGCAGATATTGCGGTTGGAGTCTTTCCTGTTCATGCGAATTAAAACTCTAAAAACTGCTAACGAAGCAACCGCAGTTCCTGTTTTTCTCATAAAGTTAAAGGTTAGTGGGTACTGTGGTTGGGGTCTTTCCTACCCAGGCTAACGAGAACCCTAAAATCTGCTAACAGAGCAACCGCAGTTCCTGTTTTTCTCATAAAGTTAAAGGTCAGTGTGTACCGCGGTTACAACATTTTCCCCTGACTGAGTCATTTATTTCGTGAGAAGCGCTAACACCAAAACCATATTCCTGTTTCATGATGTGTAGCAGATGTTTTTTTTTAAAAAAAAACATGACAATTTATCAGTAAAGTGTTCTTTATTATCCCGCCTTTAACCGCAAACTCCGTCTTTCTCATAAAAAAATACAAGTCAGCCATAAGAAGAAAACCTCAAAAAATCCAGACCACAAATTCCTGTTTTTGAGTAAGATATGACAAAACCCTAAATTTTTGTAAGCATCAGCTAATTTCCATTCCATATTTGTCTAAAAGGGGTGTATTTCTACACTTGCGGTTTAACATTATACAGCGATTGGCTCCTTCATCCTCGTCATTTTCCTGTACATCACACCCGCTATAGAATTGTATATAAGCAGAAGTTACAGCCAGTTCAGTGCCACTTTTCTCAAGAAGTGGCTCCGGAGAACATTCTCATCACAGAGATTCTTTCTTATATCGCTGCAGTCTGGTAAGTCAATTTTTTAACTATTAATATTTAAAATTGCTACAAAAATTATTTTAAATTGAATTTAAGAATGTTTAAAACAATTTAATGATATTTTCATGCGCATAATTGTAATTTGATAAGCACAAAAGAATTTATACTGTTCACATTTAATCTTACAGATTTGTGACATTGATTACATCCCATCAATTATTGGATTGCTGGATTTTCTTCCCGCCCAGAAGAAAGATTGATTGCACCCGAAACCACCACCTGGAATCAATCTCCAAAGAAACCTCCACCTTGAATCACTCTTAAAAGGTAAGAATTTATATTATACATACTTTAACATTCGCATATAGGCAGAACAGTCAGGTATTTTCCCCAAATATAAACTCTCCGTACATCTCTGTAAAGAAAAATACAGACATTACACATTCATTTCAGTTTTCGGTATAATAGCCTCATTTAAAGAGTCTAAAGTCTCTACTGAAGAAGCATAAGATTGCACTTCACTCTTCTCTGTATCTTTTTCTGTGGTCCAGGAACATGTAATGAATATCATCATTATACAAAACAGTAGGATAATTCCAGATGCTGTAGTTAAAGCCTGAACCCAACTTGGAGATTTCCCTTCAATTTTTTTCCTCGATTCTTTGTTTTTTCGTGGGTTGGCTCGTCACAGAATCTAAAAACAAACCATCCGTGATTTTTCCATTCTTAAGGAATGTATGCAAATATATAATCAATACATTAACATAAAAAAGACATATCTTTCACTAACCGGTATGTACAGAAGTAGTGGATTCAGTGCAGTTGGCAAGAGATGTGCTTACATGCTTCAGCGCCACAGTCACAGCTTCGAGATCAGTAGTGGTACGTTTTTGGTTCGATATAATTTCCAGCGTTAACATAGTTATTGCCGCAGCTAGTATTAAAACGATCAGACATGCCAGTATCTTTAAACGAGTCTTTCCAGTAGCTGACACTTTTTCCTCATATCCCATCATGATCAGTGTTACAGATTTTCAAGCAGAGAATAATCTCTGCAAAGAAAGAGGTGGTGGTAATCTCCTTATATAGTATTATATCTGCTGACAGAAGATATTTTTTCATTGGCTAACAGAACAGTAGGCGGTGTCTGAATTTGCATCTTAATATACAATGGAGTCAGCAAAAGATACAACCTCTACTTCTATGTTCATTCTCGGAAAACCCTCTGGAAACAACATGGAATCCAATGAGGAACGTATGCAAAAGTAAGTATGATTAGTCCTTATTAGATCTATCTTATTTAAAACTATATGGGAGTTTTTCTAAGTACTAAGAAATATTCATACTTACAGCTACCATCCCGATCCAGTGGTGGAAGAATCCATCAAAGAAATATTGGAAGAGAGTCTCAAGTGTGATGTGTCCTTTGAAAGCCTGCTTTTTCCAGAACTGGAAGCCTTTGATCTTTTCATCCCAGAGTCTTCCAACGACATCGCTTCCAAGAATGTGTCCTATTCCAGTAATGTGGAAGAAGGAGCATCTGACGAATTCAAAACTTTGGTTGGTGAGTACATGAATTATATATTATATGTCCCAAGATAGAAAACAAGAAAAAAACATAGTTTTAAGCATGTAACATATAGCATACTTAGAATATCTTCTTTTACATCCTAGCTCAGTCCGTTGGCAATTGCATCCAAAGTATTGGTGCATCAGTGAAGGCTGCCATGAAACAGGAACAGTCTAACATGGAAGACAATTTAATTAACTCCGCTGGCTTATTAACGCTGCACAGATCCATGTTGGAGAGGCTGGTATTAGAACAATTAGGACAGTTGATAAATATTAATTTACTAAGTAGTGCTTCATCTCAATTTGTTTCATGTTATGCAAAAATGTTGTCTGGAAAAAACTTGGATTTTTTTAATTGGTGCGAACCGCGATTCATTGTTTTTGCATGTGATAAATTTGATGGGTTAGTGAAAAAGATAGCATCAGAATCCAGAGATTTGCTCATGGATTTGAAAGCTAATATGAACAATCAATTTATTACAGCCCTCAAAAACATTTTTTCCAAAGCTTATGTGGCATTAGATAGTGGAAAATTGAACATGGTCGCCACCTCATTGTTGTTGATGGCACACAACAAAGAGATGTCCAATCCTGAAATCTCCAATAAGGAATTTTGTAAGCAAGTAAATTTACTTAAACAGGAACTACTGGAAAGTAGAAATGAGATAATAGAAAACCATGTTAAAAATATGAAAATGTTTCAGGAATTTGCTAATAAGCAGATGAATCAAATCTTTATGGATAACTGTGATAAAACATTCCTCAAAATTCATATAAATTGTAAAAATTTAATTACTGCCGCCAAAAATATTGGCATTGCTGTTCTCCAAAGTATTGTTCTATGCAGCAATGAATTTTCATGGCAATACCTCAAACCTCGCAGACACCAGTTTAAAATTACCATGATGAATATGATCACCCACGCATGTGAATGCATAGAAACAATTTATGATGATACTGGTTTGATTAAACCTTTAACTTCCTCTGATATAATGGAAGGCTACATTGCTATAAATAAAAATAGAGAGTCTTCCATCTGTGATTTAAACATAGACCCGTCAGAATCAATATTATTAGAGTTAGCTGATTTTGATGAACATGGAAAATATTCAGAGGAATCTTCTATCGAATCTATCCATGAAGATGATGACAATGTAGACTATTTAAAATACATGGAAGTACAATCTCCTACTGATAATAATATTCCCACTCCGTCAAAGAACAATGAATCCCCAACAAGACAAAAACTTACAAACATACATGAAAAAGATGTAGGAAAAATGTATCCAGACACTCCTTCTCCAGATGTGCCAGGGAAATCCAAAGAGGCAAAAACATTCATTGAATATAGCAGACAGATAGGGAAAGAACAAACAAGCCCTAACTGTGTATGTACAGCCTCAGTGACAGATCTGGGCGGCCCTGATAACTTTAAATCCATTACTGGCCTTGAAAGTGGTAAACACTTCTTGATAAAAAAACTACTTGAAACTCAACCCGACTCAGTAGTTGTAGAGACCGGGTCTGGACAACAAGACATTTTGGCTTACAGCCCCGATAAAAGGTCACAGACAAAAGAATGGATTCAGGAAAAAGGTTCTAACTCCAAGTGTACCGAAACGCTTCCTGGTATGACCTTTACCAACTCAGCAACTCCTGTCAAAAGTCATGGTGCAATTCAGGATACTCTAAATCCAGAAAGCAAATTAGACAAAGAAATGGAAGCTGTAGAGAGTCTAGTGAATCTATGTGATGGTTTCCATGACAACCCTTTAATATCAGAAATGATAACATTTGGTTATGAAACTGATCACTCAGCACCTTATGAGAGTGAAAGCGATAACAATGATGAAACTGATTACATTGCAGACTGTGATTCAACTGTCAGAACTAATAACATTCATATGAATAACACTAATGAGAATACACCATTTAGCAAGTCTCTATATTCACCACCAGAGGTCACTCCTTCTAAGGAAGATCACAAAACTGAGAAAATTGTGGCTGTGTCTCAAAAATGCAAATCTAAAAAGAGAACAGCTAAAAGGAAAAATGTTCCAATTAAACCATCCAAATCTAAAAAAATTAAGCTAGATAGGTTACCTGAAACCACAAACGTAATTGTTATAAGTTCAGAGAGTGAAGATGAAGAGGATGGTAACAATATTATTGATAAGTCAATGTTAGAAAAAACTATTAAATCAGAACCTAATTCTGAATCGAGTAGCGAGTCAGATGACTGTACATCTGAAGATAATTACTTACATTTGAGTGATTATGATAAAGTGATCAATAATGGTCATTGTCAAAGTAAAGGTTTTCCATCCCCAGTGTTTACCATCCCAATAAGGTCAATGCCGGGTACCCATGATATCAGAAACAAATTTGTTCCCAAAAAACATTGGTTGTGGTTTATGAGGAAAACTCACAAAGTAGACAATTGTGTTATACACAGTTCTGCAAAAATGAATGTAAAAAATGACAGTGATGTGACAGAAGCTAATCACTGCTTCATCAATCACTTTGTTCCCATTAAAACGGATGATGAAGAATATGAGAAGGAAAATGTCTCATATACTTATAGTAAAATACAGGATAGCAAAACAGACTTGGAAGACATAACACCAACCAAGAAACTTATCACAGAAATGGTCATGGAAAATTTTATGGATCTAACTGATATCATTAAACACGGCATAGCCAAACATTGCCAAGATCTTTCCAGTAAATATACTGTTATCACCCATACCGCATGTGAGAAAAATTTAAATGTGGCAAATTCCCAAAATCTTGTAACAGCCGAAACTCAAATATTTGACCCACAGGGAACAGGAAATAACTCCCCCATACTAAATATTATCAATGACACAACATGTCAAAATGATGAGAACAGATGTACGGAAGGTACAAGTAATGATAATGAAAAATGTACCATTAGAAGTGATTGCAACAGTGATAAAATGGAGGTCTTTAAATTAGATGGCTACCCCTCTGATTATGATCCATTCGAAGAAAATGCTCAAATTTATTAGCTAGATGAAACTGAGATGTAAATTGATTAGCAATCATTAACATACAGATGTGTATTATGTAAATATGCTTATATTGTTGTAAAATACATACTTTCCCCATACTGTGTAACTCTTTATATTGCTATAGATTAGAAATTACATAAGCAAATGTAACTCTTTCTATTATGTAAAACCTCAGCAAACATGTGATTTCTCAAAGGAATTTATTTTCAATATCACCTTACAAATAATAAAAAGTCATACAGACATTGCTTTCTCTTTTTAATTCCAAGTCACGTACATAAACTGACTTATAAGTCATCATACAATATTTCCATAAGTTAATTCCAGCTTTCTTGAAGATGTGATACTATAAACAATTGTATTCTTGGAAAACCTTATACAGATGCCAAGTATTCAGATTTTCACTTTCTCTTTTCCAAACTAAACCAGTTTATTAAGACTAATGCCCCGGGGACATCTTAATTTTATAAATCATAGTACTGCTAAAAAATGTATTACATTAGTTGTAGCTAGACCGTAGCACTCTACACAATATTATCCTTTCAGGTCTATTTAATCTGTTTTTGTTCAACATTCACATAATAGCTCCTATTCATGAAAAAAAAAACATTTTCAACCTTTTGACTTTTTACACGATGAAAGTATCCAAACCACATTTCCTAAATGTCACACTACTAGTTTTTTTTTTTCAGAGACAACGTTCCATTGTTCTATCTGTTTTCCACCAAACACTTGAAAGTATAAATCTAAAATACCAAATCCATCTTTAATCCAACATCTTATTAACTGAAATCACTTTGAAAGTGGGATGCTACGCATAATTCCCAATTTTGGAAACACAGATTCAAAATTACTATATTTATATATTCCCCCCCCCCCATATATCTATCTCTCTCTATCTCTTTCTCTCTCACATACACAAACACAACACACAAACACAACACACAAACACAACACACAAACACAACACACAAACACAACACACAAACACAACACACAAACACAACACACACACAAACTCAGCATCTTAACAAAAAGCACAATAAATGAAATTATTTAGGTTTAAAATATTTTAAAAATGTCTATTTACAACCCTTAAATTTTGACCTGAACAGCGGAGGGCGCTATCACATCAGAAACATAATCAAACTAGTCTACTCAAAACTTTCAATATCATATAATTTACCTCAACAGCGGAGGGCGCTATCACATCAGAAACATAATCAAACTAGTCAACTCAAAACTTTCAATATCATATAATTTACTTGAACAGCGAAGGGCGCTATCACAACAGAAACATAATCGAACTAGTCTACTCAAAACTTTCACTATCATATAATTTACCTGAACAGCGGAGGGCGCTATCACATCATAAACATAATCAAACTAGTCTACTCAAAACATTCAATATCATATAATTTACCTGAACAGCGGAGGGCGCTATCACATTAGAAACATAATAAAACTAGTCTACTATAAACTTTAAATTATCATATAATGTATTATATTAAATTATGTCATCTCCATAATACATAATAAATAATATATAATTGTATCCTAATTATCAAATCATATCCATCCCCACGGTAGCATCAGTATCTATTTGATTATGCATATTAACCCTTTGGTAGTCACAAACTTCAGCAATTTCAACTCCAATTATTCCTGAATATATCTATAGGTTCCCTGTAGACAACCAACAGAATTAGACAATTAGATAATTGATAAATATTACCATATCTTAAAAACATGGATATTATACATCCCCCCCCCCTCCAATAAATCTCACTTTTACCCATTATACTGGATTTACTGCACGCCAATAATGAATGCATCAATAATTTAAATTTTTAACATTAAAACAATTTTATTATAATATAATCTAATGCAAATAAGTAAATATAAATTAATATACCATCCAATTCAATTGCCATTAACTTCATCAGGTATTATATATAATTTATGTTAATGTTCATCCTAGTTTTAAATGAAATTAATATATGACACCTAATATACTATTACACGCGATTTCCAAATATATGGCATATCACGTGATTGATAAATCATAAATTCTATTATTGAACTACTAATTAACATAAATTCTCTAATAACATAAGTTCTCTAAAAAAAGTGTTCATTACACGTATTTTTTCAGCGCCCGAACTTGAACTCATCGCATAAGAATAGTGATAATAAATTGTACTATTAGCCCTACTTATTATTAATTATATACCATTAATTATTCAAAAATGTAATCAACCACGAAAATAACTTCAACTACTGAATGAAAAGATTTAATATCATGCTCACTAAATCCCGTCGCTTGGCCTGTTAATAGATCAATTATATAAATCATGCGTCCCATAAAATTTCTCCAAATAATGTCAATTTCATAAATTTTGAATTGAATTTTAATTGCATGTTATGCGAATAATTTCCCCCCCCCCCATTATTAGTAATCCACATCTAACTAGTTAATAACACATCGCACGATATACATACTTAAGAAACCAATAGGCTTTTACCACTCTCCTACATCTTTTCCAATTAGTAAATGCATTATTCCGCTTCTGCGACATTTCCACGGAAAGTTACTACTTAATTGATAAATATAAAAGCTTAAAACGATTTAGTGAATTTCACTACAAATTATAACGTCTTTATCATCCAAATTTATCTATATAGCTCAACAATCTAAAAAACAAAATACGAATTTAATGTCTCCACGTATTTACTCAATGATTATTATGCAATAAAAGTCTATAATACGTTCTATAGAAAACTACTATTTTATTCATCATTTTATTAGAACACACCTTGAAAACGTATATGTACTTTTCTTTACTATATTTGAAACTTTTCATATTACAAAACGATGGAATAACTTTCATTTGCATACTACGCACAATCTGTATAAACATCATTCTCTGCACGGGATGTATCATAATCAAAATGATTATCCATAATTTATTAAATACATTAAGCGTATCACTAATCGACGGAAAAATACTATCTATTAAGCTTGAATTTTATAAACATGTTTTCCAGAACAAAAATCCAAACAAGCAAATGCTCATAACGACGTTGTCCACCAAGCCATGAAATTATCCGGACTATACCATGATGCGGACGTCACACATAGACAACCATTGAGTGAGAATACGCATCAAGATCCCATATCTTCTCAAGATTCCAGAAAAAATTCAAGAACTCCCCAGGATCCACGGAGAGCAGCTCAGATCCACAGACAATGCACATCCTCTGCTTCCAATCTACCATCAAACGGAAACAATTCGATCCATATGCGCTTTGCTTCCGAACTGCCAGATCAAGTCCTACAGCCCATGTACGCATCACAGAACCAAACTACAAATTCACAGTGCAATTTCACCTCGTTGCCGTATCAACCTAATTATGATGCATACAGGAGTATAGAGAGTTCCTACAGAGAATCTAGAAATACCGATAGAGGATATGACTCTAACTTTAGACATCATTCCCATAGGCCCAGAGGAGGAAAGGGAAGATACGATAGTCGTAATTACTTCAATCCAAACTCAAAGTATCAACAGCCATATGGAAGATTTTTTCCCAGAAGTTATAACAGACGCGGAAGAGGCCACAGACTACACGATTTCTCAAACAGACCCGCAGATTTATCATATCAACAATACATGCATCCAAACTATGAACAATATAATCCAGATCTCCGTATGAATAACTATAAAGATGTTACACAACTAACAACCAACTTCAATTTTCAAGCCCAAGACTATAGCATGGCATTTTCACAGACTTCAATAACAACAGACCCCACATACGTACAATCTGACAATCACAATTATCCAACAAAAACACAGACAACACCAGAAACTACGAAAACTAAAGAACATGAGAATGCTAAGGATAACAAAGAACACAAAAAACAGCAAGTTTCAACGTCTCCTGACGCAATCAGTTTATCATACAGACCTAGTTCCCAAAAAATGGATCTCATTAAAAAAATATATGACACTGAAGTTATCCCGTTACCGAAGGAAGCACTAATAGACAATGGCTCATATTGTGGCGTGGATACTCAGAAGTACAAAAAAACACATATCCGTTGTAGATCAATCCAAAAGACAAAAGGACACAGTTCTCAAACAATAAACAAACATAAAGTACAAAAACATAATGAAAACCATGTTCCATCGCGTTCTGATCTTAAACAGAGAAAATCTAATCAGCATGAAGATGAAGCCGTTACTGAAGCTAGAGATTTTTCAAAATTAGATCCCCTGCTATCTCCTCTTCCGATGACACCTGAGCCCACCTTAAACTTTGCGGTTCATAAAACTAAAATTCATTCTGACTCGGAACTCCACCACACAAAAAAAAATATACACCGATCAAAAACTTCTCTACAAGACAGAGTTCTCATATCAAAACATGCTCCAAGAGCCCCGACCAAAGATAACTCTTACAAAAAACATCATGACCCAAAAGACACTAATGATCCTAAAATGAAACATTCTCGGGGACGTACGACATCTAAAAAAAATACTGCAAACTCCAACGGACACCAAGACGTTAGGGAAGTAGCCGTTAAAAATGTTTCAGGGAAAGCCGCCAAAAATACATCAAAAAAGTCTGATCCCTCACATAACCTACACGGCAAAACATCTGATGAACAATATAAAACCTCACCCGACAATGAAAAGATATCTACACCACCAAAATCAAAAACGCACCATTGTATACATGATTCCAGTAGCTCTGAAGAAGGCCAATACAAATCCCCCAACAACAGTGAAAGCAATTATGGAAATTGTTTATCAGATAAATTCTATGATAATTTCACTAAAACAACCCCCAACAGCAAAACAAACCATAAAACAGAAGAAAGTACCGAAAATACGGACTTAAACAGTTTTTCCAATGAAAATACAAATAAAACAGAAATAGAGGACTCTAATATTATTCAGCCATTTTCACAACTATTTTGTAATGAAACTATTATTCCATCAACTTCTGCATGCCCCACGCAAGAAACTCCTTCAACTATGAACAGAAACTGTGCGTCTAAAAAACACTCTGCAGGCGCCAACAAAAATTTAACAGACAATTCACCTATTCGGAGTCATTCCAATCCTAGCTCATTTACTGCTTTTAACAAATCCAACAGTGGCAACAGCACCATGAATAGCACTTCTAACGGTGATGAATGTACTGACAAGAAACCTAACTGCAGTTCCACCGAAAATAAATCTGAAACTTCTAACCAAACTAATGGCGAAAACTCTGATAAACCTCTGAGTAAAACTTTCACCGAGGTCTCTGACAGAGCCTCCAGCAGAGCCTCCAGCAGAGCCTCCAGCAGAGCCTCCAGCAGAGCCTCCAGCAGAGCCTCCAGCAGAGCCTCCAGCAGAGCCTCCAGCAGGACCTCCAGCAGGGCCTCCAGCAGAGCCTTCAGCAGGGCCTCCAGCAGAGTCTCCAGCAGAGCCTCCAGCAGAGCCTCCAGCAGGGCCTCCAGCAGGGCCTCCAGCAGGGCCTCCAGCAGGGCCTCCGGCAGGGCCTCCGGCAGGGCCTCCAGCAGAGCTTCCAGCAGAGTCTCTAGCAGAGCTTCCAGCAGGGCCTCCAGCAGGGCCTCCAGCAGGGCCTCCAGCAGGGCCTCCAGCAGAGCTTCCAGCAGAGTCTCTAGCAAAGCTTCCAGCAGAGCCTCCAGCAGAGCCTCCAGCAGGGCCTCCAGCAGGGCCTCCAGCAGGGCCTCCAGCAGGGCCTCCAGCAGAGCCTCCAGCAGAGCCTCCAGCAGAGCCTCCAGCAGAGCTTCCAGCAGAGCCTCCAGCAGGGCCTCCAGCAGGGCCTCCAGCAGGGCCTCCAGCAGGGCCTCCAGCAGGGCCTCCAGCAGGGCCTCCAGCAGGGCCTCCGGCAGGGCTTCCAGCAAAGCTTCCAGCAGGGCCTCCAGCAGAGCCTCCGGTAAAACCCCTAACAATAAATTAATGTCCAACATACCTTCCCCTCAAACTTATGAAAAAACTTCAAACAAACGTAAACCGAGGCAGATTTATTGCGATTCTAATAAAAGACAAATATATCCACATGACACCTCAATTAGTACAGAAGCTGAAGTATCAGAAATCAAATTTCGGTGCGGGCCTGAACTCAATTTCTACAAAAATGCTGCAGCTCGACTCCAGTCCTTTAACCACAATGATCAATTTTACAACCCCCGATTCAGACCTCATATAAGAACCAACAGAAAAAAATCAGAATCCACCAATTACACCGATTCAGAAAGTTCTACATCTAGATCCAGATCTCACTCTCGTTATTCACCAGATTCACTCAATACTCCAAAAAGAAAAAAACACAAATCTGGATCATCAAGCATCTCTTCCAGTATTGAAGAAAATTCCAGATCTAATTCACGTACAGAAACCGGAACAGACAAGCTTATAACATTTAACTATCAGCACTCCAGAACTAGATCATCATCATCATCATCAGTCTCTTCATCATGTTCCAGTTCCAGATCAAAATCCTGGCGCAAAAGTCGATATAAAAACAGTGAAGATCCTGCCACATATTCACCTAGATCTAGACTACAACAACTAGAAAAACAAACAAGACCTAAATCAGCTTCAAGAGACAAAACCAAAATCAAATCTCCAAATCACGAATCAAAACATAGACATGCAGATATGTTTAGAAACTCCCAGAAAACAGGTGAAAAATTTCCCCTAGACAATTCTAGTCCATCTAACACACATGAACAATCCAATCATTTAGAAAACGCCATTGATCAAGAACAAAAAAAGACACCTAAGACCACGAACACCACCACTAACACAATTTATCGCCCACGGGATAACCAAAGTAACATATCACGCAACACAACAAAATGCAAAAAAAAGCGCACCCGGGATGATGATTCAGATTCCAGTATGCAAAATTTCTTCAAGAAAAGAATATCTGGAACGCAGAAAACAGATTCTGAAATAAGTGAAATTGAAGAAGAGTTGTCTTATAGAGAATATGTTAGACGAAAAGAAAAAAAAGAATCGGCAAAATATAAAATTCACCGCGGCAGGGTGTCTACAAAAGATTTTAGAAAACTCTTTAGAAATACCATACGAGCATTTGAATACAAACAGATTCCCAAAAAACCTTTCCCTGAAAACAAGCTAAAAGAAGCTGTATACAACATCTGTTCTAATGGATGCTCTAACACCGGAGCCATCATTATGTACTTTACAAGATCAAAACAAGTAGCAGAAATCATTAAGACGATGCAAAGAGAATTAATGATTCGACCCAACATCACTGTTTCAGAGCCATTTAAGATGAATCATGCACCGCCTAACTATTATGATAAAGATGCAATTAATCAATTTATAGAACTACAAAAACAAGGACCTCAAGAATTGTGGGATAAACTTGAAAACAACACACATGATCTATTTACGAGACATTCGGACGTAAAAACTCTTATGGTTTACGCCGCTACGCCCATCGACTTTGTAATGGCTTCTAAAATATGCAATAAGTATGCCAAAGATAAACCTAAAGAAATTGTCCTTCGGGTCTGCTCAATCATTGATGGTGACAATTCTATCTCTATCTATAATTCTGTCAGCAGAGATTTTAAATCGAAATATCTTACACTTTCAAAATGTTAACTCCTAACTTTTTTTTTAAATAAAAAAATAAAACAGTATAACGGAAATCCTTGACTTTTTTTATTTTGGGTGTGACTTATATATATCCGAAACCGCTATTTGGCGCAGAAACTGCTATTTGGCACAGGTGTACACTATGAGTCCCTTGATGCTTCGATTATTGCCGCTTCTATGTATTATCATAAGCGCACATTTTGTACCCCGCCCGGAGACGAGTCCTTCTTTAGTATACGAAATAGGGTCAACTGTTACTTTCCATTGTCGCCTCAACACAACGACAAACATCCAAAGCGTCTCGTGGTACAATAAAAGCCGACTTATATCGAATCATGAGATACAAAACATGGACAACTTATCGTTCACTGACGATGGCTACGTTTTTATACACGAACTAAATAAGATCAACAATCTTGACGTGGACAGTAAATTGTATTTCCACATAAAACACGATAGAACTACATCTCTGTTGAAAATTAAAGCCAGATCAGCATATGACGCGACATGTTTAACCTGTACATTCACAGTGGATAACGAGAAAACATCTGCGACTAGTTGCTTAAAACTCATTATGAAACCCATCGTCGTTTTGTATTTTCGTTACCTAAACAATTTTTTAGACGTTACGTGTACCGTGACGTCTTATCCAAAACCAAATGTGGTTATTAAATTTCTTGGAGAAGTATATAAGAGAGACATACCAATGGTTAGACAGAATGAAAACGGATCGTCAACCGTTAGTGTGAGCTTTACTTTCAAAAGACGAACCAAGCTGGAATTTGTCGGAAAAACCATCTCATGTCTAGCGTCGAGCTGGTTTACCAACCAAAAGGCTAGCGCTCTCGTAACTTCCGGCGAACACACTGTGCAAAATCACGACGAATACAGTAAAGAAGCGGTAAAAGGCTCAAATTCTGACGAAACCGTATTTACCTGGATCGTACCATTAATTCTGATATTGATAATATCAGTTATGGTGCTACTGATTTCGATGTGCATCGTTGCATTTAAAAGTTAAAATTTATATGGCTTAAGTTCAGAAGAGATGAAAGACAGAGGTAATAAAAACACCTCTAAAACAAGACCGACCGTCAAATCTCGCCGAACTAGAAAAACAACGAAACCGTCCACAGAACGGAAAAAAAATGTAACCACCAAAACGACTATACGAAATAATCGATTACAAAACAATCTATCTTCGCAAACCGTCCAAACCGATAAACCCGTCGATTCTGCCACTGCAAGAGCCTTTCCCCAGCACACCTCGCCCGACATAAAATTTAATAAGGAAAAATATCGAAATAACGCAATCTACGCCCATTCCAAACTACGGAAAATCTCAAACGCCGTGTTTCACCAAGATAAAGAAATTAATCGTTTTTCCGCATTTACGGACAAACCTCTCGCCGACCTATCATTCAACATGCCTGTAAAGACATCAACGACGCAGAAAAAGGAAATTGTCAAGTCTACGGAATGCCAAAGGCAAGATCCGAATGCAGTTAACGCTTTCAAAATTTTTCAATCTTACGAAACATCTCCACCCTACTCCCCGTGCTCACCTAAAAATTTTATGTCAGAAATTTACAGATTATTCCGCTGTTACAACGCTTCAATTGTGCAAATACAGGTTTATTCCCGAAATAAAATCTTAATAAACGCCATGCAAGAAAAATTGATGTCCATTGGCAACATGGTTATTAACGTGGGCGAGCAAATAATTTCTGAATCGGTTCACCATGAACCGGTAGTCGCTATTGCAATCAATCAGTTTTTTAGAGGGACCGTCCCACATACGGACGCACTTCGAAAAAACGCTGTAGCTCCTATACCGGTAAACGCCTCAAAAAAAAAGCTTGTCGGCATTTGCTCTCTCATGATAAACGCGCCGACGGAAAAAGATTTATTATGCGCCGCTCACGTTTGTATCAATTTTGCAATCTGCCATCCCAACGAGATTACTCTGAATATCGCGAAGCTAACACAACCGATGCTCCTTCGAGAACACATCACCATATACAACTCTTTCAACAAATATATTTATTGGGATGATTATGGCAAACTATTAAACTGACAAAATAAACTTTTTTGGCTCGAATCTAAATTGGTCTCTCTTTGCGTCCTCTATATTGATCGTCATAACGAGAAAGAAAACCAGTATTAATGTCTTCGAATAGTTTCATGATTCTTTGTCTAATTTCGACAATCCTAATTCAAGACTTGTCGGCGATGCGTTTGCCATATCACACATCGAGCCCTGCTCTAAATCAGACAGGTAAGCAGCAAAACAACTTTTTAGCTTTTTAATCATGATTGCAACAAAAGGTTTTCTGAAAGTCTCTGTCTTCCCAGGTACGACAGCGGACCAATCTGTGCAACACAACAAACATCCTAATAAGACAGAAGACGAAATACGTGAATTTTCTGAAGACAGCTCCGCATCGGGGGAACTACCGATAAATCCGATAGCCATACCAATATATGCCGCATAAAAAAAAACAATAAAAAGCCAAATGAACATTTCGACAAGTCTTTTTCCCTACTGTATATAAGATGTTGTTCCCGTCGTGTTAACTTCTCCAAATAAAAAATAACCATGGAACTTTTACTATTTGTAATGTCACTCATATTACTAACCTTCTCGAAAGCGATGCCTCTTTTCGACCACAATTCTTTCTATTTTGAAAAACTTGACGACTGTATCGCAGCTGTAATAAATTGCACGAGATCCGAAGTACCTCTATTACTAGAACCAATCTACCAGCCTCCGGTATATAATGAAGACGTTATGTCAATACTGCTAAAACCCCCAACAAAAAAAAAGCCTTTTAGCCGTATAATGGTAACCAATGAATTCCTCAGCGACTTCTTACTTCTGCAGGATAACCCAGAGCAACTACGCACATTGTTTGCGCTGATAGGGGACCCAGAATCTCGGGACAATTGGCTAAACTTTTTCAATGGCTTCCAGACATGTTCGCCTTCCGTCGGAATAACAACCTGCATCAGCGATAACTGTAGAAAATATTTGCCTGAAAGAATTACGTACGTCAATAACTTTTTTGTTGATAACATTGCAGGTCTCGAGTTTAACATTTCAGAAAACACAGACAGTTTTTACAGCAACATTGGTTTTTTATTATACTTGGAGAATCCTGCTACAGGCATCACAAAAATTATCAGGTTCCCTTTTAACTCTTTGACTCTCTTTGATACGATTTTGAATTGTTTAAAGTATTTCCACTTGAAAACCGGAGTAGAATTCGACCTGCTAAAACAGATGGAAGCCTACAATTCTAAACTACCTTTCCGAAGTTCCCGCCCTACGATTCTGATTAGAAACACATAATTGGCTATGACATCACGTCCCATTCACATAAAATGCTCCTAGGGAATTTAATCCACTGCATTTCATTTCCCAACCATGGCCCTACTACAGTGGATGTTAGATCACGTTCAGGATGAAGAAAAAAACTATGAAAACCTTTCAATAGATGATCAGCATTCACTCTTCGGCATAAACAGAGACTGGTTGAGTTTCCTGCAACTCTCCAAGTTAGAAATTACACATCTTAAGCATGTTTATAAATTGGTGGACAACGATAGAGTTCATCTAACCGTCCACCCCTCTTCGGATAACGTCCACGCCTGGAGTTTTTTGTGCAAACCCACCGATGTTAAAGTTGTGATTCTGGGACAGGATCCGTATCCCGACGGCAGAGGTTGCGGTTTGGCCTTCGGTACAGTGAAAGAGTGCTCGATTCCAGAATCTCTAAAGAATATATTTAAAGAACTGGAAAGAAGCATCCCGAATTTTTCCCCCCCTGACAACGGCTGTTTAAACTCCTGGTGTAGAGAAGGAGTCCTACTGCTAAACTCGATATTCACTGTAGTTCATGGATTACCAATGTCCCACGAGGCATTTGGTTGGCAAACACTGAGCTACAAGATTATCAGCAGACTATCGGAACAAATGAACTCTCTCGTTTTCTTGTTGTGGGGAAAACATGCCCGGAAACTCTCTTATCTAATAGACGCACAGAAACATCTCGTCTTAGAAAGTGCACATCCATCACCCAAAGTGAAATCTGCAAGAATGCCATTTATTGGTTGCAATCATTTTGTGCGAACAAATTTATTTCTTACTGAGCACGGGAAAGACCCAATCAATTGGAACATTCTGAACGAATAGAACCTATTTAGTTTACATAAGAATTACAATACAGCAATAAAATTCACAGTGTTTCCAATATTGTGGTTGCCAGTAAGTCTTCATTAAAACTCCCAGCATTTTCAAAGTTTTCGGTTTCGCTGCTATCGTCTATGACAATTGCAGAATTTTGTGTCCTTAAATTATTTAGATTGGAATTCCGTCTCCTGGGAACTCTCCCTCGGCCACGTCCTCGTGCTCTGCCCCGGTTTTGTCCTGAAATAACACGCTGCTGCCCGATTGCACCATCTGTTGATCCGACGGTTGTTCTGGTCCGTTGTCGAACTCTTCTTGCGTTCTGCGTTGTTTCAGTTTCAAATACTCGCATGTCGATAAACGGTTTAATCTCACACACAGGTACCGACCTGACACAATCAGAAAACACTATCTGTTTCTTTTGCTCGATATGTTTTGTTTTACTTAAACATTTACTTGGAACAGTAACATCAGCACATTCAAGTACATTTTTTATTAAATTATCCTTTACATAATCCAAACGCTCTTTCAATTTCGAAAGCGATCTTTCTACAACCTCGCCGCTGCTTGCAACAAGTCTGGCCCTAAGCTGTTCTAAAGACTTATTAAGCTGAAAATTTCCATAATTATCTTCATTGGATAGACCTTCTCGGTTCGTCCCCTAAAAGAAAAAGATCAGCTTTAGATACGCACAACAAAGACTCCAAAGACCTAGGTTTTGGTGAACCCAAAACTCCACCCACCTGCGCATAAACGCGCTTGTCTAATTCATCATGTTGTTGATCTTCGTGATTATCAATAGAAACACAGGGCGATAACGCACCCTCAACCGCTCCATTCACGAATGTCGTAGAAGTCGGTGCTATGCCATCTTCGTGACTTTGTTCTTCCAAATTACGTTTCGTTTCGTGGTGAGATTTCTGTCTCTTCTCCTTAGGGGGTTCTGAAATCACAACAAAACAGATACTATTTAAAAAAGTCCACGACCGTGACACACCAATAATAAAAAAATTTACAACAGCTACACATTCATATTTACCATCAAATTCATCCTTTTTGTCCGGCCGCTTGTCTTCGTCGTTTCGTTTTTTTTCTTCTTGTTTTCGTTTCTCATCTTCTTTTTTTTTGTCAATGTCCTCCACTTTTCTTTTTTCTTTCTGCTTCCCCGAGCGTTTTCTGTGTTCATCGTCGTGTTTTTTCCTGTCTAGAGCTCGACATTCTTTTTCAAACTTTTCCATAAATTTCAAATCGCCCAGATTTCGTAGCTCGGGCTCCGAGGAAACTTTAGCAATAGTAACAAACGTTATTTGAAGTTTTCCGTTTTCATGGGAAACAGTCAAAATCCTCTCTCTGCCCTCAGTATTCTGAGAAATCGACGTGATTGATTTTGAACACAGTAAAAGGCCCCGAGCTCTGTACGTTCTGCATTTTCCTTCATCCATCCCAATATCCACCGTTAGAGAACCCATTGAATCTGTCTCCGATGTCCAATAAATCATTGATATCCATCCTTTAGAAAACGTTTCACACGTTCCAGAGTCAGCTAAGAACTCAATGAAACAGCCATTGTCGAATTCAAACCTTTTCAAATGAAGAGACTGACTAATAATTTGTTCATAAGCCTGTATAACATTGTCAAATGACCCATATCCACGTTCTTCAGCATACATCTTATCTGTGTGAAAATAAGAACAAAATAAACATGCTCGACACCATCAAAATACACATAGCAAATCGTAACATTACAGAAATCCAAAAACGACTACAAACGAGACATACATTTTTACCAGAATAATCCCAGAAAAATCTCAGAAAGATGAGTTCTTTGCCGCTCATCTAGCACAAATGAGCTAGCGAACACAGTCACCAGCGCCCTTTTATGCGCACGAATCACACTTCCGGGCTCGAGCGTTTGCGATCCAAAAACTACTGCATACAACTAAAACGATTTATTTCTCCCATGAAACGACATATCTAAGTCAGACAACGAACACGATATAAAAATCTATTAAACCGAAATGTGGCCCGACATCTAAAAATACCGTTCGGCTTTTTTACTGTAACGACTTTTTACTAACGGTTAACCACATCCTCATCCAAACCGAAAACCTTTACGTATTGCGTCAGCGACAAGGGCGTGGACTTTGCCGTAAAATGCATATAAAAAGGCTTGTCGCCCGTCAGAAGTATTAGGGATCAAACTGTAAGTCTCATACACGGCAAAACAGCGAATGCTAAACCGCGAACTACAAATCACGTGAAGCTTGATGCAGACTCTTATACAGATTGAATGTATACACTTTGATACATTATGAAGCATAAATACTAAAATGTAGTTAGATCGAAATGAAAGCTTTATGGGACTATTAAAATTGCAGATTCATGCTTATGTAAACGTGAATAAATTCGGTGTTTTTGATGTTCCGTGAAAAAGTTTACAGCGCATTCGACATATGGAATTTACGTCTACTCGAACGTTGACCTGTTGTAGCTTCAAGGTAAGATTTAACCTATTTTGCATCTACGCACTTCCAAGAGCTCAATACAATTTTGTATATGCCAAAAAACCCCTTTAGTCTTTTTAATAGAAAATCGTTTATCAACCAAGATGTAAGTTAGTTTAGTTTCCAGCGTATAGTTATCGAGGGACACATCATTAAAATCTGCGTTGCATAAAAACTTGGACTGCTAAAAATTACACTTGCTTAAAGAAATAGTCATCTAGTTTTCGGAAAAAACCCTCGTTCACACCATGCTAGCCTGAATGGAAAATCGTAGGTCACTGGTTCTTTCTATACGAGATGAGTATGCTTGCTTATTTTTCTCTATTGTCGTCAATTGCTTCTGGCTGTGGTTCTCATAGAATTTCCCCCGTCTGTGTGGAAACACCCTTCAATTTTACTCGTATCACCTACCTCTCTCTACTTGTCATATCTCCGATTCATTTTATCTAACATCAAGAACTACCAGTAACTTGTTGTTTTGCCATCTTCTATATTGTCATCAGAAAAGTCATCAGAAAAGTCATCAGAAAAAAACTACAGGATATCTAAAATATTTTTCGAATACCATTGAAAACATCAAAAACATGTTCAATTCATCACCATATACTTTGAGTACAACTGCATAACATTGTTACAAATTTCAATATATGATTTTCGGATTGCGACTCGGACACCGGTAAACCTCGCTCACAGTATTTCATATATTGTGTTGTAAGATACGGACCTCATGAGTGTTTGACGCTCATGAAGACGGCAAAGGCGGCTGCTTTTGTCCTTTTTACTAGTTTTCACACGTTGTATCGAAATGAAGCCAGAGATTATTCACGGCTAATGATATGACCCGATCAATACCCGGCGAATGGATAAACGTGTCTGAAACCTAGAAACCGCTACGCTCTCGGAAGAATTAAAAAACCGCCAAGAGATAGACCTTGATCTATGTAATAACGTGAAGTGGGCCTCGTTGTTTCATAAATCAAAGACGATTGCTTTAGTAGTGGGGGGTTGGGCACAAAACAGTTGATTATTTAGTTCACATTATAAGGACCTAAAAGTTAAGTATAGTTGATAAGTTAAGTTTAGTCTATAAGTGTAGTTATTAAGTAAGTTAAGCATCTAACTAATCATTTTGTGATTCCAATCATTACTCCTGGATTTTTGTTTATCTGGATTCATACAGAAACATTGGATCATATGCAGGCTTTTGTAAATAACCTATTATTACTAAAAACAACTCTAGGATTTAATGGACGGATCTAGCATATTTTTTTCGTCATCTTATTCTTACCCCGATACCTAGAATAACTTCAGTAGTGCAAAAAATAAAGGAGCTTCGATTGATACTTAGGACACCATCCAAGCCACCACCTGAGTTAACATCAAAGTAACTATTAACGAGTTCGCGGCTGCTTAATAGGCTAAATTGTGCATTTTTGAGGTTTCCCCCGGAGTACATACGTGTACTCCGGGGGAGACTTTCATTTGTTTTTGCAGATGTCAGCTCATACCACATCCCTGCAGCTGTATTCAATTTAGCGACGAAACAAAATCATGGCCGTAAGTCATTTCTCATCAGTTCCTCATAGTTTCACACCCTTGTCTTTTTCGAGACATACTGCACTAAATCCCCGTGCTACTTTTGTTTTGCAGAAAAAACGGACCGACGGGAATAAGCTCATTCGACCGTATGGAATTTCAACAATTACACGCACAATTCATCTGATGTTTTAGTTTTTTTTATATATTCTCATAAAAAACCTCCCTAAAATATTAACATGGTATTTTCGTTCTTTAACGCTTTTACAATATGCGGAGCAATAAAATTATCATTCTCATAATTCAGTCTCAAGGGATTAACATTCATTATTAAATTATTCGGGTCGGTTACTCGTGACATCCCAACATAAATAGAACTCAATTTTAAATTTTTTGGATCACTCCCGAAATCTATTGCGACCTTTTGTATGGAAAGCCCTTGACTTTTCGTGATGGTCATAGAAACTTTAGAAACAGTGGCGTAATCGACCGTTGTACATAGATGAAAACTCTGACCATTTACGACATCGACAAATTTCGACACGTTATTATCTAAAACAGAAATGAACCCCATTTCATCTTTTATAACTAATCTAGGTAATCCTTTTTTATATAAGATCTGCGGTAATTGTTTATCCGTTCCTAAATGAACTACATTATCATTTGTATAACCCTCCAGAGTATAATTATTGGCAGGGATAGCGTAGGTGAGCATACCATAAAAACTCTTTAAATGGGAATATATCTCACCGCACTGTTTTCTAGAAACGTTGTTTCTGTTATAAGTCACTAGGAGAGTCTTTCCGAACTTCCCTTTTGTATGCTTCTGCAGAATGGCAAACCTAGATATAAAGATATCCTTAAACGTCGTATAAAGCAAACTAATTTCCTCGAACGACAGAGAATTAGTTAAAGGCAACTTACTATACCTAGTAAAAAATGGATCTCCGCAAGGATCAATTTCTAATAGGTCCATATCTGATAACCCATCATCGACTAATCCGAAATCATACCTTTCATCTGTCTCTACGGTTTGCACGTCTCGAGACATCCTCGACATTTCACTTTCTAAGAATTCAATACTGGGCATCTTTATGTTTTTGATCTCCATTAACACTTCAGGGGTGGTGAATTCCGAACAGCAGAAAGAATACATCCCTCCGAACATAAGACCGGATAAAAAAGAATATGCGTGAATAGTCTGCTCACATGACGTTTTTTCGATAAACAAATCGCTCTGTAACAGTTCTACAAATTTTTCATAAGTTCCGGAAAACCCCACGGTCGAAGCCTTGATCTTGGACGTCACACCTATTGAACTGTTTCTGATATGTTTCAGATGACAGGTTATCAAAGTCTCTTCCACCGACCCATCTTCCAAAACAATCTCCTCCAATTGAACAGTTTTCGATAAATCCTGATCCGCGAACTGAGAATAAGTATTCAGCCGATGAATATTAGATTTAAACCACGGTTCAATTTCTAAGGAGAAATTACCAATTTCACTTTTGTAGTCTTCGAAAGTCTTGTTTTTTATTAGAAAATAAACCGGAAACACAAACAAGTTATTTCTGTTGGTAACTTCAACCTGCTCATGCAATGAGCGGAAATAGTTCTTTACCTCGTTATGCGATAAAAACAAGCGGGTCGTTTCTATTTCGTTCATGGGATTTCTTATGTACGAAGCGGGCTTCACAAACTGATCGACATACTCTATAAGCTCCGGCTTTAACGGCAAGCCAAATTCTATGTGCTTTAAAAAGTCTCCGAACGCATGATCCGCACATCTTTTGTTGTTTACAAAGATTATCCAGTTATTATCGACTTCGCAATATTTAGAGAGCACGTCGTCGCAGATCAAGGCTGAAAGTACATCTATTCCTCTCTTCACGTCCTTGTTTTGAGTCAGCGGATTAAATGAAGTCACCAAAGCGTTACTCTGCGTGGGCGACCCCACACACACGATGCACGGAACAATTCCGTTCTCATACAAAGGGGTTTTATACAACGCGTTATAAAACCAATAGAAAAAAACAACAGTGTGCAGAATATGTCGTAATATTACGCCTGCCTCGTCGATAACTATAACACTACTCTCACACAAATCAGGTAACTCTTTAGTTTTGCACGCGACAGCACCCAACGCCCTCTCCGCTATGTCGGAGATAACATTCCAATAGATAGACAGGTCTTGCTTTTGTTGAATTTGAATCGACCTCTCGTCATTTGCAATATAACTTTGACGTTCGCTCATAGATACATGTGAACTATTAAACCCAAAAGTCTTAAAAATTGTTTTAACTTGCGCGGATTTACTTCTGTTTAAAACAACGCTCAAATTCTGAGCGGCGATAGATGTCGTTGCAGTAACGATACAATCTAAGTTGGCCGCTAAGGTCTGAATGCTGTTCGTTTTCCCTGCCCCGGCCGTACCGGTTACTAACAAGGCCTTAAACGGCAAAAAAGGCAGAGGTTGAGCGAATTCATCAATACCGATGCACAGAGCATCAGCAAATTCGCCGTTGAACTCGGTTTCAGGATCCATGATGTGGCGAAACCAATCTTCTGGCAGACGCCCCTCCAAGCGTCTTTCTGATAACGAAGCCACCTTATCTACAATCAACTCTATTTTGGGAGCCGAAGACATGTTAAGCAAAAACTTATTATCGTATCTACCTCCGAACAACGAAGAGATAGACATGATTTATCCCTCTGAGCAGATAATGACTTTTATTGAAATGCTACACGGACACAAAAATTTTTTCAAAGGTCAAACAATCCACAACGCTCTCCGAGATTCTGCCGTACTGAAAAAACAAATAGCCTATGGAGTAGCTCAAGCCCTTTTAAACAGCGTTTCTATTCAACAAATCCACGATGAATGGAAACGTCATGTGAGGTCATTTCCGTTCCACAACAAAAAATTGTCATTTCAAGATTATTTTAGTGTCTGGGCTCACGCGATTAAACAGGTGATCTTGGGAGATATATCTAATATAATTAATTTTATCCTTCAGAGCATAGACAACAGTCACTATAACAGATATGTAGACTGGATCTGTACCGTAGGAATCGTTCCGTTCATGAGAACCACCCCTACGGCCCCGAACTTATACAATCTTCTACAACAAGTGTCATCTAAACTAATCCACGACATAGTGCGGCATAAACAAAACATTGTCACTCCCATTTTACTGGGTCTATCTTCCGTGATCATTCCGGATTTTCATAATATTAAGATTTTCCGAGATCGGAATTCGGAGCAAATTTCTTGCTTTAAAAACAAGAAGGCTATAGCGTTTTTCACGTACAGCACCCCATATGTTATTAGAAATCGCCTAATGCTGACTACACCCCTCGCCCACCTTTCTCCAGAACTAAAAAAACACAATAGTCTGCGGCGTCATCAAAAAATGTGCCAATTATTGAATACATTTCCCATAAAGGTGCTAACCGCAGCAAAGACAGATGTAACCAACAAAAAGATAATGGACATGATAGAAAAAGAAGAAAAAAACAGCGACGCGAAAAAAAGTTTAATCAAATTTTTACTGAACTTGTCGGACAGCAAATCTAAAATAGGCATTAGGGACAGCGTTGAAGGATTTATTCAAGAAATCACCCCCTCTATAATAGACCAAAATAAACTTATGCTGAACCGAGGACAGTTCCGAAAACGCTCTGCGATCGACACAGGAGAGAGAGACGTTCGAGACCTGTTCAAAAAACAAATTATCAAGTGCATGGAGGAGCAGATACAAACACAGATGGATGAAATCGAAACACTGAAAACAACAAACCAAATGTTCGAAAGGAAAATCAAAGATCTACACTCTTTGCTCGAGACGAATAACGATTGTGATCGCTATAACCCGGATCTGGACCATGACCTCGAGAATCTCTCTTTATCGCGAGCGCTGAACATAGTTCAAAGGCTCCCATTCACTAGCGTCTCCATAGATGACACCAGATCAGTCGCAAACAGTTTTTTTTCACAGTATATCCCGGACACACAATATGCCGACAAACGAATAGACCAACTATGGGAAATGGAATACATGCGAACCTTTCGGTTAAGAAAAAACGTTAATAATCAAGGACAGGAAGAAAGTATCACATACTCTAACTATAGCATCGAGCTGCTCATCGTGCCTTTCCTAAGGCGACTCTTAAATATTTACAACCTCGAATCAATTCCCGAGGAATTTCTCTTTCTATCCCTCGGTGAAATCTTATTAGCCATCTACGAAAGCAGCAAAATCAAGCATTATTTAAGACTCGTATACGTCCGAGAGCTAAATCAGATCTCAGAAGTGTATAATTTAACCCAAACGCACCCCGAAAACAACGAGCCGATTTTCGATTCGAACATTTTCTCCCCAAACCCGGAGAATGAAATCCTTGAAAAAATTAAAAGAATTAGAAACCTCAGACGTATTCAACACCTTACACGTCCGAACTATCCTAAAGGTGATCAAGATTGATAAGTGTGTATCCCTCGCACGACATTCGTTAGTAAATATAACAGTAGGAGACGACGGAATATGGTTCCACTTGGAAGACGGAACCATGATCAACGGCCTGGAATACAAGACCATCTGCGAAAAAGAGTTGGGATTCCAAGGCTTCATTGGCATCATAATACTAGACTCGGAAGATACACTGCAAGAACTGCGACTCAATCCTTTTCAGTTCAAACGCAGACTAATCCATATGAAAGTGGATACGCCAGAAGAATTTATGCTTTGCGGACTAGTGTTCGCATTAGAGAATCTTCCACTGAAGCAAAGCACCCTGCACAAACTAATCGCTAGGCTCGTTCTTTTCCCCGTCCTATCTCCGGTAACGAAAATATTATTCAACACGTGCGACAAATTGGTTTGTACACTAAGACACATTTTTTTTAACGAACACGCCTCAGAAATCCTCCACAAGGTGCCTCCGATGATTAGACTATACAATGAAATGAAAAACACGCATATAGAAGTTTTGGAACTTTATTTTAACACAAAACGTAGTCACAATTTCATCAATTTATCCTTAGAATCTAGACAGCTGCAAGACAGTTCTCTCCAAGTCATACAACTAGCAACACAATTCGCACAAATTTTTTATTCGAAGAATGAAGACACGTCTAGCTAAGTCTTATTTTTCTATGTTATGTAAAGAAACAAAATTAATTCAAATGTAGCAAATGAATGTGTTCATAGAGCATCCTGTTTTCCCACCTAATAAACTCTGCCTGTTCAACGTCTTCAAATTTACTCTCCACCCATCTCCTCAACACTCTCAATGTAACGAGAATGTAATAAGAAAAGTTTATTTTGTCAGTCAATGCAATTCCACGTGCTTGTCTGACAAGCTGTCCATCTTCAGACATCACGGCCGTATATCTACTGCAGTCCAGAAGTCCTTCATGATATTCCAGGCAATAATCATTAGGATCGAACTCTTCGATCCAATAAGAAACATTATACCTATTAGCTATAAAAACACACATCATATCCTGAAAATAAACAGTTATACTGGCAAAGCAAAGACCTGTCTTATTGGCCCGAATACATGCAGATAAATATTTACTTGCCGTTACTGTCCAGTGCGCTTCTTTAGATTGTGACAATCCACTGCTTAAAAAAAATCTAGCGTAGAAGACAAATCCACAGCGCGAAATTTCCATACACTGAAATGCAGGTCTTTGCTTGATTTCCGTAATTTTTTCCCAACAGTTTTCAACGGCCGTTTGCAGTAAAGGCATGACAACATGTGAATCTTTACCGTCACAGGTTAAATAAAACACGTGTAAGTCCCTCACTAACAGCCATCGCATTTCCATTAGAGTACATGCTCGCTGAAAAGCGGAAACAAAAGCATCTAACATAAAGATCACCGCATCGAATAAAGCGTACGATCTGTGTTGCAGCCTCGACATAAATTTTAAAAGCAGTTCGATTTCCGTGGCGTTTTCATCAAAACATGGCAGAAAGGCCCTAGGAACCGTGGACTTCAATAATAGCCTCAGACAATCTGGCAAAGTCACTACATACATATCACTGTCACTAAAGAATAGATGTGTGTCCTCGGGACCTGTCTGAAAACACAGAGACTCACTTGAAACATACTGACTATTGAACCTGAAACGTTGCAAAGAGGTTTCACTTCCAGGCATTTCAACACTTAGCTCCCTAATTACGGGGATCGCGTGTCTACCACGAGGTCCCAGGATAGGCGCCAAACCGCAAAATGAGAGAATTTCACGGCAGATATAAGTTGTATCCGGAACCCGCCTTTCTAAGTCCGATACAGACAAAAGCCACAGATTCGGATATCCTATAAAAGAAACCGATCTTTCATTCCCAAAGGGCCATAAGTCGGGACCGATGTATTCGCAAAGCTGAACTAACACCTGTTTATAAACTGCGAATATCTTCTCGTGCAGGAAAGCAAACACGCTCTGCAGTAAAAGCAAACACAAATCATCGTCGAACAATAAGGCATAAGCATTTTTTGGCGTCACTAAGAGAACTTGCTCACCACCAAAAGCACACACAGAAAAATAAAAAATTTGTTTCATTTTTTCACATACAGCCTCACCGGTGTCCGTGTGTGAAAAGCAAATTTTTACATCAGACACAGTTAGCGAAAAGTGAAAGTCCATTACACTGTATCCAAAGCGAAGTTTTTTAGACGCCTGTGTACATTCGTTACTCAAGAGATGCTTGGTGTCCAAGGCTGCGTAGTCTCCGACACATCGTAATATAACAGGTACCGTGTCCAAAGGCAGCATGGGTTCCTCGCCACAGACGTATGCTTCCAAAATCTCTAACCCGTCGTCTCCAAGAACAACAGTTAGAGGCACGAAAAATTTTGAAAGTTTCCTAAGAAGCTCTCCGTTATTCATAATGAGGCTGCTGATTGCTGCTATTTTTTTGTCCATCATATTACTTTGTTCCTGAAGGTCCCAAAGCATTGTTTCTTTTCTTGTAACTTCTATCTCATTTAACGATTCTTGGTCTAGGCTCTGTCCCCTAATCAAAAACGTTTTTAACGAACGAGTCTCCGCTTCTAAAAACAAACACTGAAAAATCGGTACTCTGTAGATCTTATTCTCCCAGTCGTTGTACACACAATAAAGGCTAAGATGACACGCACACCCCCGGAGATGCATGTTGCCCAAAAACTCCAACTTCACTAACGGAAAGGCTTATATCCGAGCCTTGCAGTTTATAAATTGTTTGTTTCCGCCTTGCTCTCGAGGCCTCGGTGAGGGCTTTACGTAGTTCTTTACAAGTCTTAAGATTGGTGCGCGAAATCTCCCAATTGTCTAGCATGTTCTCCAGATCATTTTTTGTTAGATTGCGATACGCCTTTCCCGGGATGTACCGAGGTTTGCTGGCGGACAAAGTCATATTAAATGCACATTTAAAGAAAAGCCTGAGGATGGAAATGCTGAATTTTTCTATAGAAAACACACCCGTCACAATCCGCATGCCTCTCAACTTGTTAAAAAGCTGCAGAGTCTGCAGACTGTATCTTTGAAAAAATTGCACATGCACCGTAAACACTAATTGCATTATTTGTAAGATGTCACTCGACCTCCTGGCCGCACACAAAAGGAGATCATCTTCAGAAATGTCAGTAGTAGTATCTGTGCACGATTTCAGTTTCAAATCTTTTCGGATCATTTCCGCCAGGAAGGCCAGATCTATTAACATTCCCCACTCGTAAACCCCAGAGATGTCACCTAGAACAAAGTACTCATCGCACAAAAAACTCTTCGGCAGCACATAAGACTTAATCCGCTCATTAAAAACTCTTTCGATTCGCGTGCTTTCTACACCAGCAGACACACATTTTTGTAACCAGACGTTCACAAAAACATAGCGTTTGCTTTCATTTTTCAGATCAGATACAATGTCCGATGCAATGAAAATGTCAACGCCCGGAGATAAAAAAGTCGCTCTGAACTTTCCCATGTCGGTAATATAGTCCTTATGTAATAGCTGATTACCGTTTTCATAAAAATCTCCGTTCATGATAGTTTCTCTGCTACTTATGATCTCTTGGAACGTCATGTTGTCACCCGGCAAAGTAATCTTCTTTTCGATAAAATGACACTCCTCGACTAGAATTTGCAAGAAACTCAAAAAAACCTCTTTGCGCATCGGGAATCCATTTCCAACAATGTCCACCTTAATAGAATTCTCACATAACAGACTGCAGAGCAGAAAGAGACTATCAGATAAACTTGTAATAGTAGTCTTTTCGATATAATGCCTGTATCGAAAAAGACACTTCAGTACGGAACAGAAATTATATTTATGCGCTCCGCTGCACTTTCCGCGGAAGTCAATGCAACTCTCTGAGATGATAGACTGCTCAGCGACACTCCAATCACTGCAAGGAGGCATGGCAATAGGCGCCAAAGGATCATAGCTTTTAATTAGTACGGGATTCATGTAAATGTATATATCTTCATCGATAACTCGCCTCACACGACCAATGGATTGAAATATTGAAACCATGTCCGGCCCTCCTTTGGCCAACTGAATGTAAACAAACAAAGAGCTGAAATAAACCGGTTCGAAACTCAGACCGACAGTCACGACGGACGTATAAATCACTACGTCATACCGTATCCACGATTCTATGGAAGAGCATTTCCCTTGTTTAGACGTCAACAAGAGAACTTTTTTGAGTGAAAACCGAGAACGTATCAAATCATGCATGTATTCCGCTGCCAACACGGTGCTGCAAAACAAACACAATTTCTTATCCCATCGTAGCTTGTCTTCCAAGCGCGCAAAAAAAGAAAACTCTTTACCAAAAAACGTGTCACAAAAGTAAGCGACCCTATTGGAAAACATCGCGGACACAAATGTATTTCTGATGAGGGCGATTTGAGTATCTGGCTTGAACGCGGCAAAAAACTCCACCACATGCCGAGTCAGCGTCGCATCCATAGCTATTACATGACTGGAATTTTTGATCAGCGATAAAAACTTGCAATCAACTTCTTTGGTTTTTGTCATCGTTTTGGAATAAAACTGCTTTATAATCGACATAATTTCATCTAATATTAAAACATCGTAATTTTCTGTAAGACGATGCAAGCTTTCTATCTGGACAATGACTTTTCTGTTGTTTATCTGCCGCTCCGTAATATCGCAATATAATTCAAAATCCTCCAACCCATTGAGAGTAAAACGGTGCAAAATTTCCGCAGCGAACGTTTTACGGCAAGAAATCAAAAGGACAGATAGTTCCTTGGGTACCTGTTTCAAAAAATGAATCAAAGCTGTTGTTTTCCCTGAACCCATCGCTGCGCGAACCAGTTTTATCGGCTGCCTGACGTTTTCAAAACTCACCGCCGAGTCGGCTTGAGAATAAACGGTGACATTGTCCGGAAATCTTACATCGGACAAACTCTGGCCGAACCACTCTGAGAACAGAGTATCGTTCTGAAACCTGTTCTCCATCACAGAGCTGGTATGGCCTCCAGTCGTGTAGACACCATTAATTTACGGATCTGGCTGGTCTCTATAATCTGTGCAGCCTTGTCATTTATAAACGTCACGGTCCATCTGATAGCCATAAACTTTCCAAATTTAGGATTTCCGTGCGCCTACTTTGAAATCAATGACCTCAAAGCGGTCAATCTCTCCGCTAATAATGAAATATATCAGATGACGCATCAACTTTACATAAACCCTGTGCAGATTATATGCTACGTACTGATAATGGCTATCTTATTCCTCCTGATTATTATTTATTACATTGTCTGCTGTGCAAAAGTGTTCTCCTCTAACAAAACATCTAACGTTAACCAAACAACGAGGGATATTACCTGGATGGGGGACACCTCATCCTGCTTTCAATTCATCTTAATCATGGATACATTTCAGTTATTCGTCACCGCCCTGTCTTTCAGACTGGTCGCCCTAGGTGCATTTGCCTATTCCATCTTCTTCGTGTGTTTCACCACCTTTAACGTTACGCTGATAACGCAATTTCAGTCAGCGGACAAGTCGTTTTTCGCCTTTCAGAAAATTCATCCTAACCTAAAGGGGACCGTACAATTCAAGACCGTTGTCATCAATCTAAGCGAACTCATGCTAGGTTACTCTACGATGTTTCTCGGCATTACTACTTGCCTGGGCGTCGGAAATAGTATCTACATACGTTCCATCACCGTCGCTTTCTCTTCCATCAATACCTTTCTTGTCATGGCTTGTATATATAGTATAGTAATAGAAGCCGTCCTGGTTCGCTACGTTAAACCCTTGTTCGGCTATTACGTCGGTATGTTTTGTGGCGCCGTAGGCCTATCTTTCCCTATTCTCCAGTACGAAACTTTCTTTGAATCCGAGTGGAGCACAGGACTTATTATCAATTTATCGGTCGTCGCCATAATTTCGATCGGTTTCATAATTTGTCGACTCGTACGCTACCTAGTTAAAAAGAAGCGTCGGTACAAGCAACTACTTAACGCTGAAAGCTCGAGCCTAATGGATGAAAACGAATGACACTTTTTTTTATTACAATCATGTTTATTGTCAAATAGCCACAAAATAAAATACGAGCGTGTCGTAAATCTGCGTCGTCTATCATTTTTTTGATTTAAGCGGCAGTTTTTTTTCAACTTCCGTATCACATTTAGCAGCTAATGTGGCCTGTACTCTTTCAAGCAGGGGCTTTTCAAGATCTGCCATCCCTTCCTCTTCCGATTCGGTATCGGTCAAAACAGTAAATTCCGTCGTTAGTAATATAGGATTTCCCTTGTAATCCATCAGGGTGTTTTCGGTTTTCTTACACATGCCGCAAGATACTGGTTTACAGCACTTTGTGCCCATACTTGTAAACTGGTCTGCTTGCAAATATTATTTTCCCACAGATTGCATATGTCTGTTATAACACGACAAGTAAATTCCGGATTCGGTGCCACCGGAGTCACAATCAAGGCCAAAGGTATTTCTTCTTCTATATATTCCGTCTCATCAATCACCAAATGCAAACTCCTTTCTTCCTCTGTTCTTCTCCTGAAGAGAGCCGTCACAATGTGAACAGAAGGCACTTCCGTACTCTCGATATATTCTGGATTACTATGATCATTAATATAAAACTGAGTCATTACATATTGTTGTAACAGACTCTGAAAAAAATACCTGTGTTTCGGATTTACGAATACGTTCACGGTAAACACAGCCTTCTGAAACACAGACAGCTTCTGCTCACTCAAGTGGCTCTTACAATCAAAAACGATTACCGTAGACGTCTGTGTCTCGTTCAAACACAACAGTTGTTTGATATGAGGTGTCAAAATAGCTGGAGTGGGGCAAGTGCGCAACTTTCTCTGAGGACGATATTGAAAATCATACGTCATTAAATATTCTCTAGATGACGGAATCTTCCCTCTTTCTCGAAACTCTATGGCAGGCACCGGATGAGATAAAATAAAATCCGAAAAAGATTTCTCCGTGGGGTTTTTTAATAGTTCAGAAACAAAGTGATCTTCTTTATCCCGTAAATATTTATATCTGAATTTAATCTCAAAAATCAAGGCTTTTTCCTTAACCATCAGGAATCCATCCTCATTGAATGAAATTCCAAAACACGCGTCTAGAGACGCACCGAAAACTCCAGATGAAGGATCAAGCAGCAATCCCAACGTTTCCTTGACTTCCCTTTTAACGTAAAAGATCGCTACGAGGTGTCTAATAACACGCTCATGTTTCGCGCCGTAAATCACCGCTTCCCCAAAAAACTGCTGTCCCTTATGTTCTAAAAAATTTCTTGTCGTGTAGATGTCATACAGCTTAGTTGCTGTCACGGTATATCTCCGTAACGCATGCCAGAGCGGATTTTCCGACTGCCCCCGAGTTTCACGCTCTACGATTTTAAATAACTTGTTCACAAATACACAAGGCGCACGACACAGAGCAGAACACAATAACGGACAGTAATCGTACAGCTTGCACAATTCACTCATATCCATAGAAACGTCTTCCGATCCATCTACTCTCGCGCCGCACAAAAACTGCTGCATTTCCTCAATAAGTTTACGGCCCAAAATGCAATTATTGTTAGAAGCGTTATATTTTATTAGCATGCAGTAAACATGACACAAGCGAACAATCGAAAATGGAACTTGCTTGATCTTTTCCCGTATGGCGTACAGTTTATCAAGTAAAAACATGGTTAAAGGCTCTTCTTCTGCCACGGCACTTAGTGTTTCAGATATCTGATTAAGATCCATTACTATATCACATCTGAAAGAGAGATGATGTATCTTTATCCAGATCTGCAGAAGAAGTGATCAAGAACAACGCTCTAAGGTCATGTAAAAGTTTTTCTCCATACTCGGACGACTGTAGAGACGCAAGACCTCCTCTGATTGGCTGACGTCTGGTAAGTTTACTATTATTTAAAAAAGTTGCCTCAAACAGGTCTCGTAACCCAAATTCCCCTCTTTCATCTAGAAAATCGTATATTTTTTCATATATATCAACCACGTCTCGGTAAAACAATAACCCTAGCAACACTACATGCTCAGCCAATACTTTACAGCAAGCGTCCCTGTAAGCAAATGGATATCTAAGAGGATTCAATCGACAGGCCTCGTTAGCCAACGCAAACAACCTTTTCTCGTAGTATAGCTGAGCTTCGCGACATCCGCGTTTATCTGTCATTCTCAGGACACACAATAATACGACCTGAGCAAAGGCGCACAGATCCAAATTACAGTGTCTAAGAGGATTATTTTCACCATCAAAAGCCTCGCATACATTGACCAATATCATTGCATTGGCGACAAGTGGTCGAAATCCAGGATTAAACATGTCACAGAATTTGTTACGACTGATTGGCACAAGTTGAAGATTTCTGTCATACTCTTTAGCAATAGCACACGTGCCGTTATACTCGGGATGTATTTCGGACAAGCTGTAATCCGCCAACACGGCATCAAAGATTATCTCTTTTTTATGATTTATAAAGATATTCATAGGTGAGATATCGAAATGATTAATTCTACATTTCAGATTTAGAAACCTTACAGCATCAGCTAACTTACAAAACACACTGTAATAATTCATTACATTCCTGACATCCCAATCTTCGAACTTATAGAGATCAACATCATAAGTACGTGACAAAGACACTTTATGATCCATACAAACGGAATTTGAAATCAGAAGGTTATTAATAACACAGTCGTGAGATAATAAGTCGGCTCCCGATTTTGCACGGATGACACCGGCTATAAAAGCCGAAATGACACTCTCGTCTTCGTTGGCCGTCTTTATGGCCACTTTATCTAGATCAAACACCTTCCCGTAGGCACCCACTCCGAGAACTCGAGCCATAGTCTTTTCAGGTTGACAAAACTGTCCACAAAGTTCTTTGTTGTGAGGGACGTAAACCACTGAATACGAACGCTCCTCGCTTTGCACGTCAAACAAAAACGGCGAGCTGATCTTTTCGAAAATTCTCAGGTTACACAAAGTCTCGCCGTAGGCTACAAGTTCAACATTCTCGCTCATGTCTAGAAAGATCTGCTTTGAAGCTATAATTTTCTCTAGCTCCAGTTTCCATTTGTCTGAGCTGAAGATGGTGTGGGCATTCGACAGTTTCATCGGCGAGTCTAAAAGCGACTCGTGACAAAGCAATTCCTCTATCGCAGAACAATCGCAAGCAGTTTCGTGTTTACATTTTCCAAAACTTTCATCGAGAGCAGAAGCACTTCGCGACTTGCATCCAAACTTTACAGGCGAAGAAAGTGTTTCCATATCGCTGCAGGCGGGGATCTGTTTCTTTAACGGAGAGCTATCTTCGGCAAAAAGTTTTCGTTTAACACCTTTTCCAAGTCCGTCATGTTTTCTCAACCTTTTCCTATCTGGTGGCAAATTTATCGGCTGAGTTTTTTGACCTTGAGGTGTCTCCACACCGTTGTCCATAATTATTCTAATTCAGTGCTTGCCATAAGAGTTTCTTTTATATTATTACTGACTGCTTTCACTTCCGCCGCCGTATCAATTATTTCATCAACGTCCAATTTCTCTAGCTGCTTTAAAGCTCTTTGTTGCACTTTTAAAAAACTCTTCTGCTTATCCAAAAAACCACTCAAAGAAGATATGACATGCTGGTGTTCCGCATTGTCCGATTTAATGATCTGCCTAGCGGCGATCATATGCTGATGCACACTCAACGGATGTCTCTCCCCTAATCTAATCTTTAAAGAATCTCGATGTCTCACCTCCAAATCTTTAGAAATTGACTGTCTCAGATAGTCCTTCAAAGACATTATATATCGAATCTGACGCTACCTTCCGAAATGACAAGTGCACTGAGCAGCTTACGAAGGTCATATACCGGAAATATCGCTGAGCTCTTTGTACCTGGCAGCATCTGAGTTGTAGAAATTGTCGTCTGCACGCATAAACAATCCTTTATTATAATTGGACTAAAAACAGAAGTCTTTAAGTCACCAGAAACGTATTCTAGACTAAGTTTGTTTTGTTTATATAATGCACAGAAGATACACATCTGTGACGCTACCGGTAAAACAGAAATTTCTTGCTCCGAAAACTTCTGTTTTAAGTCGTACAGGAGTGACCTGATTCGACGACGAGCGCGTTCTGAAATCTCTAGCGCTGAAAAATCAAAATCTGAGTACCAAGAAAACACGTAAGCTTGCACAATGCCAAAAAACAGTCCATTATTCTGGCCGCATTCGTACAGATACGGAGGCAATAGATTCGGAAATGCGGCATTATATCCCGTCTTACTGTATCCGAAACAACTGTCTGACTGGCAAAAACTTTTAGGGCCACAGAACACCAACCAAAGTAAACATTCAAGATCACGCACATCGGTATACCCTAACAAATTAGGGGTCTCAGCATACTCAAGAATTTGTTTAACTAACTTCGTCTTATCGAGCATCAAAGACGTTTCAATGTGTTTTTTTGTATATAAAATGTACGTCCCCGAAATGGCAACTTGTTGATCTTGAGTCCGCGAAACGTTCTGTAGCAAATACGTTCTAGCCATCTTCTTTGATTTTTTGTTCGCAAACGACAAAGCCAAATTATCCAGAGCGGCATCGATATTTAACTTTGTTTTTTTTTCACCAGACGGCACACCCGAAGGAATAACGCTCGTCACAAACATAAAATTCTGTGTAGGCGTTTCGATCATTCTCAACCTAGCGCTCGGGGCTGCCGAACTACACACTGAAAACGCAGTTTTTACCGCTTCGGAAAAAATCTCCTTATCCTGCTCTGTGAGATTCGCCGCCGCCTGATAGACCGCCGCCAACGTAAGGTCGGGCTCCATGCTACGTACCTGCGACATAACCCACATAAAAAACAACTATGAAGCGATCATATGGAAAGGCGAAAGAAACTGCTCTACGATATCTACCAAATACCCCAACAGTGCCATCTTCTATAAGAAGCGTTTTATAATGCTCACGCCAGAACTCGGGTTTGCCCATTCATATAACCAACAGGTAAAACCTCTATATACATTCTGTGAAAAACAGCGACATCTTAAAAACCGTAAGCCTCTTACTATACTACCGAGCCTTACGCGCAAGCTACAAGAAATGAAGTTCTTACCCGCTTCCGACAAATCCTTTGAATCACAATACACAGAGTTTCTCGAATCCTTTAAGATTCTATATCGTGAACCGCTATTCTTGCAAATAGATGGTTTTATCAAAGATTTCAGAAAATGGATCAAAGGAGAATTCAACGACTTTGGAGACACGCGCAAAATACAACTGGAACCATTTCAGAAGAACATTCTCATACATGTAATCTTTTTCATCGCCGTCACCAAACTTCCGGCTTTAGCCAATCGTGTTATCAACTATCTGACCCACGTGTTCGACATTGAATTCGTAAACGAAAGTACTCTGAATACGCTGAAACAAAAAACTAACGTATTCCTAGTCCCGAGAAGACATGGAAAAACGTGGTTCATAGTTCCAATTATAAGTTTTTTATTGAAAAACATTGAAGGAATCAGCATCGGTTACGTAGCACATCAAAAACATGTATCTCACTTTGTGATGAAAGAAGTCGAGTTTAAATGCCGCCGAATGTTTCCAGAAAAGACAATCACATGCCTGGATAATGTAATTACAATCGACCATCAAAATATAAAGAGCACAGCACTTTTCGCCAGCTGCTACAATACACACGTAAGTACTATCAATTCAACTTTATTTTCAGAAACAAAAAATTAATACAGAAAATAACGCACACTTAGTCCATTACCACACGCTTACACACAGGACACGACAAAATAATCAGCCTGCTCAGAGCTGAGCTGATCCTGATTGGCATCCAATTAACACATTTTAACGCACAAGGCTCGTCGCCGAGGTACCCATGAACGTAAGAATTAATGTCAAGTGATAACGATGCTTTTTTCTCGGGATACATAATATCTATCTTATTAATTTCCTGATCACAGAGCAAAGAGATTAACTCCGGATTGTTAATATCAGTCATTTTTTTTTGACACGGTGTGTAGCAAAAACAGGTTTCTTGATTAGAGACGCACCCTACAATATGTCCGGCTTGCGATACATGTTTGTTGTGATCTTTACAAAAGACGCAATCTTCGGAATCGCAAGCTATCATATCAAAAACAATTTTCGCCAGAGATGGAAAGATGGTTTTGTCATAACAAGCTACGTAAAGATCGTAAGCGAGTACAAAAGCATAGATATACAGATCGCCACCATTTTTCAGACACCATACTCCACACCCACCTAAGGGAATCAATTTATTGTCCCCGAGCCCTTTTACAGTGAGGCGACTTGCCTCTTCGGGACACACAATAGAGCAATTTTCATAAATAAGCTCCGGTGTAACACAATGCATGCTTGTAACGCAGTCAGAATTATATTTTGGGATAAAGCTCAAATCGACAGGACTTATGCTTCCCAATTCCAATACATAGTAACAGAGCCCTTCCGCAACTTGTTTCTTCTTAAATTTCATTATTCCGGTCAAAAACTGTCCAAAATGTATGCCGTTTACCGCAAGGCTGAACATAAATTCATGACTTCGCTTGAGCACTACCATCTCGCAATGCATGCAATATTTCTTAGGCTTATTCTTCAACGAAAATATAGGAGACGATGTCGCAACGCTGCGATATTCGCGATAGAATGTTTTTTTACAAATCCTGAACCAGTTACATTCATTCTGCAAAAAATTTCTAAGATAACCCAAATCGCCAATTGAAAAAGTCGATATCGCCATCAGTAAGAGCGAATTTACCGGTGATCGCAAAACCGCCGGGTAGCACAAAATCCAACTCTAACTTTTCAGATACATACAAAGCACAGCAATCAACATATAATTCCCACGACTTATTCTGTTTTTCACGACGCGTCGAATATAAATTGTTAGTCGAATCTAAAATCCATTGGATCTTTTCCCCGTAGATCACCGATCCTTTAGAACAGTCTATTAAATCTCCCCAAACTTCATCTTGAGCTAAAAAAGATTTTCTCCCGTTTCGAAAACCTAGGAAACAGATAATTGCCTTAATAATGCAGCTGTCTAAAGTTAAGTTTAAAATCCAAAAATCTTTCCCGAGCTGCATAAATGATAATAGATGTTCAAAGCTGAAATTAACTGGGAAATTGCAATTAAATTTCTGTTTAAATTGCCTATTATGAATCTGAAGCGTTTTCACGATGTGTGTCAATACCCTGCTCCCAATATCTCGCAAATACCGATCAGTTCTATCCCAAAAATCCGCAGCGTTAACCCGCTTTAGCTGGGAAGCGGACAGTAAATTATTCTCGATCTGCATCTCGCGGGAAAACGAAAGCTCGTACCAACATACCACGACTCGATACGTTTGCGTAAAATCCAATATTTTTTTGCATCTGACCTTTTGTTCGAACCAACTATCGCTTAAAAAAGATTCGGTCATTTTTTCGTTGACATGGGCGGGAAACTGCATCGGCTTTGCATTGCCAGCTGCCTTTAAGCCTCTGACGGTAGAGGGTGGCTCTAAAGGTCCCTGCTGAAAAAATAGACAACGTTTTTCCTCATCGGGTGTTTGTTTATTTCCCTGTGAAGTTAGTTGATAGAAATCAATACCAATATTTTTAGCTGATACTTCCGACGGCCGGTCTGACGAAGGTCTGATGCATATGAGATCGTAGAGCCTCAGCACTATTTCTCGGTGCACTAACTGCGGATAAACCAATTTCAAAATTACAGAATCGATATCAAAATGAAAATCTACTATTGGAATTGGAATAGTCATTACCACCAAACCGGTAAAAAGTTCGTCAAAGTCAGCATTCTTTAACACATCTTTAAACTTTATTTCACGTGAAATCACAGTAAACTTTAATTTACTCCATTCAGTATAATGCATCCCATTCTTGAAAAAAACACACCGAAAATATAAAGACTCGATACAATCCACTCTCATCGGAAGATACGCATCTGTCGGCAGGCAAATATGGGCCGGATACACTCCGCCTTGATATTGGTACAGGGTGTCATAGTATAAGTGCGTTTCCATACTCCAATCTCATCTTTTTTAGTAAACTGTCTTCTCGTTTCCGACGACTGACGCGAATTACATTGCTGTCATAAATCGTTCCTTTAGCGTGTCCTCCTATAATCAACTGAACAAAAAGCCGACTTATCGTCGTCAAAGGAATCTTATTGAAAGTTGAGTTCGTAAAAACCGCATTAAAAGTATAAAACACAGCGTCTTCCACGTTTTTTATAAATTTTCCATCTTTAATAATGCTATCAATAATGGCAGCATATCGTTCCTTGTTTTCCATCAGAAAACTATATACATAAGATAACAAGACCACCACGACATTAACCGTTTCGATATTCGGCTCACAGATTGGTTCTAAGAAACAGTCGGCATATGTAGGCATCCAACCGCTATAAAATAAACCCGTTTTCGCACAGACATACCCCTCATGCGTGTTGACAATGGTACAGTCAGTTTGCATATCACAGTGGTGAACCGTCAAACACCGCATACAGACAAACACGTTTCCAAGTCCCAACTCAAACGTGATAGGATTGTGTAAATTATACATCTGAGAACATTCGGTTGTGCACATCTGGTTATTCTTATGTGTCAATATTCTGCCCGTTACCCTGTCGTATTTTCGCGGCAACGCCATCTCCATTTTGTCGATATATTACATCGTTAAATATCTCCACCGCGAGATTATCAAATAGGATAGCCGCTGAATCCACCCTCCGAGGCAAGGACTCGACCTGTTCCACTATAAAATTGCAATTTTTGCTTATTTTATCAATTATTTTAAAAAGGTCGTTTTTCGTTTCACAGTTCTCAAAATCGTCTTTTATCTCGTTTAACGCCGAATTCATTCCCCTCTCAGAGTATACGCGGACAAAGCTTCAATCTACTTATTGTCGACGAGAGCCACTTTATAAAGAAAGACGCGTTCAGCACGATTTTAGGTTTCCTGCCCCAAGCATCTACCAAGATCCTATTTATATCTTCGACCAATTCCGGAAACCATTCAACTTCTTTTTTAATGAAGCTGAACAACTCTCCGTTTGAAATGCTCTCCGTAGTTTCTTACGTATGCGAAGATCACGCCCATATGCTAAACGAACGCGGTAACGCCACAGCCTGTTCTTGCTACCGACTCCACAAACCCAAGTTCATCAGCATTAACGCCGAAGTTAAAAAAACGGCCAACCTCTTCCTAGAAGGAGCTTTCATCCATGAAATCATGGGCGGAGCCACTTGCAATGTGATCAACGACGTTTTAATTACGGAACAAGGACAAACCGAATTCGAGTTTTTCCGATACAGCACCATCAATAAAAATCTAATTCCTTTTTTAGGTAAAGATCTGTACGTATACCTAGATCCTGCCTATACAGGCAACCGCCGTGCTTCTGGCACTGGCATAGCAGCGATAGGCACCTATCTAGATCAATATATCGTCTACGGCATGGAGCACTACTTTCTAGAAAGTTTAATGACGAGTTCCGACACAGCAATAGCTGAATGTGCCGCGCATATGATATTGTCAATCCTAGACCTACATCCTTTCTTCACGGAAGTAAAAATCATCATAGAAGGGAATTCCAATCAAGCTTCTGCCGTAAAAATCGCATGTATCATAAAGGAAAACATCACGGCTAATAAATCTATACAGGTGACTTTTTTCCACACCCCAGACCAGAATCAGATAGCACAGCCATTTTACCTACTCGGTAAAGAAAAAAAACTAGCAGTTGAGTTTTTCATCTCGAATTTTAATTCAGGAAACATCAAGGCATCACAGGAATTGATATCGTTTACAATAAAAATCACCTACGATCCCGTAGAATACGCACTAGAACAAATCAGAAACATTCACCAGATCTCCGTTAACAATTACATAACATACAGCGCTAAAAAACAAGCCTGTTCTGACGACTTAATTATCGCCATAATTATGGCGATTTATGTGTGCTCTGGAAACAGTTCAGCCTCTTTCCGAGAGATCTAATCACCCTTCAGACACGCTAAAAACAGACGAATCACATCCGCTCTCGAAGCCTCGACGTCCACCTGGAAAAACTGACTGACAAATACGAGAGCTGACTGAAAGTTATATTCTTCTGTAAACAAGGTAAGCACCTTAGTCGCACACACAAGAACAGAGAGAGGAGCATTCACATAAGACTTATAATATTCCTGAACTACACGATGAACGATTTCGTGGCTTCTTTCTACGGTAGGCAGGGAAACTTTGTGTTTATAAATGGCATTGAAGATGACAGCGAGACAATAACAATTATTCACCATTACTCTGTGTTGAATGAACGCACTAGACATCAACTCCGGCCTAGGACGTACAGAGCCAGACATCTCTTCCCACAAACCATCAGCCCCCAGCTGAAATAGACACGCCTGAACGAGGACAAAGTTTTCCATAATATTTCCTTGAATAAGAAAGACTTGTTGTAGGCGAGCTAGTTCTGCACATTTTTGAAAAATCTCCCTCTCTGTTCTCGCTACGATATCAACATCTAACCCGAGCACATAGTAAATATACGACAATCTCTCTCTGAAAATAGACAACTCCTGCACCGACAGAAGCGTATCTGGCAAGGTAAAAGGAGAGGTTTCCAACACATCTGTTAAAACGTGCGTCAGCAAAGGCTTATTCGTCGTCGCGATACCCACGGCGTGCTTCCACTTCAGTTCCAGGGGTGTTGACTGTCCTCTCATTAAAAATAATTTCGGAATTTCGTATAATCTATATCGACCATCGGCAATTCTCTCCCCGCACTCTATCGTTATTTTTACACAATGTAAAATACCCGTCAATGCGTAGATTATGTCTCCGTACACGTGCCAATATATGGTAAGTTTACCAACATTCCGATTAACACAACCAGAAATAAAGGCGCACAGATCGGACATATAGACTGTTTTCGAGTGCAAGTTAAGCAGTTTACTTAAATCCGAATTGAAAATTTCATGGACAGCTATGGTTTCCGAATCTAACCTAATCGCGCAATCGAACCATTCGTCGGCCATGGGTACATTCATGTTTTCATATTAGTCGTCAGAGTCAGAAGTAATCTGGCGACTTCATTCCGCGTATTTATGGCAGTTGAGGTTTCCGCTAAATATTCCAACAGTTTAATGAAAACAGTTTTATTTTTATGTTCCCCACTTTTAACGATAAAACGCAACACGGCAAGCGAATTAGCATTTCGTCCCATGTGATCTAGCTTCATTTTCTTCTGCCTAGCAATGATTTTCGGAACATTGTTGGCGAGCCGCGTCCCAACCAAAGCACACCCGTGTTTGATTTTTGTATTTGCTACGGAGTTCTTATTAAAATCAAACAGGCCATTCGAAATTAAGTGTAACATGATATCATGCACCTTGTTGCGCCGAGAGTTTCCGTAACCCATTAACAGGCCAAGACGTAAAAAAATAAGAAACTGTTTAACGAGAAACGGAATCTGATGTAGATTCCGCTGTTCCAGCAAAACAAGCAATTGATGCAAATCCATATCAAAGACTAACCCTGGAATCTCTCGAACGTTATTTAATTCCTGAAGCAAAACATTTTGAAGGTCTTTTCCAGACACCCGAGGAATAATACCTGTTCCTGCTTTAAACCATCCCACATTCACTTTGTTGGCATTAGAAATCATGCACGGAAAGTTAGTAATCCAATACACCTTTTTCTTTCTATTTCTCACAACATCCTGATCTTCCAGTCCCTGTAAATCCACTGAATTATTGCTATTGCAAACGAACGCCGGCAAAAACAGATCTTGGATAGAAACATGCATCTTATAAACGCCTAAGGCATATAAAAAGTCGCAGTAAGGTCCACGTATATTGATATTCAATGAACTCATATCTAAATCATCGTTTGAAACAAACGTGCTTACGGTAAACGCAGGTTCTTTAAATGTATGCTTGTACATGACAAAACTGTGAGTCATTGTCTTAGGAATGCGATGATACACAAAATTAGCCCTTTTTGAAATGGTTGCTTTTAAATTCATGACTTTGTTCGTATTAAACGCGTTAAGAATTACCGCGCCATGCCTCACTGAGGTAATTTCAGCAAAATCAATACCACCAGGAACATTAGGCAACTCTTTACGTTTAGGCAGTTGTGCCACGAAGGTAAAATCTGGTTTCACGCCTGGCGGGACCGCACTTCGAGACTGCTTAAACGACAATCTCGAAATTACCCGTATGTAATGAGTCGTCAAAACGTTTTCTTCTTTTGTTTTGCATTCGTCCGGCAAACTGTAATCGTAATACAACAGAAGCAAATTTCGAAAGATTAACTGAGAAGATTCAACGACATACAATGTTTTACCGTAAACAAAACCATTTAAACACAGTTCTCGCTTATTTTTTTTTACCGTAACCTTAATATTTAGATACAAGAGTTGCTGCTTAAATTTTGCCAAACAAAACCTCTGTATTGCAGGAACCGCCTTAGACGACATCCTCAAAGTCTTGATGGCGTATTGTTTATAGTTTTGAATTTTCTCATAGACTACATTAAAGAAATCTGTTGTCACCCGGTTATGTTTGACTACGGTTAACCAAAGCTTATGCAATTCTAGCATAAAAAAATTTTCCCAGAACCACGAATCAACAGTGCCCATATGCGGCTTGTGACGAAAACCGAAAAGCAGTTTAAAATGAATTATGACTCGCTGAGCTACTTTAGGACCAAGAAGCGAAATTAAATCATTTGTACACTGCTCAATCTCAATGACAGTAAGATAGCGACACAGATAACACAAAAAATACGGATAGTATTCTAGATATATAGAATTCTGCTTAGGAAACACGGTCGCCACATATCTATCACTCATCGACAACTCGCACGTACACAATACATTCGGTAGATGTGTATTCCACTCTTTCAGAGATAATAAACCTCTGAACACGTGTGAAGCGTAGTAATCTTTCATAATGGAAAACTTAAAAACCGGAATATCGCTACAGCGACATCGACTGGTATGAATATATAAGATCGGACCTAAGCATTTACATCCAGATTTCGATAAATAGTCGTTGGTGTCCCATTCTTCACAGAAACATGGCACCGCAACCGGTCCTAACAACAGACGACACAAGGCAATTTTAGCCCTGTCTTTATCGTGAACGATATTTGGCCCAGACGTTTGAAAAATTTTCTCTATGATTGACTCGATCTTTTCCAGAACTACAGGCACAGATCGCGCTAAACGAGTTTCCTCGTCGCGAGACACTTCAGCGGTCAGATCACAGGAATCTATAAAAACTGGAATCGACCGTGCACAAGTGGAACCAAAACATGAATTAACTATTAAAGTTTCACAATTACCGGTGTGCTGCATAACGCCGAAACATGGAAAATTGGCAGGCGACCGAAATTTTACCTAAAATCGAAGCACCTCTAAATATTTTCAATGACATTAAAACATACACGGCCGAACAACTTTTTGACAATTTGCGAATTTATTTCGGTGACGATCCGAGCCGTTACAACATCAGTTTTGAAGCCTTGCTCGGAATCTACTGCAACAAAATAGAATGGATCAACTTTTTCACCACGCCGATCGCCGTTGCGGCGAACGTAATTCGCTTCAACGATGTGAGTCGAATGACCCTCGGGAAGGTTCTCTTCTTTATCCAATTACCCAGAGTCGCCACAGGAAACGACGTAACTGCTCCAAAAGAAACCACCATCATGGTAGCCAAACACTCAGAAAAACACCCCATAAACATATCGTTCGATTTGAGTGCTGCCTGTCTGGAGCATCTGGAAAACACATTTAAAAACACAGTCATCGATCAGATTTTAAACATCAATGCGTTGCATACAGTTTTAAGATCTTTAAAGAATTCAGCCGATTCGCTCGAACGAGGTCTGATTCACGCATTCATGCAAACCTTATTGAGAAAATCTCCCCCGCAATTTATCGTCCTGACCATGAATGAGAACAAAGTACATAATAAACAAGCTCTGAGCCGAGTACAGCGCAGCAACATGTTTCAGAGCCTAAAAAACAGATTGTTAACGTCATTATTTTTCTTGAACAGGAATAATAATAGTTCGTATATCTATAGAATTCTGAACGACATGATGGAATCGGTCACGGAAAGCATTCTAAATGATACGAACAACTACACTTCCAAAGAAAACATCCCCCTAGACGGTGTTTTATTAGGACCGATCGGCTCTATCCAAAAACTCACCAACATACTCTCCCAGTACATCTCCACACAGGTCGTCTCCGCCCCCATCTCATATGGTCACTTTATTATGGGCAAAGAAAACGCAGTGACTGCGATTGCATACCGTGCAATCATGGCCGATTTTACTCAATTCACCGTGAACGCCGGGACAGAACAACAAGACACTAACAACAAATCAGAAATCTTTGACAAAAGCCGCGCGTACGCCGACCTAAAACTGAACACGTTAAAACTGGGAGATAAATTAGTCGCATTCGACCACCTACACAAAGTTTACAAAAACACAGACGTCAACGATCCGCTAGAACAAAGCTTACAACTGACATTCTTTTTCCCTTTGGGTATCTACATACCGACAGAAACCGGTTTCAGTACAATGGAAACACGTGTGAAATTAAACGACACCATGGAAAACAACCTACCCACCAGCGTTTTTTTCCACAATAAAGACCAAGTCGTGCAGCGAATTGATTTTGCCGACATACTGCCGTCGGTTTGCCATCCCATTGTCCACGACTCGACCATCGTCGAACGACTCATGAAAAACGAACCATTGCCTACCGGCCACCGCTTTTCTCAACTATGTCAACTGAAAATTACCCGAGAAAACCCAACCAGGATCTTACAGACCTTATACAACTTATACGAAAGTCGACAAGAAGTACCCAAGAACACCAACGTCTTAAAAAACGAACTAAACGTTGAAGACTTTTACAAACCGGACAATCCAACGCTGCCGACCGAAAGACACCCCTTCTTTGATCTCACGTATATCCAGAAAAACCGAGCCACAGAAGTACTCTGCACACCAAGAATAATGATAGGCAACATGCCTTTACCACTAGCTCCAATCTCTTTCCACGAAGCCCGTACAAATCAAATGCTGGAACATGCAAAGACGAACTCCCACAACTACGACTTCACCCTCAAAATTGTCACCGAAAGCTTGACGAGTGGCTCATACCCAGAATTGGCTTACGTTATCGAGATCTTAGTGCATGGAAACAAGCATGCTTTCATGATCTTAAAACAAGTAATTAGCCAGTGTATTTCTTATTGGTTTAACATGAAACATATACTTCTTTTTTGCAACAGCTTCGAGATGATCATGCTAATCTCTAACCACATGGGTGACGAACTGATCCCAGGAGCAGCTTTCGCTCACTACAGAAATCTTGTGTCGCTAATTCGCCTAGTGAAGAGGACAATCTCTATCTCCAACATCAACGAGCAACTTTGCGGCGAACCTCTGGTGAATTTCGCCAACGCGTTGTTCGACGGACGTCTGTTCTGCCCGTTCGTTCATACCATGCCCAGAAACGACACGAATGCAAAAATAACAGCGGATGATACACCACTGACACAGAACACGGTAAGAGTTAGAAATTACGAAATCTCCGATGTGCAAAGAATGAATCTAATAGATTCAAGCGTCGTCTTCACCGACAATGACAGACCATCGAACGAAAACACCATCCTGAGCAAGATCTTTTACTTCTGCGTACTCCCGGCACTATCAAATAACAAGGCCTGTGGCGCTGGCGTCAACGTAAAGGAACTAGTTCTAGACTTATTCTACACGGAACCGTTTATCTGTCCAGATGATTGTTTCCAGGAGAATCCGATCAGCAGCGACGTCCTAATGTCTCTGATACGAGAAGCTATGGGTCCTGGCTACACCGTAGCCAATACATCATCTATCGCAAAACAGCTGTTTAAATCGCTAATCTACATTAATGAAAATACGAAAATACTGGAAGTGGAGGTCTCCTTAGACCCTGCGCAGCGACACGGCAATTCCGTTCATTTTCAATCACTACAACACATTCTATACAATGGGCTTTGCCTGATCTCACCGATCACCACCCTAAGACGGTACTATCAGCCAATCCCATTTCATCGATTCTTCTCTGACCCGGGAATCTGCGGCACCATGAATGCTGATATCCAAGTATTCCTAAATACATTTCCTCACTATCAAAGAAACGACGGCGGTTTTCCTCTCCCGCCCCCATTAGCATTAGAATTTTATAATTGGCAACGAACACCGTTTTCCGTGTACTCAGCCTTCTGCCCCAATTCCCTGTTGAGCATTATGACGCTTGCCGCCATGCACTCAAAACTGTCTCCCGTTGCCATAGCGATCCAAAGCAAAAGCAAAATCCATCCGGGCTTTGCGGCCACACTAGTCCGGACGGATAATTTCGACGTCGAGTGCCTGTTGTACAGCTCCAGGGCAGCCACATCTATAATTTTAGACGATCCCACGGTCACCGCGGAAGCTAAAGATATCGTAACCACTTACAACTTCACCCAGCATCTAAGTTTTGTAGATATGGGCTTAGGTTTTAGTTCTACCACCGCCACTGCCAATCTTAAGCGAATTAAATCAGACATGGGAAGCAAGATACAAAACCTTTTCTCCGCCTTCCCGATACACGCGTTTACCAACACGGACATAAATACGTGGATTCGGCATCACGTCGGGATAGAAAAACCTAATCCCTCCGAGGGCGAGGCACTAAACATCATAACATTCGGCGGAATTAACAAAAACCCACCCTCCATACTGCTGCATGGTCAACAAGCTATCTGCGAAGTCATACTGACTCCGGTCACGACAAATATTAACTTTTTCAAATTGCCCCATAACCCCAGAGGCAGGGAATCGTGTATGATGGGAACGGACCCACACAACGAAGAGGCGGCTAGAAAAGCATTGTACGATCACACCCAAACAGACAGCGATACATTTGCCGCAACCACAAATCCTTGGGCATCTCTACCAGGCTCCTTAGGCGATATCCTGTACAACACGGCACACAGAGAACAACTATGTTACAATCCCAAGACATACAGTCCTAACGCTCAATTTTTTACCGAATCTGACATCTTAAAAACGAACAAGATGATGTACAAAGTGATAAACGAATACTGCATGAAATCAAATTCATGTTTAAACAGCGATAGCGAAATACAATACTCGTGCTCTGAGGGCACGGATAGCTTCGTAAGCAGACCATGCCAGTTCTTACAAAACGCTCTGCCCCTTCACTGTTCATCCAACCAAGCTCTATTAGAGAGTCGGTCTAAAACCGGCAATACGCAGATCAGCGAAACCCATTATTGTAACTACGCCATAGGAGAAACCATACCTCTCCAACTTATTATCGAATCTTCCATATAAAATGGAAACCGTCTACTGCACTTTCGATCACAAACTGTCACTTTCCGATATCAGCACCCTCTGCAAGCTCATGAACATCGTCATACCGATCCCAGCTCACCACCATCTAATAGGTAGCGGCAATTTAGGTCTTTATCCCATCGTCTCCTCCAACAAAGATTACGTCCACATCCGGAACGTATTACGGACCATGGTCGTAACCATTCTGCAGAAGGTGGAAGGTAATCAACTAGTTTTGAGAAAGCCGATGACCGGCCAGCAGTATGCCATAAAGAACACAGGACCCTTCCCCTGGGAAAAGGGTGACACCTTGACATTGATTCCACCTTTATCGACGCACTCGGAAGAAAAGCTATTGAAACTGGGTGATTGGGAGCTCACTGTACCTTTAGTCGTTCCGACCGCAATTGCGGCCGAGATCAACATCAGATTGCTATGCATTGGTCTTATAGCAGTTCACAGAGAATACAATGAGATGCAAACAATCATCGATGAGTTATGCTCTATCCAATACAGAGACGTACTCATTAAATTACCAGACATAGTCAACGACAAACAATCAATGTACTCCATGAAAACAGCCTGCATCTCGCTGTCCATGATCACGGCCATGGCCCCAGACATCGTGAGAACTTACATAGATCGGCTAACGCTGGAAGACCATTCAATGCTTTTGATCAAATGCCAAGAACTATTATCTAAAAGAACAACGTTAAGCACACAGCGCTGCGGACAACTTCACGCTACGGACATCAAAGACGAATTAAAAAAAATCAAATCAGTCTTAACTATGATCGACCAAATTAATTCTTTGACCAACGAGAAAACGTATTTTGTTGTCTGTGACGTTTCCGCAGATAACAGAATGGCTACATGTATTTATAAAAATTAAATGCTTTTTAAAAACACACTGGCCTACTATAACTTTTCTATCACTTATACGCAGGATTATAAAAACACACCCCGCCTGAACACCCGCGTCCTCCATCCGTCATGTAAAATTACCTCATCCCTTAAAAAAACACAGTATTTAAAAAGCAAGGTGAAACATAAAATGTTTTTTTGTACCAACATGTATTCTCCTCAACTAAATCATGTCTTACAGCTTGTTTTTGATTGCAATCACATTGTTCCGAATTCTTACCAAGAAATCACGTTGAAATGTCGAATCTCAAGCACAAAACCAGGAATCCTATTCATAACAGATGGCACTGAATCAGAAACTGAGGACGTCCTGTTCGATGTACAGTTTCTCGAAAATACAATGACTATCAAAATAAAAATTTTACCTATTTCTAGGACAGTTCCCGTACGGATTCATTTATTCTCCATACCCATTTATCTGCCGTCACCTGCACTGGAGATTGACGACATCAATGCGCTATGCCAAAAAGAAAACATCGATCCAATCGTATACGAACAATATGGCCTGACCAACATGCCGATCTCGACAACCAACGTGATAAATCAATTTAAAGTCGTTTCGAATGATAGCGTTGAAACGTCTTTGATCTTACTTAACCTAAGCTGGACAGAAAGTCCTTATCAGTCTCAAAAATTAGACCGCTATGGCAGAAAGCTGCTAATAGTTTTTAGCGTGTTCAGCATCGATACCAGAAAATGTTCCTATTGGAAAAACCTATTCAAAAGTATGATTCCACTCTGCAGAGTCAACATGATTTCCGAACCCGGCATTTCTATCTACAAAATAGAATTTAACGATCCTTTTCTCACAATCTTTTTACGTAACGTAGTGTTGCCGGAAAACGAGCGACGGTTTCCAATCACGAAAGAATGTTATCTTCGCTTGACCTTTTCCCCTCCGAATCGGAGTACCGTCACGCTGAATATGAATATGCCGTATTTCAAAATCTGCGCAGACGGAAAGAGTCTAGAGGTTTTCTTTCCCAGCGATATGTCCTTAGTAATTAATACAAACAAAGAGATCACGCTACGCGGCAAGTTCACTAACAAAAAAATCGTAGGCATCTTCATCCCTGTTCAGACACATGTCTTCAAGCTGTACCCATTTTTATGGTTTGCCCAAGAACCGTTAAAATTGCGGATTTCGTGCGAAAAAACAGTTTCCGTAACCGAACACGACATGTTAGGTCGTATCTTTTTTGTGACGAAGAAGTTGTTTAGAAAGCCGTTTCGTTCCCTCTCAAACAGCGACATGAAATCTCTTTTAACACACACGGAGAATACCGACAAGCCATTCGAAGTACACTTCATGGGCAATTGTTTTCCAGCATACTTGCTACCGGAACTCACACTACATCCTTTAGAATACGAAGACAAGCCTGCGCGTGGAAACCCGCAGATCCTCCCGTCCGTGGAAAAACACTCTATTATAAAAATGCGCATATGACTCTCTACGTTTACATCAACTATTTAACATCCAAAATACACTAACAGGATTCCCCTCATACATCCAGAAAAGCAAACATGCAACCCGCCACTCTACAATGGTCTTCGTACGTACTACAGCTAAGATTAACAACTGCCGCCATATTAAAACCCGGCGAACTGAGATATTTTAAATGCGGATTAGGTATCTGCCCCCCTTCATCCAGCGTGGTGTGCACTTGTAGAGACGAAAGCAGTTTTGCAGCATCGCCTTTTACTTACATCGATCCAAAAGATTATGGCAACATACCCTTTGCGGTGCATAACATCTCAGATCTAGATCTGGATCTCGGCAGATTACCCATCGTTCTTAACATATTCGCACTCCCTTACGCGAACGTGACTGTATCAAATTTACCGGTGCAACGCATAGAAGCCTACGATCGCCACGCCATACCCCACGGACAGTGCGAGGCGCAGTTTATTCTATATGGCCCTCTCACGCGCATTAAAATTTACGCGGCTGATATACGATGGACAGAAAAAACACCAGAAGAGCCAACACGTTATTTATTTAACGCAGATATATGGATCAATCTCCAAAACACTCCGCTCGACCAAATTTTTAACTCTGCTAAAATTGAATTTATATCACACCGACACGTCTCCATCTCTAGAATCTTACTTTGTGGAAATCTATTAATTTTGAAGACAGTGTACGAAAACGACTATCTCCTTGATGATACTTTTTTTCCCGAAAAACTTAACATACAACTTTCACTGACCCCCCACACCGCAGACATCACAATGTCGCAGAATCAAGAAACACTTCTAAAATGCAACGTCGGTTCAATAACTGTCGGCGCAACTAAAAATATCGTCTCTAACCTGATTACGCCTTTCCATTGCTCTTTCCACACTATCTTCGAATCAAATTCAAACTTTACGGGTTTCTTTATCCCCAAACTCTTGCACGGAATCTCTATAACCACCTGCATTTGGGACGAGACGCGGCCTCTCTACATCACCATGAAAGCACAGAAAAAGAACTGTCGCATCAATTACTCGCAAGAACTAGGCAAAGTATTCTTCTTCCCCAAGCAAATTTTACCACCGGGGAATAATATCGAATTCAGCTGGACAGAAATGAGCAACATTTATGTAAACATAGAATCTCCAAATGGTCCCGTAAAAGACATTGTAGCTCTCGCAAGCCAGCCAGTATCGCGAGCACCAAGTCTAACCACGGTCGCGCACGTAACACCAGAGATCAGCATGGGCATTTTTTTGAAATCACTCCGCATCGCGTTCGACAAAGAACATTTGGTACCCTTGCACTTTTTTCTAAAACCCGGAGAATCTACTCGCATGGAATTCATGCCGCCTGAAACCCCACAAAGCCTAACGATATTAGAAGGAGACGTCGGCATTCGTTTCATACCTTGTCACAATAATTACTCCCATAGATCTTCCCCGTAACTAGCTCCTAAATACCATTTTATACGAAAATAAAAAACCAAAACAACAACTTTTAACTATCCGTTTTATTTAACGCGTCGGTAAACAATTATGTGTTAAGTTTCACCATGTCCAGGAATTCACTTTGAAGGAAATGTGGGCATTCGCCATATACCTTGTCAGTCATAATTCTCATAGATCTTCCCCATAACACGCACCTAAACACCACTTGATCACAACATAAAAAAACACATTTTAGCTATCCATTTTATTTAACGCGTCAACAAACAATTTCTTGTTGAGTTTTAGCAGATCCATGGATTCGTTCTGACCAGCAAGGCTCCTGTTTACCGTTTCAGGCGTCAAAGAAGCGTTTAAAATAGACGGCTTTGGGGACGCGGCGCCTTTCTCCTCGATCGTAGGTAGAGTCTCCATCGGAACGACATGTCTCTGCGGCGATTGAGCGCGAACGTGCTTCAAAGCATTAATCTCTTGTCTTAACATTCCTATCATATCCACCAATTCTCTTAAATCGTTCTTTTCTCGAGCCATCTCCTTATCGTCGTCGTTGTCAACTTTATGGCGCCTCCTTTTTTTTGTGTATTCCGGATCTCCCGGGAAACTTAATTCATCTTCCGAATCACTCTGGAAATGCCGCTTTTTAAACGTTTTCGGTTGACGATAACCGTGTAACACGGCCGGATACTGGGGAACGGGGGAATATTGCCAATAGGGATACATTGTCTGACAAGGACTGTGATATCGATTCGACTCCTGTTCTGCAATCTTAGCAGCCGACTCCGAATACGGTAGCATTTGATACTGTTCAGTCACGGGCGGATGAACAGAAACAGGTGGAACTACTTTCGGCTGCTGTCCAGTTGTAACATTTAAAAGAGAAAAAAAAGCATCTTTCGGTAAAAAAACACAATCCGAAAACGGTGGACTTGACAGCAAAGGGGTAGTATTTGGCAGATTTTGATTACTCATAGCCGTTGTAGCTGTCGCAGATTCAACGGCGTCGTAATTCCCGTGCACAACCGACACGTCACACGTTTCAACCGCTAATTCAGACCCAGGTTCCGTAGTTAACTGAACTTGATCACCGGCAACTTTGCCCGTTGCTACAATAATCTCCACCGGTGGTTCACTAGCTTTAATATACGTACATTTAGACAAACCACATAGCTGTTTATCCAACTGCAACTTTGGAAACCGTTTTCTAATATAGGATGTATCCAAACTATCCGCGAGCAAGTCATATAAATCCGCCGAAAATAAATTTTCATCGAAACCCTGAGAATAAACATTGACCCCCTCCAAAACTTGTCTCTTTTCACTCTCGCTGATGCATGAAAACCTATCTAGAATCCAGCTTATTTCTCGTCCGAAAATCGCTATAGTTCCCGGTCTCCGACCGACTCCACATACAGACACATGATGAAAAAACGGTTTACCGTCTAAATTTTCATCCTGTAAAACTTTGCTAGAAAGCGATAGACCAGGAAAACTTGAACTTAAACACTCAATTTCCGGGTCCGGTGGTAAAGGTTCAATTACCGAACCTGCTGCGATCAACTTTGACTTACTAGCAATATTTCTTATGATGTCCATGAACGTTTGAGACTGTATCTGCGCAACGCAGAAAAGCCCATGCTCTAAATCGAAAAGACCACGTACCATTCCAATAGTGGCCTTTTCGTTGTGATTAATATTCAACGGCAAAGGAATATTTCCGGACCGCAGTTCTTTTTGAACCGTGTCTCTGGGCAGAGCTAAACATTCTTCCGACGGTTCTTCACCATAGACACAGAGGAATCCACCTACCCAAACTTTAGACATCTTGAGATGACCCAGATAGGACAGTACATAAAACTGAACGACGCCGTCCCTAATTTAATATTACACATAACCACAAAACTGCTTAGAAACGAGAATCTGACTAGCTTTAAACAAGAAGAACTACTTTTAATTCAACATGTCTGTACATCAATGCTGTCACACGGAATCAAGATCTTACTACTACGCGAGAGTTTATACAATTCTGGAATCGGAGACATAGTGATTTTGAATCGCAAAATCAGCAACAACTACTGGTTTCGACTATTTTCTATTCTGAAACAGCATTCTGACGCGGAACTACTCCGACATATGTTTAACGAAAGTCACTCAGCATATATTTCAAAAAAGCTGCACTACAGCGGAAATGTCAGTCACATAATTAATTTTCTCTTCATGGACGAGTTTGGTCTAAGTCTCAAAATTCCGGAAGAAATAATCTGCGAAGGCAATATAGTTTTCTCCGTTGGAGCTATCTATAATCACCGACTTTTAAAAATCTGCAGATTCTTTAACCGATTTTGGGGGGATCAAGAACGAGAACCAGCAGTACGGCTTATCTGCAAACACCTATGGTTCGCCTACCTTATAATGTTTGGAAAATTTGAGATATCCACGCTGGCGTACAATCAGCAAAGAGCCGAGCACAAAGCCGGACTGTTTTCATTTCTCCAAAACGACTTTAAAGTCTTCTGCGGCATGTCTGAAAACCCACAGTTACTCGACAGCTCTGCCATATTTGACCTTACAGGAATCAGCGCCGAAGATCTATTCTCTTATGAATAAAAACGATAAACTCCTTACTCATTTTAACATTTTTATTCCAACCTCTAAATCCGACCCCTTTTCGCGCCGCGTACACGAAAAACATTTCTTACATAAATTGACCAGCCAGATACTGCACAAACGAACGGGCACGGTGTGATCATCACATGCCATGCAATAGGCCATAGCGGATATATAATAAACTTTTAGAACAGGAAGCGCCATAAAAATATCGCGCAGACCATAAAAAATTTTGTCACTCTCAATTTCACTTAAGGCAGCTTTCGGCAGATGCGCTATTGTACCCAGCAGCAAATAAATACAGAGATACGTAGTCACGGACGAAAGTTCATCTTTCAAAAGCATGAAATTTTTGCTGTATAGGTAAAAAAACACCAACATGACTGGAATCACAACCGAATAAACCAACATTAACCACATGTCGTGTCCGCTCCTTAAAAACGCGAGAAAACACTGTCCAGTCTCGTTCTGCAAAGCTGTGGCTTTGTAATTATTCAGCATCTGAAGAGCTTGCACTCCCGATACGACCCAAACTATCGGGAAACACACCTTTGCCAGAGCCTTGGAATTCTCGTTCAACAACGGTGTGCTGTAACAGAAGTAGTTGATGCGCTCAATCGCCATAAACACCAACGACCACGAAGAGAAATAGGCAGAAAAATCATCGATGTAGAGAAGAATTGCGCAAAAATCTCGCGGCAAAGTCCAATGTCCACTCAGCAATCCCATCTTTATCGGAAGTAAAAAACAATTGAAGCTCATCCCGGCAAATGTAAACACAGCGTATTCTCGACCGACTTTGAAACCATTAAATCTAACCGTCAGGAAAACCACCGTACACAACTGGATGGACGAAAAAATGAATACCCAGCCATAAAACTCCGCAGTGGCTGGCCAAGCCAAAGACTTTGTTTCTTTCTCCATCCCGAAGAAACGAAGCAATGATTCATTAAAAGCTCTGTAAGTCTTTATATTCAAAACCCCATCCGTATTGACGTAATCAACACAACAACATCCCGCCTTATATAATGGCCGGTATTGGCAGAAAACCTAAAACTAGAAAATAGATGAAATCATAAGTATCATTTACATTAAATAATGAAGAGGCCATTGCAAACAATCTCTGTCTCGGTAATGTAAAAGATAGAGTAATGTTTAAACCGTTTTCAAAATGAAAGAGAATGCAGTCATGCTTTTCAAGTATAGCCACATCCGCCTGTTGTTCCATTTGTGCGCGGATATACTCCACGAACGGATTTTCTTTAGATTGAACCTGAACGGCATCGGACGGAGCCCCTGCACACTTATGTTCCCATCCCAATCTCACACTCTCATTTACACACACGGCCACGAGACCGGGAAAAAGAGTCGAAATTGATATGTCATTCTGCAGGTTGTACATAGGCACAACGTAATGGTGCATTAAGTATTCAAAATTTTGAATATTTCCAGCTTCAAAGTTATTTTCGGCGAAATCAACATTCTCCAGCTGTGGAAAAATCGAAGTCAGGAGAAACTTCCCAACTCTCTTGTTAAACAAACTTTCTGAGTTCAAGATCCGCCACAATAAAAAGAGACTTTCAATTGCAACCAAGCCAGACCGTAAATAATGTTGATCGTGTATAAAGATTGGAACATTATTTCCCAATTTTGGTCTCATTAGCTGATACGTCCAATACACCAGAACATCATTCTTAATGGCTCCGTGTAAGCGAGCTTCAACATCAAAATTTTGGCTGTCTTTCTCACCGGGAATTTTTTGCATCACTCCTCTACCTAGCAACATCTTTACAAGCACATGATTCCCAAATGTGTTTTCTGCATAATGCTTGCCTTTTCTCATGGGAACAAAAAATTTCATACAAGAAGGATCATTAAATCCAAAATAGGTGCCAGAAGGAGAGACATTTTTCAATGCTGTAATTTCACTACCGAGTAATCTAAATATCACGGGCAGAAGGGTTATAATATCTACTAGGGTTGTACGTTCGTCGATCTGTGAATTCTCATAAGTGGAATAAAAAGCTGCCAGGATACACAAGGCTGCTTCCAGGTCTGACATCTCACTTCCGAATATAGGATACACCGTCGCTTGCTCCAACGCATTGACGGTAACTGTTAATAACTCTTTCGAAATAGTCAAAGAATCCACATTAGTAATTTTTAAAGCCCTTCTTAAGCCAGGCTCATTGTAAAAAACCCTCTTGAGCTTATAAAACCAAGACCCGAACGTAAAATTCCACATCTGAGCATTATTGAAAAAAGTATTGATCATTTCTCCTCTAAAATCGTCTGTAAATCTTATAAAGGGGTCGAGTGGGGTTATGGCAACTTGATTAAATTTTTCCAGCCTCTCAGGAGATTTCGGTAACAGTTGTGTATCAGCTTTCGTTTCGACGTTTACCTCCCCATCATTCGTAAACAGCAAAGCATCCTCTATCGCTTTTAAATGAGAATTCAAAACGTCACTGTCTTTTTGCATCTTTCTTTGCAGTGCGTCTAATTCGGTTTTTAGGCGCATTCTTAGCAACTTGTCGCGATGCCCTTGATCTATTTTCTCCCGAAGTCTTAGTGAGGACTGACTTTGAAGCCTTCTGATATCTTCTTCTGTACAAATCAGTATGTTTCTGACATGCCCTTCTAAAATTGGTGTAATTGGGTATTGATAAAAGAGATTGCACTGCGCCATCCTGAGACCTAGCGAACAAATCACATATAAACGAAAATGACAACCGCTTGGTCTTCCCCGAAAACTTTTTAAAAAAATCTAACTTGAGTCCCCACTGCCTGAAAAAACAAATTACGGGAACAACGTTCCACAAAACCTCGTCTGCAATTAAATATTGATCCAAGAACGAAATAGACTGATGCAACTGTCTCAAACCTTGCAAATATTGCGCCTGATGAATGCAGTTGTGATGCACAGACTGCATCGTCGACTTCCCCAAAGTCGTCTTAAACTCAAAAAAATAACAATGAAAAGCAAACTCATCTTTGGCATCTACACTCTTTAGCAAGACGATACAATCCGGAATGCGTGGCCCTAGACGCACCTCGAAAAACACCGAGACAGATGCCGATCGCAAATTAGCCGGAAACACATCTCCTAAAAAATAATTTAGTCGCGCAAAATTTCCTTGCAAAGATAAGATCTGCTTATAGATCCTCAAATGGTGAAACTGTCCAATTTTTTTCCGAATATCAGGCAAACCTGTCAAAGACATGTTATTTGACGGGGAAAAAAAGACGCGGAGAATTTAGAAACAATTCCGAGTTCCATAACACATCATTTTTGTAATCTATTTAATATGGAAAGATCAAAAAGTGTTCAACTTTCAAAGAATAGCAGAACCCTTTCACATTTCATCGATGAAGAACAACTATGCTCTTCCGACTCTGGGTCTTTGTTCTGTTGACTCCCTGTTACAGTTGGAGACCGTGGACCATATCGGACGAGAGCCATTGTAAAAATGGAAACTCTGAAAATCCAATTGTTCGCCCGGGCTTTATAACTTTTAACTTTTATACAAAAAACGACACTCGGATATATCAAGTCCCTAAATGCTTACTCGGATCCGATATCACGTACCATCTGTTTGATGCCATCAACACGACAGAATCGTTAACCAATTATGAAAAACGCGTCACACGTTTCTATGAGCCGCCAATGAACGATATTTTAAGACTTTCTACCGTACCTGCGGTCAAGCAATTTAACCTGGATCACTCTATCCAACCGCAGATTGTCTATTCCTTAAACCTGTACCCTTCACACGGAATTTATTACATCAGGGTTGTGGAAGTCCGACAGATGCAATACGACAACGTTTCCTGTAAGCTGCCTAATTCTCTCAACGAACTGATCTTTCCAGTCCAAGTTAGATGCGCTAAAATTACACGCTATGCGGGCGAAAACATCTATACCCATTTCTTTACTCCGGACTTTATGATACTGTACATCCAAAATCCCGCAGGAGATCTGACTATGATGTATGGAAATACCACCGACATAAACTTTAAAGCCCCTTATAGGAAAAGTTCATTCATATTCAAACAGACATTGACAGACGATCTACTATTGATAGTCGAAAAAGACGTAGTCGATGAAGAATACCGTTTCATATCAGATGCGACATTCGTAGACGAAACGTTGGATGACGTAGATGAAGTAGAAGCTCTACTACTCAAATTTAATAACCTAGGAATCCAAACCCTATTAAGGGGAGACTGTAAAAAACCCGACTATGCCGGCATACCGCAGATGATGTTTCTTTACGGTATCGTACATTTCTCATATAGCACAAAAAACACAGGACCGATGCCCGTGTTAAGAGTGTTAAAGACACACGAAAATCTCTTGTCCATCGACTCATTTGTCAACCGATGTGTGAACGTCTCGGAAGGTACGATACAATACCCAAAAATGAAGGAATTTTTAAAATACGAGCCCTCGGACTATAGCTACATCACCAAAAACAAATCCATTCCCGTATCTACGCTGCTCACGTACTTAGCGACAGCGTACGAAACCAATGTAACGATTTCCAGGTACAAGTGGTCTGACATTGCCAACACTCTACAAAAGATCTATGAAAAACACATGTTTTTTACGAATCTGACATTTTCCGATAGGGAAACTCTATTCATGCTAGCCGAAATAGCGAATTTCATCCCTGCCGATGAACGCATGCAGAGGCACATGCAACTACTAATTGGAAACCTGTGTAACCCCGTAGAAATAGTTTCATGGGCCCACATGCTTACAGCTGACAAGGCACCGAATCTAGAAAATATTTATTCGCCTTGTGCCTCTCCCGTACGCAGAGATGTAACAAATTCTTTTGTAAAAACAGTTCTCACGTACGCTTCCCTCGACCGTTATCGATCAGACATGATGGAGATGCTATCCGTATACAGACCGCCAGATATGGCGAGAGTAGCGGCCATTCAGTGTCTCTCTCCAAGTGAGCCAGCAGCTTCTCTGCCTCTGCCGAATGTGACATTTGTAATTTCTCCCTCTTATGTGATTAAAGGAGTGAGTTTAACAATTACAACGACAATCGTGGCTACGAGTATAATAATCACAGCCATACCTCTCAATTCTACCTGCGTTTCAACAAATTATAAATATGCAGGACAAGATCTGCTTGTGCTACGAAACATATCATCTCAAACATGCGAGTTTTGTCAGAGCGTAGTCATGGAATATGATGATATCGACGGTCCCTTACAATACATCTACATAAAAAACATAGACGAACTAAAAACACTGACCGATCCCAACAACAATTTACTTGTTCCCAACACCAGGACGCACTACCTTTTGTTAGCCAAAAACGGCTCTGTTTTTGAGATGTCTGAAGTCGGAATCGATATAGACCAAGTATCTATCATATTGGTTATCATTTATGTTCTGATCGCAATAATTGCTTTATTCGGCTTATATAGACTCATCAGATTGTGTTGAATAAACGTTTTATTTATATTTGGCATTAGATAGATTTGTCCGTATACAGCTAAACGCCGACAACGTGCTCGTGAAAATATCGTCATTAAATCCGATTAGCGCCCGATAAATTACTAGTAAGAACATTAAGATAGCCAGGGCATTCACAATCGCAGTCCAGCACAGCATGCATTTGGAGGTCATCGTCCAACCCTATAAAAAAAGCAAATACTATTTTAGTTACACATTCTCCTTGTAAAAATTCACTGTGGTCAACTCACCCGACATGCTTCACATCTCGCGACTCGGCCTTTTTCTGGCCCTTTTCGCGATAGTCATGCACTCCGTTAATCTAATAAAATACACATCTGATCCCTTAGAAGCTTTCAAAACCGTCAACCGCCACAATTGGAGCGACGAACAAAGAGAACATTTTTACGACCTCCGAAACTTGTATACAACTTTTTGTCAGAGAAATCTATCCCTCGACTGCTTCACTCAAATTTTAACTAACGTTTTCTCTTGGAACATTCGAGATTTACAATGCAAGTCTGCGGTTAACTTGTCTCCATTACAGAATTTACCGCGGGCAGAAACCAAAATAGTGCTATCCTCAACAGCTGCAAACAAATCTATCGTCGCTAGCAGTTTTTCTCTATTTTATCTTCTGTTTGCCACACTATCTACATATACCGCAGATCCACCATGCGTAGAGCTACTACCGTTTAAAATTCTGGGAACACAGTTATTTGACATAAAACTGACCGACGAATCCTTGCAGATGGCAATCAGTAAATTTTCCAACTCGAATCTGACACGGTCATTGACTCCGTTCACTCCTGAAATCTTCTTTAATTACACCAGCTTTGTTTACTTCTTGCTCTATAACACAACATCATGCATCCGTTCAAATGATCAATATTTCGAACATTCGCCAAAACCTATAAATGTTACCACTTCCTTTGGACGAGCCATCGTAAACTTTCATTCGATACTGACTACGACGCCATCATCGACGCCATCATCGACGTCAGCGTCTATCACATCACCACATATCCCTAGTACCAACACACCAACCCCAGAACCTTCCCCCGTAACAAAAAACTTTACAGAATTGCAGACAGACACCATAAAAGTTACACCGAACACACCCACCATAACAGCGCAAACAACGGAAAGCATCAAAAAAGTAGTTAAACGTTCAGATTTTCCTCGACCGATGTACACCCCGACTGACATTCCAACTCTTACAATCCGTCGTAACGCCACTATTAAAACCGAACAAAACACCGAAAACCCTACCGAAAACCCAAAAAGTCCACCAAAACCAACAAATTTTGAAAATACCACAATCAGAATTCCCGAAACGTTTGAGAGCACTACAGTGGCAACAAACACGACTCAAAAGCTCGAAAGCACCACCTTCGCAACAACAATAGGAATCGAGGAAATTAGCGACAATATCTATTCTTCACCAAAAAACTCTATTTATCTTAAGAGCAAATCACAGCAGAGCACGACAAAATTCACCGACACCGAACACACCACTCCGATTTTAAAGTTTACCACTTGGCAAGACGCGGCGCGCACATACATGAGCCACAACACGGAAGTACAAAACATGACCGAAAATTTTATTAAAATTTCTCTTGGAGAAACGATGGGAATCACGCCTAAAGAACCCACAAATCCTACCCAACTTCTCAACGTAAAAAACCAAACAGAATACGCAAACGAAACCCATAGCACAGAAGTGCAGACCGTCAAAACCTTCAAAGAGGACAGATTCCAGAGGACAACTTTGAAATCCTCAAGCGAGCCACCTACCGTTCAGACGTTGTCTGTCACTCCAAAAAAAAAACTACCGTCAAATGTAACTGCCAAAACTGAAGTACAGGTAACTAACAATGCTTTACCATCTAGTAATTCATCACACTCAATCACTAAAGTCACCGAAGAACCAAAGCAAAATAGAATGTCGGCGTCCACTCACGGAGAGATCAACCACACAGAAATACCACGAATGACACCAATTCTTAACGCTCACACATGGGAAAAATCGACTACACCTCAATGGCCCTTCACCGCTGAAACGTCCTTAACGACATCTTCAAAGTCTGCCATTCTAACCTGGTCAAACTTACTAACAACGCCAAAGGAACCATTAACGAATACAAGTCTAAGGTCGACAAATCATATCACAACACAGCTAACGACTAGCAACAGAACTCAATCAGCCAAACTAACAAAAGCTCACGTCTCGTCACAAACGACTAACATCTACCCCCAAACAATCACGGAACGATCTACGGACGTTAAAAAAAAAAGTTCCACAGAAAGTCGGGAAGCTAACAAAACTCTGCCTGGAAACGACTACCGCGTCACCGATAAAAACTCACACAACCATCCAGATAACCTCACTACCAAAGCATACTCAACCCAAAATGCAACGCATTACACATACAACGAACGACACGATTTAAACAACACAGATAGCACATAACCGCATACGTTTGTCAAAGCTACTCATCCTCAGTCTTCAATAAAAACTCAATTCTGAAATCAGGTTTGTCTTTTGTCGTTATGAAATCTATTGGAGATAATAAAACACGATCCAATTACATCAAAAAATGCTTTTATTTGTCGTGTGCTACATTTATAATTAGAATAGGCGTCTCATGCGATCTAATAGCCCTTCACCGTCTCTGAAGCAAAAGTCTTATAACACCAGTACTTCAAGAAAATCGCAAAAGAACACAAGAGTAAAAAAAGATTTATCAAAAGCCAGATCGAAGAAAATGAATTCAAGACGATCTCATAGGTGTGCGAATGGCACTCTGAAGAATAAAAGTCCATTTCCGTAGCGGCCGCAAAAACAAGAATGTAAAAGAGCCAGAGACTGACATATAAGCGTTGCCTTGCGCCTTTCTTACAACTCATCTTAAGTGTTATTTTGAACTAGTCTTCGCGTCGACGTGATTAACAGCAGACAGCCCTCTGTCACCTGGAAAAATGTACAGCGTAATTTCAGAAAAGATCTCTGAAACGATTACCCTACAGAGACAAACGAGCTCAAGATACATTGAATTTTTCGTCTTTCGAAACGTGGACATCAATGAACTTTGGACTACAGACATATCTGAAGACAAAACGCACGATGTGTGGCCAGCTATAAATGAGAAATCATTTAAAAAATTTCTAGAAAACGAACTAACCTCTTATCAACGCCCAATCTCGCTTCTAGGTATTCCGCAAAATGGAACAGTGTCGAAGACCTGCAAAAGAGAAAAGCAAAGAGAAACCGATTGTGTTAACTATGTAAGGAAACATGGCAACCCAGTAACTTTCTACCCAAGACACCGCGCAAAAAGAAATGCAAATACGGACACTTGTATTTCGGAAGAACCATCTATCTTAGTAAGCCATCACAGGAATAGTAAAATGGACGTTTTTATGGACGCCAACAAAATCACACTCGTAAATAGAGAACTCATATGGGTGCCGCACGATCAAGTTCGAATCGTAAAACTAGATATTTCCCTGTGCATCCCGGATGGTTTCTTCGGAGTCATTATTGGCCATAGCAACGACGTATTCTGCGAATGCATCACTGAAATTATAACCGACGAAACCGACATTTCAGTTTTTCTAATGAACTTATCCGAGCACTCCCTAATGCTTCTCCCAGGAGATGTCGAATTCTCAATCAACTTTCTCCCTTGCTACATCCCGGAACCATGGGAGATGATCAATCTGTCTCCCCCCGAATCTGCAGTTTTCCATCTAAAGACATGCAGAGAATTTATAATTAAACCGAACAGCTATACGATACAATGCTTCGACGCCATGTACGTTTGCGCCGATGAACTAAAGGCTCTCATGATTCCCTCCAAAGAAATTATCAAACTCGGCTTATTGATTGAAACCTACATCTGGAACAAAGACACAATTCCCTCCATAAAGATCTTCAACTCTACACGCAAAACTATCTACATCCCTACAGGCATCTGCATCGCCAGAATAATTTTTACTTGCGGACATTTCTGCCTCAGTTTAATGCCTGAACGCGCAATAAACCGGCTACAGGTACTAGACGCCAGTTCCTTTTTCTTGTTTCATTATGCCGCCTTCAGTAACGCTTGACCATACACTCTCACCTTCAGACTCGACGTGTATCGATTTAACCTTTTCACTCGGAGCTTCCGTCACAACATTTGGCAGCGCTTGATATAATCCTGTCTCCTCATGGAGAATCGGATCCAACTCTACTAAAAGACGCTTGCTGTTTTCGCCATCAATCTCTATGAGACTGTTTATTTTCTCGACATCGCTAAGTGTTGACTGATCTGTAGCGAATTTGTTAAGCAACTGATTAAGATTATCGGTGCACATAGAAAACTCGCCAATTAAAGTTTTCATAAAAACGACATCCATCGTTTGTAATATTTTTTCAGCTTTCATAAGCTCTACACAGAGTGCATCTTTAACGTGGTTAGGACAATTGGATAAACATCGCTCCATAATGGTATGCCTGAGCTTAGTTTTTTTGTACATTGGTAATAAACCTAACAGAGTTTTCATAGTTTCCGTGTCTTTTTGATGACTTATAATATCATTCTGATAAACTCCAAAATCTTTATACGTCATATCCAGAAAATACGTCAGCTCTTCACTTTCTAAATCGTCGGAAGAGCACAACATCTCATAATTTGCCTGAGTCGGCTGTCCAAACAGAGATAATCGTCGAAAACAATTTCCCATAACACCCCAATACCCTAAGGGCATTTAAAGCCAAATTCATCTGTAATCAACAGAGCTCTACACAATGACCATCGTAGTGTTTGCGACTGAATACGATGCCGCAAACGTCATTTTTAGTATCCTATGTAGAAGTCCCAGTGAACATTTAATCTTTCCGATTATTGTTAAATATAAACCATCAAATAACGTCAGCTTCTGCCTTCAAACTCAAAAATGCAAAAATTCAAAGCGAATCGACACGGTATTCGTCTGCCACGCCGAGAAATTAAATCTCAGCCACTACATACAAACTGCAAGTCCGATAAAGGCTGAAGATGTTGCCAACAGCCTCAACGACAAAGAAACCGAATTGTTATATGTCGACATGATATTATCTCAAACTGGAAAAGAAAAAGAGGACGTCGAATTTAAATACATGGCCTATTTCCACAAATCGCTCATTATCAAATATCTCACCGGTAAATTCCTATTGCCCACTTCCCCCTTTTGGTTTCTATCGACCTACGGGCAAACAGAAGGTCTGCTTTTATTAACGATGTATTACTATTTGTTCGAGGAACAAAAGAGCACCATCACAACTACCAAAAATTATGTTCAATGCTTTACGGAAAACACAGGAAGCATGGTGTTCACGTATTCTTCCATGTCCGAATTTATAAACATTACTTTGAAATCAAAATTTAGAAAACTATTTGCAGACTTCGCAACGTACGCCAGACAAAAAAATCTCCGCGATAAGGAAGAATTTAAATATCTAGACACTCAAATCAATCTATTTAGAAAGAGTTCACATCTAACCAACACATTCCGTGTCCATTACATATATATCGCTTACAACACGGCCCTAGAGACGACAAAATTCGTCAATTACTGCAATATCACTTCTTACGACTCTAATTTACCAATAGGACAACAATGCCAGAGAAATGTCCACATTCTTGGAAATTCCCTGCACGAAAATTTACTGTGTATCATGAAGCAATACTTCAATGCGGATTGTTACTTTAAAACATACATCGATATAAAAAGACTGAAAAATCCAGATCTAAACGTTACAGAATACGAGTATGCTCTGGCCTCTAAAAAGAAGACCATCCAAGCATTAACTTCCGAACAAATAACGCGTGCCATAGCGAAATGTAATAAAAACGGAGAAGGTCTTTTTTCTCCAGTAAAACCAGGATTACAAGGATTATTAGAAATCTCCGCTTCCGATAAATACGTTCAGATACAAGATAAGCGCATCTACAGAAGACAACACCTACACAAAGATTATCACCGTCCCTTTCCTGTATTCAGAGTGCAGCTTTTACATAAAAATATTTTTTGCTTCGGGAACTCTGAAGATTGGTACGAAAACATGGGATTTAACCGCATCTTACAGTATCTCCCCGACGAATATATCTCTGATGAAGCTCTAACTCGCGCCATCTGGCTACAAGACACACATTTTCTCTGCGACGACTTCGAAAAACAATTCTATACTACACGACACGAAATATTCAACGAACGCATACCAGTCACAAATTACATAGGAGACTTGGATCTTCCGCTGCAAGATACAGCAACCATTACGGAGGAAACATTTTTCTCGATGTGTCGCCTCATAAGACTTACCCTCATCAACGCCTGGAAAAAAATTTTTCCAAGCATCGACACACACACACATCCCATCTTCTTCTTCAAAACCCAGTGCGACACGACTAACGACGCACTAGACTATACTGAAGATCCAACCGAAATCAAACAATTCTGTATTTGTCGGAAAAAGATCGGTCTTAGAATATCAATCCCATTACCTAATGGCACAGCGATCGCCGGGGGAGAACCATTAAAACAATTATCCAAGATTTTAAATCACGTTATGTGTTTAGATCAAGAGCTTAGTCAGATCCTCAATTCCCTAACATTTCCCGGAGAATGTTTCGACATCGGCATTTACCACACAGGTCACTGCATCAGAATAGGCTATATGTACAAGACAGACATGGACAAAGGGAAAATGCTACATGGACGGCTAACTCCCATATTTATCGTCCCAGAAGGTTACCGAAATTCTTGCAAGACGTTTATTCAGATGCAAATGGATTTAAACAACCTTCTACATCACGGTACTAAGAAGGCTCCCATCGAAGAATTAATCTATAGCATAACGGATAAAGGCTGCCCTAAAGAAAACCTAAGTTTCATGGATTTAAAATCCAGACAACTGTGGAACAAAGTTAACATAGCTACAGACACTCTAATCACCAAGTACCTGAACACGCATGGTTTTAACAACAATGCAACATCAGCGGATGACTCCCTTTTATCGTTTATTAGATTAATCGGATGGCCAATCATTAAAACGCAATTAATTACTCATTACGAGACTAGGATAGCGCAACAGTTTTCACAAGTAACTTTTCTCAAAATAGATTCAAAGAACCTTCAGATCAAAAAAACACAATTTGGAAGAGTTTCGGATTTTAGCTGCCTGAACAGACAACATAGAGGAAATCGAGATAACGTCCTAGTTTACATACAACTCAAAGCCGACGGAAATCGGTTAATTCTCATCTTGTGGAGCACATGCTTTGCTACTAAATGCCAGTCCAACAGCAAACAAGTACATTGTTCCATCGCCTTAGAGCAATTAAAAAACTAACTTACTACCTATAAACCCAGACCTTCTTTTAGTATTTACCATTTGACTCCAACGCACATGCTAACTAAATCGCGCCATATCACAGCATTTCCGGAGATTAAAGCATTAGCAACACCGTCCTTCGTTCTTTCACACAACTTAACCGCAAAAAAGCGCCAACGGAAAGCATCTCAAAAAACATATAAAGAGGCCAATTTATGTCATTTCATTTATTATAAGCAAACATGTATCCTCGTGGAGTAAAACGCTCACAACATGATCGTCATAAACAAACCGCCTTCAGAACGATAAAACGTTCCATCACGCATAGACCAACCAGCAAGTTCATCAGCCATTTCGCCAAAAATTTTCGAGGAAAACTCGCACCTCTGAAACAACTGGATGAATCTAGACTAGACGCACTAAGTCTGACAGAGTTAGAACAGCTGAAGACCATCATCGAAGAGAAACAACAAGAAAAACGCGCTCAAAACAATGCAATCACCTTTCTGCCTAACCTTCCAACAGTCCCCTTTGCCGACACAAACTTTTCGATAAAATCTCTTGGCCTGAGACCTTACAACGGAGACGCCCGTGATCCAAAACAACGCATCCGAGACAGATTTCCACAGACGCATGAACGAATTTGTCTCCTAACTAATGACATACTGGAAACCGACCTGCTGCTTCGCTATCGACAATGTCTCGACTCGCTCACGCGAGAAGAAAATCAGCAACTAATGGGCGACCGGATATTCTCCCTGACCAACTCACCTTGTCTTGCTTTTACAGTTGCTACAGTAGAAGAAGCCTGCAGTTATTTTAAATTTCACGATCTGCACAACCTACCGGTCAACCCACAAGACTTATTCATGTATACCATCACCGTCATGAAATTCGAATTTTTCAACAAACTCAACATGGCGAAATTAACCTGTGTTTTCAACGACAACGGACACGGCGACATCGAATACCGAAAACTCAGGCAACTCTGCGGTAAACCTGTACTAGATCGAGAGATGCCAAACTCCGAATTTGAAGTACAACAACAAACTCCAGACTCATTTAGACACCCAATTCAACAAGCCATGTCCATCGTTGTGACGTTCGCTCGAATACTACGACAAATTAAAGAACATATCATACGAACAAAGAAACCGCAATTCATCCGCGATTTCGACACAGAACGTGTAGCCGAGCGATACGAATGCGGTCTGATAAGCAGGCTCATCGGAAAGCAATTCAGCAACCATAAATGCGATGATGTTAGCTGTCAAAATAGAATCGAACGAATCATGGCTCCTTGGAAACCAAGTCTATTTTTCTGCACTTATTTCGCCAAAGACGCACCAAAGTTTAAGCTGTTTCCAAATCTTCCTCACGAATACCGAAATCTTTCTTTTACTTGTCCAAAGGTCGACATGGAACCTTCATGCAGCTATTCAACAAGTCGCGACCTACCTCAGACCTCTCATCGTTCACATAAAAACCAAGGTACGCCTAAGGTTAAATCCAAAGTTTGCGTCGAAAAACCAGACACCTCAAACCTAACAACGACAAAAACAACTACCGAAATTCTCATAGAAGAATCAATGGAAACCGACAACAAAATACCAGATCCTAGAGAACTAAACTTCAATCAAGCAAAACAAGACGAAATTGTGATTATTAACATTAATGAAAACGTCAACTCTAAACATGAAAGTGAATCAAGTGTTGAAATGGACTTAGATTTAGACTATGAAGCTGACACCTGTGAAACTAACTTAAACACATATTCTTCTGACTCAGAATAACTATCTTACTGTAAACAAATTCTTACAAGTATGTTTTGTACAAAGGTTTTTGCTGTCACACTCTGAACTATTTCTTTTTAAAATCAAAAAAATCTCGATGCCAAAGCTTTCTGTACCCCAAGTGAAATTCGAAATAAATATTAACTAAAATTTGGAAGCCTGTTTTAGATTCTATTCGTGAAACTGTTTTTCTTTAAACGGTAAATTCAAACTCCGAAAAAGGTTCAAACAATGCAATCGAAAACGTCGTCATAACCTTCTCGTCGCGGCTAAAAATGCGACAAAGCTATTCTAAATACCAATTCCTTATTTCTAAACACGAAATGAACGACTTATTACAATTTGACATTGCGTTTTGACATGAGCTAAACCATCGACTTCAAACACCTCACAGTCTAGTAGATATGAAAACTAAACCAAAAAATTTTACACGGACTTATATCTTTACCGAACCATGATCTAAAATTGAAATACTAAATACATTCACTGATAAACACATAGCAAACCTCGAAGAACTTGCTCTGTTAACGTGAATTTAACAGCATGCTTTACCATTTACCCGATTTAAAATTTATTAATTTCAAAAATACCGTGAAAACTACTGTATTTGTGAATGTTTTGTCACTTTGTGAATTCTACATTTTAAAATGCTTAAATTACATGTGGAATTAAATATTGAAATTCTACTGAAAACCTCGAAGAGCTTGCTCTGTTAACGTGAAGAATCTAATAGTATGCTTTATTACTTACACGATTTAAAATTTATTAATTTTTAAAAAATATCACGAAAACTACTGTATTCGTAAATATGTTTTCACCTTGTGAGTTATACGTTTTAAAATGCTTAAATTACATGTGGAATTAATTTTTGAAATTCCGCTGAAAAGTTTACTGTCGCCGGCAAATTAATTTTTTTGTAGAAAATAGTACACGAAGGATCATTTTCAGTCAAACGTCTCAAGTCGTACCCCAGCGTCCCTCTGAACAGCCGGCCGCTCGCAGCCTTTTTAAATCCTGTTCTGAGAATGTATAATTAGGCTATGACGTAAACGCCACGCCTTCGTTCTCCCGTCCTCAATAAGTTTATTAAAAAACTATATATATAATATACTATTGTACCTGAGGTGGACGACGATTTACATAAATTTAAATTAAGGGGCGTGTCATGTCATCTGCGTGGAAAATATTTGCATAAGAAAATCGTTTTTCTTTTGTCCGTAAAACTCATATAGAAAACGGTATATTTCAACTTGTGGTTTACTTTTATGTTTGATGACGCGTGTTATGTTACGTCAAACATAATATATAAGGATTTCACCACAAAAACCCATTATCTTTGTTTTTGTGATCGAATCCACAAAGATGGCTGATGAAAACGAAACGGTGGTTTCTGCTCCTGTTTCTACTGCTGCTTGGATCTATGTTTTTCCAAAAGAGAAAGAACTTTTGGATGTTTTATCTGTTTTATCGTTAATGGAGAGAAATTCTCCTGTAGTTATTTCGCCGTTGTTAATGAATTTGACTGTAGAAAACGATTTCTCGACCACGGTTAAAACACCTATCACTAACTTTGGAGGCACAATTCTAACTAAAATTACGTCTTTTATGCCCGTGTGTTTTTTTTTCCATGGAACTGAGCAGTTAGTTGGTATGGCCGAAGATCATGGTGATCTTATTCGATTATGTGAGCAAACCAGACAGAAATTTCACTTGCAGTCGTTTGAGGTGCCTACAGCACGCAAAGTAATCGATATCAAAGCTCTTTGTTCTGCTGTCGGCAAAGATGCAGATTCTGTTATTTGCCATGTTGCGTGTGGAAACGGTTTCAAAGAGTTGTTGTTCGCTGGTCTGTTAATTCCTTGTGTTGAAGAACAAATTCAAGTACAAGTTGGGGAGTATTCGTGTGTGAAAATTCCTCTATACTCTGCAACTTTATTTGAAACTGAAGAAACGATTTCTTTATCTTCCTGTACAGAATTTATTCAGGAACGAGGATTTTTTCTGCCTGCGTTAAGTGAAACGCTTTTTTATTATGTTTTTACATCATGGGGTACAACGTTACGATTTTCTAATACTAAGGAATTAATCGATGCTGGCCTGAAACAATTTACACAGGATGGGGAGCAAACTGTCAAATTAGCACCCCACAAAACTTATCTGGGTATCTCCGGACAGAAAATTTCAGCGGTCGAGAAAGATTTTTTGATGTTGGTTGATTCCGTTGTGACAGAATTATCGTTTAGTCATGTAGCCGAATACCTGGATTCGGTGTATGACCCCAGTCAGATAATGAATTTCAATGACTGGCCAATCATAAGAAACTCAGAGACACACGCTGAACGCATGGCGCAGCTCACGAATTTAAAGTTACATCTGTCTAGTCATCTTGCCGTTTTGATCTTTGCGCCAAATTCTATCTTATATTGCTCAAAATTGGCATTTATACCAAACGTGAAACAAGCGTTTAATTCGGTGATGACTCAAGAATTACTGCTGCGATCTTTGTCTTTTTGTAATGCGTTGTCGTCTTTGACTGAGGATGTGTATAACGATAATAGAAAAATCATCAAATGTGATTCGACATCAGGCAAAGATGACAAATTTTCAGCTAATCACTTGGCTTATGCCTGTGCGACTTGCCCACAGCTGCTTTCTTATGTAGTGTGGAATTTAAATCGTATGAGCGTTTATAACGCGGGTAATGCGTACACTGAAATTTACAATCATCTGGTAAATTGTTCGGCGAATTTATGTGAATTCTGTGATGGGAAATGTTGTCAATCGTGTATTGGAACTGCCATGGTGCGGGTTGGTACTCGTTTGCCGGCAATACCAAAAAATGTTAAAAAGGAACCACTTGTTATGAGCATGTTTTCTCGGTATTATGCCGAGGTTGATATATTAGGTTCTTTTGGCAGGAAGCCTGTCAGCGAGCTCAAAGAGATTGGAAAAGATCAACAAAACACGCTCTCACTGGACAGGGGTAAATTTGTATCTCAGATCTTCGATTACTGTAAAAAAAATTCTCTGATTGATCCTGTAACAGGCGAAGATACTTTCAATGTCCGAAGTAAAAAAGATTTTGTTTCTATAATCCACGGATTGACACAATGTATCGAGGAATGTGTTTCTAGATGCATTGTTGAAATGAGAAGGACACAAACGCCTAGAGAACAGATAGAAAATTGTCTACAATCATTTAATGTAGATACGACCCCTTATGCAACTGCATTTTCTCCTTTTTTGACGTTTGCATATTATAAGGTCATTTTAACGGTTTTGCAGAACCTCGCATTGATAGTGGCTTCAGGTCATGTTGTCGACAGACCTTGTACTGGTAATTCAATTTCTAAATGGCTCGTTCAGCAGTATCAATCACTGTACGGAACGTTTCACAGCAGTTATCTCAAAAAGGGTTTTCTGAATACGAGAACGGTTAAAGTCGCTTCGAATGTTGATATGGAGCAGATCTTAGATTGCGATCTATATAAATCGGGTAAATATGTGAAAACTACGATTCAGGCGAAACTTTGCCGTTTGTCTATGCAATGTCTTCGAGATTTTAGAATAAAAAATAGACCGTTCAACAAGTCCAGTAAGACAGCACACAACAACCCTTATTTTAAAAAGAACGTGAAACACAAGAAGAATCCCTTGTCTGGCTGTATCTCCTTTCTTTTATTTAAATATCATGATAAATTGTTTCCGAATGTCAAAATTTCGTGCTTAGAGTTATGGCAACGTTTTCTGCTCAACAATGTTCCGAAAACTTTAGATATTGGTAACCCCGAAGAAGTTAAGACTTTTATCAAATTTGCATTCAGTATTACGAATACCTATGATGAGATAGACATTATCGACATACAGCCAGAGTGTCTCTCAACTTTTATAGATTGTTACTTTCATAACAAGTTTTTGTCGGCTTTAGGTTTTCATGACTACTTGACTAGCTTACATGGTCTTACATCTAAGCTGGTTACGCAGAATCCTGTGTTGTTTCCTGTGGTGTTAGACAAGCAGCCTAAATTTTCTTCTATTCAGGAATATTTAGTTTATGTTAAAAAGTTAGTTTTGGATGGCGTTCCGAATCCTGTGATTGCGTCACTGTCCAAAGAACCCAATTTTGGTACAATTTTTACAAGTCGATCTTTGGTTACATTTGGTTTGACATTAGAGAAATTTGTGAGCTTGGCTAATAGGGAATATTTTCAGTTTGGCCAGTTAGGTTGGATAGGTGGAAGTGGCGTGGATAGGAACTTAAACCCTACCTCTTCTGCATTGCAAGATTTTAGATTTATGAGGCAGAAAACGATTATTGCTACAAAGTTCTCAGAAGTTATAGTGAAAAAGGTTCGGCGTGAGACAATTATGTTTGATACGGAAGTGGTCAAGGGCAAGGTTCTCAGCATTGTTGAGAATTTAACTAACGATATTGATCCAGAATTATTAATAATAGCTGAGGTGATGAGGGATAGGGAGGACAAGCCGACTATGGATGATATGCTTTTTTTTGTGGATGGTAGGGAAGCTTTAGCGGCATCCATAATGCTTAAACTGAATCACTTAGTTGATATGAATGTGAGAGATTTTTCAATAGCTAATTTGCAGTCGGTATTTGAGGCGGTGTCTTCAAACGATGCTCCGGTCTATGACTTTTCTGAAATTCTAGCGGAGGAGGACGATCAAGCAAGCGGTGTATTAAAATGTGATGAAACGGAAACCGAAACGGATGAGCCGATGACTAAGAAAAACCGATTATAATCAGAGTATGAATTCGTTACAATCTCTGTGTGTGTTGTGCGCTAGGCTTAATGAATGTGCTTTGGACCTTGAATGTTTAAAGTTTTGTGATCCTGTAATAGTATTGTCTGATATGGCAAATTTCAAAAAGAATGGGATTGTCATTCTGCATTTATATCAAACTTTTTTTGAAGGTATCAAAGAACAGAATCTTCTTTGTGCGTCAGCTTTGACGGTTTATATGCAGGTGCTGCTAAAAGCTATGTATGAACAGGTGCTTCTTTTGGATGCAGCGTTGGAAAGCTTTATGGTAGACCAGGATAGAAAAAAATATTTTGAAAAGGTGTTGTGTTTGAAACGTTGTGCTGAGCACTTGTCAATAAACATTTCATTAAATAACGGTGTTGAGTTTATCGTGCAATTATCTACGCTAAATGATATAGAACAATTAATCAGTAAGATCAACTCCGTATATGCTTTACTTCTGCCCCAAGAAGGGTTGCAGATTTGCGGAAAAATTATAGACTTGCTAACTATCATGTGTGGCGCATGTATGGTTGCGAAACCGGAGAGTTATCTCGAAACCAAGACTTGCATGAAGTGTTATGAAGAATTGACTTTGACTCCAAACCAAGGAAAATCACTTCGGAAAAGATTACATGGAAAGTTCTGTAATCATTTGACCGAGCAAAAAGCTTTTTTTAATATTGAAAAAAATATTGAGACGATAGAAAAAGACTTAGGAGAGGCCATTTTGAACTATGGGACTATTCAGTCTGTTGTGACTGAAATCAAGAAGATTTTTAAGCAGCAGCGTTCAGCCGAATCGTTGCATGTTAGTGATGCTGAGAAAACTCTGAAAAAGTATAATATTTTTAGCAAGGTACCTGACGTGATATATTCTTTAAGTGAGTTTACGTATTGGTCTAAAATATCAGAAACGATAGTAAGAAATGTTGCTATTACGCTTCAGCAGTTAAATAGTTGTCACACGTTGTATAAGCAATTACAGAATGATGTTAGTCTTTATCTTTACGGTGAAGTCTCTGAAGACTTCTTGGCTTTGAGTGAAAATTTGCTCACGCATGACGAGCGCTTGTACGTTGGCTCTATTTATGTGTCTCCTTCGAGGTTGATAGATCTTGTCACTGGTCTGAGCATTAAAAATCTCGAGGAAAGTCCAATATTTAAAAGATTGGCTGAGGAAGATGAGGTTCAACATAAAATTAAGAGTCTGTTGCATGACATTCGGGATCCACAGACGACAGAAACACCGGGAAGGCTGAACACGATCAATTGCATGCTTCAAACTCATAATCTTCAGCAGGAAGTCTTGGCTCGGAAAAAGGCGTATTTTCAAAAGGTTTCTGAATCTGGTTATAATAGGGTGATGGCATGTATTCGAGAGCAGGAATCACTCATCAATAAGGTAGTGAGTGTGAACGTGTATGGGAATTTTATTTTTGAGGCTTTATCGAAGATTATGAACGGTTTCGTTCTCAGAAAAATGTACTTGGATGGCTCTATTCGTGTAGATAGCTGTACATACGATGAACATCTTTATATTAAAAATAATCTGATGCCGAAGAAGCTCCCTTTGGAGCTTTTGCCGGATTTAAGTGAGATTATGTACACATTGTTAACGGGTCCGTTATCGGATTTTCATAAATCTGCCTATCCACTTCCGGCGAATATCTCAATGGCGTATGGTTGCGACCACGCAGAAATGTTACCGCATATGAAGGAAGATTTAGCGAGATGCATAGAGGGCACTATTCATCCCAGTGTGTGGATGGTGTGCGAATATAATGAGTTTTTTAACTTTTCCGGTGTAACTGATGTAAATGACATGCAGAAAAAAATGTGGAATTTCATCAGAGAGTTAACACTTTCTGTTGCACTATATAATGATGTTTTCGGAAAGCGATTAAAAATTGTACGTATAGATGAGGAGGAGGATTTGAATGGAAATGTCGTTTTGACATTTAATCACGAGTCTCCTCTATTATTTCACACCGGTGGTGGCATGACAAAGTTTAAAGACGTGTATTCGCTGTTATATTGTGATTTGCAAGCTCAGTTGTCGAGGGAGACTGTAGACGTGCCGGAAGGAGTAAGTTACTCTGTTCGAACGCCTAATCTACTAGATCTCGTTAGGGAGAATGAGCAAGATGAGAGTATTATTCCTGGCTGTCTTTTTGATGAATAGTGTTTTAATGATATATTGCGATTCGGATGATTATATCAGAGCGGGCTATAATCACAAATATCCTTTTCGGATTTGTTCGATTGCCAAAGGCACTGATTTGATGCGGTTCGACAGAGATATTTCGTGTTCGCCATATAAGTCTAATGCAAAGATGTCGGAGGGTTTTTTCATCATTTACAAAACAAATATCGAGACCTACACTTTTCCAGTGAGAACATATAAAAACGAGCTGACGTTCCCAACCAGTTACCGTGATGTGGGTGTGGTTTATTTTCTGGATCGGACGGTGATGGGTTTGGCCATGCCGGTGTACGAAGCAAATTTAGTTAATTCTCGTGCGCAGTGTTATTCAGCCGTAGCGATAAAACGACCCGATGGTACGGTGTTTAGTGCCTATCATGAGGATAATAATAAAAACGAAACTCTAGAATTATTTCCTCTGAATTTCAAGTCTGTTACTAATAAAAGATTTATCACTACGAAAGAACCCTACTTTGCAAGGGGTCCTTTGTGGCTCTATTCTACATCGACGTCTCTCAATTGTATTGTGACGGAGGCTACGGCTAAGGCGAAATATCCGTTTAGTTACTTTGCTTTGACGACTGGTGAAATCGTGGAAGGGTCTCCGTTCTTCGACGGTTCAAACGGTAAACATTTTGCAGAGCCGTTAGAAAAATTGACAATCTTGGAAAACTATACTATGATAGAAGATCTAATGAATGGTATGAATGGGGCTACTACGTTAGTAAGGAAGATCGCTTTTCTGGAGAAAGGGGATACTTTGTTTTCTTGGGAAATCAAGGAAGAGAATGAATCGGTGTGTATGCTAAAGCACTGGACTACGGTGACTCACGGGCTTCGAGCGGAGACGGATGAGACTTATCACTTTATTTCTAAGGAGTTGACAGCCGCTTTCGTCGCCTCCAAGGAGTCTTTAAATCTTACCGATCCCAAACAAACGTGTATTAAGAATGAATTTGAGAAGATAATTACAGATGTCTATATGTCAGATTATAATGATGCATACAGCATGAACGGTAGTTATCAAATTTTTAAGACTACGGGAGATCTGATTTTGATTTGGCAGCCTCTTGTGCAAAAATCTCTTATGGTTCTTGAGCAGGGTTCAGTAAACTTACGTAGGAGGCGAGATTTGGTGGATGTCAAGTCTAGACATGATATTCTTTATGTGCAATTACAGTACCTCTATGATACTTTGAAAGATTATATCAACGATGCCTTGGGGAATTTGGCAGAATCTTGGTGCCTCGATCAAAAACGAACGATAACGATGTTGCACGAACTTAGTAAGATCAGTCCATCGAGTATCGTGTCTGAGGTTTACGGTCGTCCGATATCTGCACAGTTGCATGGTGATGTGTTAGCTATCTCGAAATGCATAGAAGTTAATCAATCATCCGTTCAGCTTTATAAGAGTATGCGGGTCGTCGATGCGAAGGGAGTAAGGAGTGAAACGATGTGTTATAATCGGCCCTTGGTGACGTTTAGCTTTGTGAACTCCACGCCTGAGGTTGTCCTTGGTCAGCTAGGGTTAGATAATGAGATTCTGTTGGGTGATCATAGGACAGAGGAATGTGAGATACCTAGTACAAAGATATTTCTATCTGGAAATCATGCACACGTGTATACCGATTATACGCATACGAATTCGACGCCCATAGAAGACATTGAGGTATTGGATGCTTTTATTAGACTAAAGATCGACCCTCTCGAAAATGCTGATTTTAAACTACTTGATTTATATTCGCCGGACGAATTGAGTAGAGCAAACGTTTTCGATTTAGAGAATATTCTTCGTGAATATAACTCATATAAGAGCGCACTATATACTATAGAAGCTAAAATTGCTACTAATACGCCGTCGTATGTCAATGGGATTAATTCTTTTTTACAAGGGCTTGGGGCTATAGGCACTGGATTGGGCTCGGTTATAAGTGTTACGGCAGGAGCACTTGGGGATATTGTGGGTGGAGTGGTGTCTTTTTTAAAAAATCCATTCGGGGGTGGTCTCATGTTGATTTTAGCGATAGTAGTTGTCGTTATAATAATTGTGGTTTTCGTTAGACAAAAACATGTGCTTAGTAAGCCTATTGACATGATGTTTCCTTATGCCACCAATCCGGTGACTACTGTGTCCAGTGTTACGGGGACCACTGTCGTCAAGACGCCTAGTGTTAAAGATGCTGACGGGGGCACATCTGTTGCGGTTTCGGAAAAAGAGGAGGGTATGGCTGACGTCAGTGGACAAATAAGTGGTGATGAATATTCACAAGAAGATGCTTTAAAAATGCTCAAGGCCATAAAGTCTTTAGACGAGTCCTACAGAAGAAAACCTTCGTCTTCTGAGTCTCATGCCTCAAAACCTAGTTTGATAGACAGGATCAGGTATAGAGGTTATAAGAGTGTAAATGTAGAAGAAGCGTGATGGATTCGGTGTCATTTTTTAATCCATATTTGGAAGCGAATCGCTTAAAGAAAAAAAGCAGATCGAGTTACATTCGTATACTTCCTCGCGGTATAATGCATGATGGTGCTGCGGGCTTAATAAAGGATGTTTGTGACTCTGAACCGCGTATGTTTTATCGAGACCGACAGTATTTACTGAGCAAAGAAATGACTTGGCCGAGTTTAGACAGAGTTCGGTCCAAGGATTATGATCATACGAGGATGAAGTTCCACATCTATGATGCTGTAGAAACGTTAATGTTTACGGATTCGATCGAGAATCTTCCTTTTCAGTATAGACATTTTGTGATTCCTTCGGGGACAGTGATTAGGATGTTTGGGAGATCTGAGGACGGTGAGAAGATTTGTGTGAACGTGTTTGGACAGGAGCAATATTTTTACTGCGAATGTGTCGACGGAAAAAGCCTGAAGGCTACTATAAACAATTTGATGTTAACCGGCGAGGTTAAGATGTCGTGTTCTTTTGTCATTGAGCCGGCTGATAAGTTGTCATTGTATGGGTACAATGCCAACACTGTTGTTAATCTGTTTAAAGTGAGTTTTGGAAATTTTTATGTATCTCAACGTATTGGGAAGATTCTGCAGAATGAGGGATTCGTAGTTTATGAAATCGATGTAGATGTTTTGACTCGTTTCTTCGTCGATAATGGTTTTTTGAGTTTCGGATGGTATAATGTAAAAAAATATATTCCTCAAGATATGGGAAAAGGGAGTAATCTTGAGGTGGAAATTAACTGTCATGTCTCGGATTTAGTTTCTTTGGAAAACGTCAATTGGCCCTTATATGGATGCTGGTCCTTCGACATAGAGTGTTTGGGCCAAAATGGGAATTTCCCGGATGCCGAAAATTTGGGTGATATAGTTATTCAGATTTCTGTAGTTAGTTTTGATACTGAGGGCGACCGTGATGAGAGACATCTGTTTACTCTGGGAACCTGTGAACAAATTGACGGCGTGCATATATATGAATTTGCGTCAGAGTTTGAATTACTTTTGGGATTTTTCATATTTTTAAGGATTGAGTCTCCGGAGTTTATTACCGGTTATAATATTAACAATTTTGATTTAAAATATTTGTGTATAAGGATGGATAAGATTTACCACTATGAGATTGGTTGTTTTTCTAAACTGAAGAATGGAAAGATTGGAATCTCTGTTCCTCATGAACAGTACAAGAAGGGGTTCCTTCAGGCGCAAACCAAGGTGTTTACTTCCGGAGTGTTATATCTGGATATGTATCCAGTCTATTCTAGTAAGATAACGGCGCAGAATTACAAACTGGATACTATTGCTAAGATCTGTCTCCAGCAAGAAAAAGAGCAGTTATCGTACAAGGAAATACCAAAGAAATTTATTAGCGGACCCAGTGGCAGGGCTGTTGTCGGTAAATATTGTCTGCAGGACTCTGTCTTAGTTGTGCGTCTCTTTAAACAGATTAATTATCATTATGAGGTTGCCGAGGTCGCCAGATTGGCACACGTCACGGCTAGATGTGTGGTGTTCGAGGGTCAGCAGAAGAAGATATTTCCCTGCATTCTTACGGAAGCAAAACGTCGTAACATGATTCTTCCGAGTATGGTGTCTTCGCATAATAGACAAGGGATAGGTTACAAAGGGGCTACCGTCTTGGAGCCTAAGACGGGTTATTATGCTGTGCCCACTGTGGTGTTTGATTTTCAGAGTTTGTATCCGAGCATTATGATGGCGCATAATCTGTGTTATAGTACCTTAGTTTTGGATGAACGGCAAATAGCTGGATTATCAGAGAGTGACATCTTAACCGTGAAGTTGGGGGATGAGACCCATCGGTTTGTGAAGCCTTGTGTTCGCGAGTCTGTGCTTGGAAGTCTACTAAAGGACTGGCTGGCCAAGAGACGAGAAGTGAAGGCGGAGATGCAAAACTGTTCGGATCCAATGATGAAACTCCTTCTGGATAAAAAGCAGCTCGCTCTCAAAACAACATGTAACTCGGTGTACGGTGTCACGGGAGCGGCGCACGGGTTATTGCCGTGTGTTGCGATTGCTGCTTCTGTAACCTGTCTTGGAAGAGAGATGCTTTGTTCCACGGTGGATTATGTTAATTCCAAGATGCAGTCCGAGCAATTCTTTTGCGAAGAATTGGGTCTAACGGCATCAGATTTTACTGGTGATTTAAAAGTGGAGGTAATCTATGGTGATACGGATAGCATCTTTATGTCTGTCAGAAATATGGCTAATGAGTCTCTGCGGAGGATTGCGCCGATGATCGCCAAACATATCACAGATCGCTTGTTCAAATCGCCTATCAAGCTCGAGTTCGAGAAGATTTTATGTCCGCTCATTTTGATTTGTAAAAAAAGATATATTGGTAGACAGGATGACTCGCTTTTAATTTTTAAGGGGGTAGATCTGGTGAGAAAGACTTCTTGCGATTTTGTGAAAGGTGTGGTGAAAGACATCGTGGACTTGTTGTTCTTTGATGAAGAGGTTCAGACTGCTGCTGTGGAGTTTTCTCACATGACGCAAACACAGTTGCGTGAGCAAGGAGTGCCTGTGGGTATTCATAAAATTTTGCGTCGTCTGTGCAAAGCGCGGGAGGAGCTTTTTCAAAATCGGGCAGACGTGAGACATTTGATGTTGTCTTCTGTGCTTTCCAAGGAGGTGGCTGCATATAAGCAGCCGAATCTGGCTCACCTTAGCGTCATTAGAAGGTTGGCGCAGAGAAAGGAAGAAATTCCGAATGTTGGTGACCGAATTATGTATGTGTTAATAGCACCATCTACTGGTAATAAACAGACGCATAACTATGAATTAGCAGAAGATCCAAACTATGTGTTAGAACACAAGATTCCTATACATGCGGAGAAGTATTTCGATCAGATTATCAAGGCTGTGACTAATGCGATTTCACCCATTTTTCCGAAGACCGATATAAAAAAAGAGAAGTTACTATTGTATTTACTTCCTATGAAAGTGTATTTGGATGAAACGTTTTCTGCTATTGCAGAGGTAATGTGAACGTATTTCGGTTTTGTCGTTTGTACATGTTAACAATAAAGTGGTTTAATGGAAACCTATTAGATGTCCTTTGTATTTTTCGAGTCTATCGCTGATTTCGTTCGGGATGTCCATTTCTTCGAGCTTTTTTTGAAGCATCCCTATGTCAATGTGAATATTAGTATTAGTATCTAGTGTTTCGCAGAGGACAGTTAGGATTACACTGTCTTGTAGTATATCTAGATAAACGTTGTAGCCCGAAGATACCGCTATTATTTGTTTAATGCATTCACAAGGAATGTGCAGAGTGCGAGACTGGAAAACTATGTGCATTCCGAGCTTTTGTTTTTTTTCGAACATGATAGGGAATATGTTGTTGATCGTGTTGTGGACAATATAAAAGATTTGAAAGATAGTGGGTTGTTTGGCGGACATGCGTATCAGCTCCATGTCCTTTCGAAAGCCGTAGAAGTAAAATCTGTTTTGCATGACGTTGGTGACTTGGTTCAAGTGGGCGACCATTGCATCTGAGGAGGTTGGAACGGAGACGGATTCGCAGTGTAGGCAGGCGCTTTTGGAGATTTGTTCGTTAGCGTAGGGAGAGAATTCTAGGCAGGTGTGTTGATGGTGATTGCTGAGACTGAATGGGACGTCGATGGGTTCTTTACCGGTAATTGGCAGTTTTATGATCGCTAGAAATTTCTGTTCGTATTCTGGAAACAGGTTGAAGACGGCGTGTAGATCGTGGAGTTTCAGTTGTAAGTAAAGCTTTGTTTTTTCTCTGTGATCAGGTCGTTTTTGTATTCTGTGTGTCACGGACAGGCTTCGCGATCGTCGAAAACGGTTTTTGTGTACAGTCATTCTTTAAACGTAGTAGTTGACGGTGAAAATGGGATCGACGATATCGAAGTGGTGAAGCGCTAATAAGTTAGTGAAGTCTTTGAGAAACTCTGCAATTTGAGTTTTATTTTTATGGTTTGGTTTAATAATCTGAAAAGCTTTGAAAAGATGTATCGCTAGCCAAACATGTTTTTCGACGATGCTTAAATATTCGTTACGGTAGCATATGGTGACTTTCAAGTCTTGGATTTCTCCGGCGTCTGTAGTGTTGAAGAGAACCTCCGGGTTAATGGTTTTACAGTTTGCCAGACACAGAGGATCACAGAAGAAGTGCTTATAGACTCCCACTGTTCCAGTCTGGCGGAGTATCAGGTAAACGTGGGTATCGAGAGTGAAGTTATCATCGGAGAATGAGAATTCGTTATCGAATATCGCCTTGCTGTAGTCGGAAAGATTCTTGACGTGCATGTGTATTTTTGTCTTCTCGAAGATATCGGCAATGACGAACTGAACTCTATCTATCATCTTTAGGTTGTTTTGACAGTAGTCCATGATGCTTTGATGTAGATATTTTAAAAATAGGTAATCTTGTTTGGAAGCTGCCATCAGTTCACATAGCAGACAGACGCTGGTTGTTTTGTTTTTGGTGATGGAAAATGGAATCTGTGCCAAGAGAATGGGACCAGCTGTGAGTTCGATGTCGGTTTTGTTGGAATACAGGTTTTTGATGAAGCGATGTTTGCGGATAGTTAGGTCCGTGAAGGGAACTCGGTCGAAGACGTTTGTGCCAGACCACATATAGAATAAGAGTGTCGTGAAGCGAGTCTTCATGGGCACTGTGAGTTTTTTATTCAGTTCGGGGCTTTGTGTTTTTTTCGGGTTCATTTTTTTGGTTAGAAATTTTTTTATTTTGATGTGCGGTATACTGTCTTCTTTTAGTAGGGTCGATCGGATTATGGCCATGTGATTCAGGGTTATGTTTTCGCTTTGGATGTGATCGTTGACCGTATTTGCGAAGCATCTGTGAATAAAAAAATGAACGTGGAAGTCAAAGATGGAGACAATGTTGTTCTGAAAAAGGCCGTCAAAATTGATGTTTGGAAATCGTTCTCGTATTAACATTATAAATTCCGCGGAGACAATCAGAAGAGACAATGGAGTCTTTGGCGCGTAGTTGCATTTGTAGCACAGTAGACTGTAGTCGTAGATCCATGATTTGTTTTGTTTGAGGCACAGATTTACGATGGAGCAGATATTGCATCGTCTGTCTATATTTAATGCGACGGATAATCGCTTTAATTCCTCTAGGTTTTCAGAGCTTTCTAAATTGGAGATTTCGTTTTCTATGTTCGTGGGGCTGGTGGCTGTTGTCGTCTCGGAAGGAATTGGTGGTTGGGGAGTGAGGTAGCAATATAACAGAATCTCGTTTACTATCTCAGATTGTATAGACAACGCTTCTGAGTCCCATCCTTTGTACATGATGGACTCCTCACCTGAAAAGACGAATCTTGAACTTTTGTATGAGCAAGTCTGTGAGCAGGGAAGGGAGTTTGAGGTCGTGTTTTATCCAATGCTGCCACGATTATATGAAATGATGCTTCCTTCTTTGGAGGCGCGACTGAATTTTCTTAGTGTTGGATATAGACACGTTGCTTTTTCTAGATACGTTCACGGGGATGTCGATTGCGTGCATCGAGAGGTCATGGCTCAGAAAATGGTACTTCTCACTTCGATATTGTCAAAGCTGTTAAATGTAAATGGAATATTAGAACATCAAGAATATTTAAATACGGAATAGCTTTTAAATAGGTGAAATGGCTAACGTACTCAAAGAAAAGATGTACGATGAACTACTGAGTGCGACCTGTCGTATCTTAAAGTTGGGGTCTCATGACTATAGGATGACTGAGCGGAATTTATTGTCGAAAAATCCGAAATTTCCTTTGTGTGATATTATTCTCAAGTTAGACTACGCTTATAATCTAGAATATCTGTTGAGTCTCTGGGAACATGTAACTAAGCAGGAACCGAGATTTGTGTTCAAAAACACAGGCGGAGCTGTGTCGATGTCTTGCTATTTGCATGCCCCGGTTAAAGCAGAAGGCCATCATGCTGTGAGAGAATGCAACATTCTGCGTGTTAATGAATGTTTGACTGTTCGCATGAGCGACATAGTGGCTATGAAGCCTTCAACTTTTGCAGTGTTCACGAAATGTATAATTAGGCGTAATCGAGACGAAACTTACGTTGTGGAGTTTGTGGCGTTTGGGCCTGAAAACGAATCTGAATACATTTCGCTTTTGAAGGCAATTTTCTTAAAGAAGTGTTCTATGGGGAAACAGCATCTCGAATCGAATAGGTTTTGTCAAGGTTTGCGAAGAAGGTCTTCACATGTTTTGGAAAAGGGGCAACTCGGAAGTAGCGGAGAAATTGCAAATAAAGCTTCTGCGGTTGTGACATCACAGGAGAGTATAAACCAGTTCTATGAAAAAGAAAAGTCATTCCTGTCCGGTGTGAAGTTTTCGAGACTAAGTGAAAGGCATTGTCGGGTTGCGATTGTCAGCATCTGCTTTCTTTTAGCCTTGTATTTTTGTTATGTTCTACTTAAAAAAACTCCTACGCCAGCTTCTGGCCCCGTTGTGTAAACATGGGCCGTACACTCATTTGCAATTGTTTGTGATGGGTGACGCCTGTGTGCCAGGAAAATGTGTTCTTACAATGTTCTTGACAAATAAAAAATTCCTGAATAAGGAAGTAACGGAAAAATTTTACAATGAGTTTTTTGCAATTTGGCTGCGTTGCAGGCCGGAGACACGATTTATCACTAAGCGACTTTTTAACAAAATGGTTATGACAAAGGGTCTTTTTGTTTTGCTCGCCTATCTGTATTTCGTGTATCGGCAGTGCAAAGTTCTCGAATTGTTGTCTCTTTATAAACTTAAAAGAATCAAATGGATGGACGTCGAGACTAGATTTAGGGTTTATCCCTCGTACAAGCTTAATAAGTTGCTGGAGATGCCCTCGTTTTCCGAAATCAATGAGTTGCACATGTTTCTGTTCGAGCAACAGTTGTTGCTTCCGATTCCGACGCACGTCAACTTACCGTGTATGAGGCTATTCTGTTTACGTGACTATGAGCAGACCGAGACGGTGATGTTGCGATATAGGCAGAGAGAGCACGTTTTGTCATTTCCCTCCATGTTGCAAAAGTATGCTTTGAAATCTCCGGCGGGGAATTTCATGTTTACTATGGCGAAGGCTTTGGTGGAAAACTTCTGTTTTAGCGCAGACAGATATCTTATTCCAGTGGAGCATAATAATCTAGTACCTATGGTGCCGAGCAAACCTGAACGGGGTGATTTTCCAAAGATTCTAACCTTTGCCCTGGCAACGTCCTTAAAGGATGGCTTAGCTACCAGTGTTATTTCGTTACCCGTCATGTGCTATTGTAAGACTAAATGTTCTCGGTTTATACTTGAAGAGAGTTACATTTGCGTTATTTGTGCAAAATGTGGTCACTGTTTAAACTCCGGAAAAGAAAAGTTGTGTTCGCCGCAGGGCTTTTCGTTGAGCTCCATGTTCTATTTTAGAGACAAGCAGGAGAAAAATTTGATATACAGCATGCATACGGATGTAATGTATTGTTCGCTGTGTGGGAGTCAGCAGTTGGTGTTCGAGCGGATATATGAAATGTCTGAGCATTGTGTATTGGGGATGAAGGTGGAAACTGTTTCATGGAAGGCGGTGATCGGAACAAATTCTGCTTGCACTATTTTAAATGACAATGTGAAGTTCGATGTTATTGTTCCTTGTTCGTGTAGATCCTGTTATTCTACTGTGCATCTCTACAACGTGACCGTCAAGAAGTTGTTACGGCTTGTTTCACACGGTTCTGATTTTCAGTGTCAGCATTGTCAGCATTCGTTTAGAGAGACTTGCTTAGATCTGGAAGACTGTGTTAATATCTGTCAAGGTTGTCAGATTTCCCAAAACGTGAGGTGTATTTGAAATGACGACCATACGTGGTGATGATTTGTCGAATCAGATCACTCAGATTTCAGGAAGTTCTTCAAAAAAAGAGGAGGAAAAGAAGAAGCAGCAGATGCTTACCGGTGTTTTAGGGCTGCAGCCTACCATGGCCAATCATCCCGTCCTTGGGGTCTTTTTGCCAAAATACGCTAAGCAGAACGGCGGTAACGTGGATAAAACGGCGTTCCGACTCGATTTGATAAGAATGCTGGCGCTGCATAGACTGAACACAAAAACAGGGAGTGATTGATGAAAGCTTCATTTATTTCGTATGTTTAACTAATAAAAATTTATAAAAGAAGCATGACTTTGTGTGTCGAATGTTACAGATACAAAGATTTTAATTTTGAAAGAGTTGTATTTATCGATTCGGAGAACTCGCTGATTTGTTCTCGAGCTAGAGTGACATCTTTTATCGCTGCGCTGGCCGTGTTAGCTTTTATGTCTGGACTGGTTTCCAGTACGTTGGTATCAGTGGATAGGATGATTGATTGGCTCTTGGGCATAAGTCCAGTAACGGTAGGCTGTTTAAACTTTGGTTCGGAGAGGTTTTTGGTGGTTAAAGTTTCAGAGCTAAGGTTGTATGGGCGAGTAGACACAGTTTTATTGGGCGGAAGTTGGTTTAAAATATCTGTTGTTTTTGGGTAGAGATGAAAGGAAATTAAATCTGTCGCTTCGTATTCTTGCACGGGAAAGTGGAAAGGATTTTTTATGTAGAAAGCGACTTTTTTTGGATCAGTGGACATCGGCGGTAGATAAACGTTGACAACTTCGTTGTCATAATTAAATAGTATCAGGGGAATATTGGGTGTCGCTCTGTTTGTGTGGTTGAGGTAGGAGACGATTTTATTGAGCTGTACTGAAAAGATTGAATGTTCGACTATGTTCTTAGTCCATGACTGTTTCAGGATGTAGTTGATGTCGAATGTGCGTGCTCTGAGGACGGATTGGAAGTCTTTATCGTGGAGTACGTTTTCCAGGTGTCTCATGCAAAGCAGGTATGTTTTTTCGATGGTGTCGATGTACATAGCGAATGTCATTTCGTACCCCGTCAAGAAAGAGTAAAGAATGTAGTCGAAGACATATTCCTGAGCCTGCAGGCGAGTGAGTGTCGGTGTGTTTTGTGCTTTGTGTACGGTGATTTTTGAGGTAATCTTTTCTCCGGATTTTATTGTGTCCGGTTCGTGGGGAGTTACCGAGGACATGGTGATCTTATTTTGGTGTACGTATTCGGAGCATAGGTCCTTAATTAAGTTTTGATAAGATCTTTGGGTAAAAGTGATCGGTTTGTATTGAATCCAAATATAGTTCAGAAATTTGTAGGGGAGAATTAAGAAGGCAGTGAGATAGATAAAAAACTTTTCGTTTTGGGGGCACAGTTGTGTAAAAAATGTTTGTTGGAAGGTATCTTTCATAAGTTTGGCGGATTGCCATAGCTGGGTGTCGATACATATACTTCTCATCAAATGCATGGGCTTCTCGGGAGGGTTGTGGCTAACGACGAATGTGTCATAGAGACTGTCTTTGTCTATGCTTTTGGCTAATGAATTTATAACCAGATCTGTTGGATGACTGAGACAGCCGTAGAGATATTCAGGATGTGAGCATAGTATCAAAAGTGTGAATTGCTTGATGGGCAATTCGAACGCTGTGGAAACAGTACTGTCTTCAGATGCTGTCCAGGCTTGTGTTATGATGTATATAAATAATTTCAAGTTCACGATCGGTATAAGTTCTCTTTTAAAATTTTGTGTACCGTCTCTGAGGTACGGGCCTAGGTCCAGAGTGATTATATTCTCCCAGAACTGCTGTAGTATAATTATGAAAGATTTACACACGGACAGGAGTTTATATTGGCTAGATACCAGGCGGGGGGTGTCTTCTGGTACATGAATCTGCTTGTAGTTCAGGGAGAAAAACTTCACTACGGCGTTGTAAAAGATGTTGTGGAATTGCAGCGGAACTCCTGTTTCGTCAACAATTAGTTGAGTTCCAAAGACAGAGTTTACTTGGTAGAACACTTGACGGTCCCGTTCAATCCTGAGGCGGGCATATAAATCCGAAATAGGCTTGACATTCGCTACTGAGTAATCGATCGGGATGAAATTTTGTTGCTGAAATACCGCCCATTGTTTCAGAAGTGTGTTCTGGATGTAGTTTTGCGCAGCCGTTATGAAGTTGAGGAGTGCGCGCAGACCGTTAATATAATTTTCTGTGATGAGTGAGTCAGAAAATAGGTCATTTTCCTCTGGAAATTTTTCAAATGGCTGGCCTTTGGGCAGCGACTTGAACTTCTCCATTAGTCGTTCCACATTTTGTCGTTGCTTAGGAAAGTTGAATGCTAACTTGAAGCTGGCGACATTATTGACGGTCTCGAAGTATTCTTTTTTGAGTTGTTCTTTTTCGTAGGTCTGTTGCATAGAAGTTTCGGAAGTGAGAATCTTGTTCATGAGAGTTTGATACTGTTTCTGGCCACCGGCAACGCGTTTAGGATCTAACTCCTTCAAGAGCTTAGTCAGTTTCGGAATGTTTTTCGTGTTCTCGACGGTTTCGTTGCAGATGACTTTGTTTTCAATTTCTACGTACTTGGTGTTAATCTGGTATTCCAAATCTCGTAGGGCCGCGTAATTGAACGGGATTGCTTCTTTCCCGAATTCGCTTATAGCTGACAGGCAGAATTTGTTGATGTCGTGTACTAATTGTGTTAACCATTTGAGAGTTATCTCTGCTTGAATGTAAGGCATCTCGTTGGCTGCTTTGTTCATCAGCTGACTTATAACTTTAAAGGGATCAGAAATAAAGTCCTGCAGTTTGATGTCAACGAAGTCTGGGAAGTAGAGCCTGGAATCCGAAACAAAGGCTGTCCATTTTGTATCGAATGAAAGTTTTGTTATATGGTTCTGATCCATTTTCGCCTTTAGGTGTGCGTTAAAGTGGTTTAACAGCTCCTGGAGTTGATTTTCTTTGTTGTTGACTTCGACCGTGAGAGCTTTAGCGAATGCCGTTTCTCTGAATTGGGTGTTTTTTATTTCTTTCAGCGTGTGCGTATTTAGGACTAGATAAATTTTATTGGTTTTTGCATCTTGTGACGAGAGAAGAATTTTTTTCTCAGCTACTGCGTATTCTTTGGAGAGCTGTTCTTTTATTTTGTTCGTCTCTTTTTTCAGCTCTGTGATGCGTTCTTCGTAGAGGTTTAATTCTTGTCCGTAGACGGAGTGGCTGATTCTAGTATATTTATTAGTGGAGGTAGCAATTTTCGTGAGGAACGTGATACTTTTTTGCATTTGGTCGATCTCTGTTTTTACATCTTCTGTGCAGAATGTTGTTTTTTTGAACTTGGATAAGAAACTGAGTAAAGGGGTATATTTTTGTTCTTCCTTGGACATCTGTTCGGGGTTTAGAGGAGTTTTGATTAATATCTTTTCGAGAATGTCGGAGATGGTCTTGCTGATGGTCGTTTCTATGTCCTTTAACACTGGCAGTAGTGCATGAGTGAAGTGAATGATGAGATCGTTATCCTGCAATTGTTTTAGAAAGGTTTCTAAAAGATTCAAATGCACTGTTTCCAAAGACGAGAATTGACCGTCTTTTAGAATGAGTAAGATGTCGTTCAGTCTTTTTTCGAGGGTGTTTCTGATTGTGAGGATGTGTTTTTTGTCGTTTTCAGCAGTTTGTTTCATTTGCTCTTCCATATGTCGTTGTAGTGCTTTATCGAGCTCAGGCTTGCAAGTTTGTAAGGCGTGTTTAGTGGGTGCAGTGGCTAAGAAGGCTGTCAGTTCTTCGGGAGATGTAATGACGGCTGTTTTTGCTCTCTGTATCCAATTTTTCTCTTCAGCGGTGATTATTTTTTGAGAGTAGAGAAATTTGATATGATCCATCAGCGTTGGTATTTTTTTTCCAAAATGCTGTTTCATCATGTTTTGGAGTTGTTCGCTGTTCGTCGTGATGAACTGGGCCAGATCGTCGAATTCTTCTAGAGTTTTTAAGTTAGCGCATTTCTTTGCTAATTGCCGTAGTGTGAGAACGGATTCGAACAGTGCTGTTTTTTCGGTGCTGTTTGGGAAGAGATCTACAAGAAATAGAACGGTTGAAAACGTCTGCTCAGGGACTGTTATGTCATTGAGCATGTCGTCTATACATATGTCAAGTATGGATTGTATTTTATCGTGGAGAATCGCAGCGATATCTGGTCGTTTTTCTAAGATGAAATGGAGGTGTAAATTTTTTACGGTCGTAGTATTAGGTAGGTTATAAGCAGAGAGATGGTGCAGGAAATCGTAAATAGGGGTTAACTCTTGGTCCCCAAGGATTTGTTTTGTGATTTCAGCTGTTTGCTTGTTTTCGGTGGTGGAGATTTCCATTTTCCCCAGTTCTTCCAGTTGTGATTTGATCATTTCTATATTTACGATTGTCTTGTTTTTGCTGGGGTCCGCTAAGATGGATTCGATTGCGGCTAGGATTTCGGAAGCTCTGTCCGAGGGTTTTTGACTGTTATAGAAATCGACGAACATTTTTCTGATAGATAGGGTAAAGTTCGAAAGGTTGTTTATATTGAAGTGAGAAGTTCCGAAGCGTAGAAATTGCGTGTTGTCATACAGTTTTTCCACTTCTTGAAGCAACTCAGTGTTAATGTTTAGGCCGCTGTGTTTTAAAACTTCAATGTTAAAATAAAGGTTTACCAGGTAGGCAAATAGGCAATTCAGTTCGGTAACTGGCATGAAACCGGCAGCGAGATTGTTATAGTTATCTTGTACGATTTTTGTGAATTTGTTTCTGAGTGTGTGGATGGTGTTGGTGAGTTTTTCACTGATTTGTTTTTCTAGGGATAATTGTTGGGTGTTGTTCAGTGTGGAGATGTTTGGTAATTCAATCGATTCAGTCATGAAACGCGGAACGATGGCTTCAGTGATGTCGCTCGTGTGAACTTTGTGCACGTTTTCTGATTCGATAGGAAGTGCGGGAGTTTCGCCGAGTTTGTCAATAAAATTAGAGAGTTGTGCGAAAATATTCTTGTCTCGTTCAATATCTTCTTGAATCTCTTTTCGTTTTTCGTTGAGCAGAACAGCTATGTTGTGTTTTTCTGCCTTATTCAGACAAACGAATTCATGGAAGTGTTTCACAGGGTTCTGGCTCACATAGGCTTTTAGATAATTCTCTATGTCATCTAGTTTCTTTGGCATCTCTTGGAGCATTTGTGTGGTCCACGATTTGACCCATTCATAATGTTTTTCGTGCTCATTATCAGCTATTGCCAGAAATTTGCTTAGTAAGATTCTCTCGAGTGTTCGAAAGGTCGTGGTTTTGCACAGGTAATTATTGTAAATCAAGAGGATGTCCAGATTGTTTTCTTGACAAGCTGTCAACGCCTCGTTGAATACTTCGGAAAAGTCCTTGAAAGGCAATAAATAATTTATGAAAATCGTTTGCTGCTTTTGTTTGCTAGAATCGTCATTTGTGGATCCGACGCCTACAAACACGTCGACGATTTGACACAATAAGTGAAAAACTCTGTTCCAGAGAAAGGGTGTTGCGAAGGGCTGATTAGGATTCATGGGAGAATCTTGTAAGTATATGGTCCAGTTGAATTGAGATTTCATTATAGGAAAAGATTTGAGATCGTGAAATAAAGATTGAAATTGTGATCGTAGTTCATAAAAGCTCGGAATCAGGTCGACTTCCGTTGCGTAATATGTCAAGGATGCGGTATCTTTTTTCTTCTTGTCATTTAGTTCTAGTTCTAGACTATGAGAGTTTTTCTTTCTTTTCTGGGGCGCGCGTTCTAGATATGTCGTTTTAGCCGCAACGAGGTCTTGTTGCGATCCGATATCATCTGTTTTTTTTATATCATGGATTTCCGTGGAAGAAAATTTATCTAGCGTAATCGCTATGTCGGGGTCTTTATAAGTTTTTAGGATAAGAAGCTCGGCGTCGTGACTAGAGAGCGACAAATTGGAGGTTTCTATGAAAAAAATGAAGCTGGCGTCGTAGTAGAAGCCTTCAGTGCCGTGGGCGGTGAGCAGTTCATAAGCTTCTTCAATGTCTTGACAGATGTAGATGGCTGCTGTGGCTTCTCGTTCAGTCGGGTGAGAGTCGAATAAGTAGAGAGTATTGTTAAGAAAAAAAATTGCTCGCGATAGCACGCCGATCGTGATGACTGCAAAAGCTGGACAATTCTTGGTTTTGCCATACAGTATGAAATCTATGAGGCCAAAATAGACCTCATTGTCAATTTTCTGTGTGTCTAGGGTTCCGTTAAATGGCCGTGAGAGTTCATGCTGTGTGACGCCGTACCTAGAATGGATCCTTCTGGGGATTTCGGTGAGGAGTCTGTAGTCTTGCGAATCTGAGTTATCTAGCATTAGAGCTAAGGTGCTGGCCGTGTCTAAGTGATAGCCTTCTTCCATTATGGCGTCTATAGTACCCGCATTGAGAGAATTGTTAATTCCGTTTAAGTAAACAGTGTGGAGAAATGAAAAGCTGTTCGACATGCATTGTTTTCCGGCTCTCGGTCCGTATTTAGAGTCATTTTGGTTCGTGCTACTGGTAATGATTTTCATGGGTTAGAACGCGACCGTTAAAACGTAAGAGGAGCAATAAGATCTTGCTGCGCTGCTTCGGCATATGCGGCGTACCAGTTTAATTGTCGTTCGACGTGTCTGACTAGGTTGTACCTATCGTCGAAGATATCGAGAAATGGAATGCGGTCGGTGGTCAGTTTTTGGGTAGCCATCAATTTCTTATATAGACTCGTGGTGGGTTTCATGCTTTCAAATAGTTGTGTTATAAAAGGCTTGAAAACGGCAACTGCGTCCTTTTTAATTTCGAGTATTGTGAAAGAATTGTTTGAAACCGCGAGCGTGGCGGCCTCCAGACATCTAGAAGTTAACGACGTGTTTAGGATTGCATCGGAGCTGAGTACATCAACTATGGAGATGGTCTTCTTTAGGGATTCGATTAGGATGTCGTTTGAGATTTTACATTTTTCGAGGTTCACGGAAATTAATTGGTATGTTTCGTTTACGTGTTGGGAGATGCGTTGGACAGTGTCGATGAATTTTTGTAGTGCTTCGTTGGTCAGCAGCTCCTTGGAGGAGGAGACGCTTGTGATTATGTTTAGTAGCATATTCGTGAGTGTGGTTTTGGAAGTTTCGATCGTTTTTAGTGATTTTTTGAATTCTTCGTGTTGACGTACTAAATTTCTGCATGTAGCGATGAAGGAGCAAAACGAAGTGGTTACAATTTTGTCTGTTCCGATAGTCATGGAGATAAATAGATTGTCTAAGTTTATGTTGCATTTGGTCGCTAAGATGCTGGCGCATTGTTTCGTGAAGGTTATGTACGTCTGTAACAGGGAGAAGTTTGCCGTTATGGTCTGTTTGATCCAGGGGTTTACGTATTTTTGAAGGTAGTCGGTATACGCGTTTAGTAGAATGCTTACGAGAAGGTTTGTCTCAGGGGAGTAGATCGTATGCGTCATCACGTTTATGTGGTCAGCGATTTTAAAGATTACGGACTTTATTACGGTGAAAGTGCCTAGATCTATGTGGTCTACGTTTATGGAAAAAGCGTATAGCCACACCATGTAGTGTAGTAGTAGATGTTGCGAGGGGAGTAGGAGTTTACAGGCGTGGATCAGAGTTATGAGTCTGTAATCAGATTGTAATTTATCAAAGGTAAGATTGGTAATGTATGTGACCATAGGTATAACGTAGATTTTAATGAATAATGTTTTAAAAGCTGGATGAGTGCTGTAGGGAAGTAACGATTCGTATGCCTCCGGGGAATCGCTCTGATAGACCTCTTTGCAGATGGCCCTTAGCTCAAGGGTTGTAATATGGTGTGCCGTGGAGTTTTTTGAGGTGGTTACCGAGTACGTGAAAGGGAAAAAGACGTCACCCCATTTTTCGAATAGGTTTTTGTATAGAAACTGTTTATGTTCTTCGTTTCCTCCTTTGGTATATTCTTTAAAAAAGGATTCGGAGAGAGAGATGTTGAAGAGACAGTCGATGTGATCAGATATTTGTTTCCAGAGTGTGGAATATTCATTTCGTTCGATGATCAAAATGGCTCTCTGTTGTTCTAATATGAGTTTTTTCCTATTATAGAATAAGAATGTCGGGCTGAAATTTTCCATGCAGATGAAAAACACGTGCGCGGTGAAAACAATATGGATTAAGTTGATGGTGAATGTATTGATTATGGGTTGGGTGTCTGGTGTCGCCATGTGGTTTGAGAGGATCTCGACGTAGATTCTGCACGTTTCTATGTTTAAACCGATTCTGTTGAAGTGAAAAATCGTATCTAAGAGTCGGGATAACGACGCGGGTAAGCATGAGCTTCTCGTTTCGATAACCTGCTGGATGACAGTAGCGAAAAATTGATTGATTTTATTGAGATCATTCTCCCGTTCTTGAGGGATTGTTTTTTGATGAAGTATGTGATAGATGAGACCTCGATGGAAGAGAATATTTTCGGTTCCGAGGAAGTCGAGGATGGACAGGTCGGTTTTAAGTAGTGGATAGATATATAATCCATTGTCCTGGGCTGTGAGATTTTTTGAAAATATTTTCAAGCTAAACGTTTTTTGATAAAGTAGTTCTGGACTGTTTCCTGAAGTGTCAAAAAATTTATCGATGTCTGTGGATGTTTGATTGTCCAACGTCTTTTCGAAAAGATCTATTAGATGGCGATTTGAAGAAGGGTAATATGTAAAACAGTAGTCCATTTTCAACAGCCTGTCTAGAAATGTGTCGCCTGGAAACTGAATGTCCTCGAAAGTGAGAATATGTAGAAACCATGAGTAAAGTTTCCGATATAGATCGTCTATCAGTTCTACGACGGCGCGGCAGTTGGCAAGAAGTGAATTTTCTCGTGTAAAGCTGTGTACCTTTTGTATGATGGATTGAATCTTGGAGTATTTTATCGTTTTATCGGTACCTGGGTCGTTGGCGGCGGGTTGTACTCGAAGTTTGCCGATTGGAGACGATAACTCATTTTTTAGCATTTTAATGGAATTGAGTATTCGATCGAACACGTAAAGGACCTCTGCATTATTTAAGTTTTCAAGTTCTGTGCCCGGCGAACTCGAAGAGCGAATTTGACTGAGTTCTTCGTGTAAAAGTTCTGCGGAGAGCAATTTATTTTCTGATGTTAAGGTCGTAGAGTTTAAAAAGTAGAAAACTGTATATTCCCTGATAAGGTCAAAGTGATATTTTTTCGGGGGCAGTCGATTAATAAAAGCTATTACTCTGTTGTGTGTTACGCTATCGGCTGCCAGGGATAAAATCTCGATTTTTGCCGTAGCGGCTAGTAATGATTCTGGGGACGTGCTGTTTTTGAGTGAACTAAGAATGAACTCTAAATCGAGTGCACGAGCTGCCATTGTGGATACTGTGGAAGCTGTGAAGAAGAGAAAATATATATCTATCGAGGCGGGAACCTTAAATAATGTTGTAGAAAAAGAAAGGAAATTTCTGAAACAGTTTTTGTCCGGCAGGGAGAATTTACGTATAGCGGCAAGGGTTTTCACGCCTTGCGAATTATTGGCTCCGGAGCTCGAAAATTTGGGAATGTTGATGTATCGTTTTGAGACTGATGTGGACAACCCTAAAATTCTGTTTGTGGGTCTGTTTTTCCTTTGTTCGAACGCTTTCAATGTGTCTGCTTGCGTGAGAACCGCTTTAACTACCATGTATACAAACTCAATGGTTGATAACGTGTTATCGATGATCAACACGTGTAAGTACCTGGAAGACAAAGTGTCTTTGTTTGGTGTGACGAGCTTAGTTTCTTGCGGCAGCAGTTGTCTGTTGTCATGCGTCATGCAAGGAAATGTCTATGACGCTAACAAAGAAAACATTCACGGGCTTACGGTATTAAAAGAGATTTTCCTAGAGCCAGACTGGGAACCGCGGCAGCATTCCACCCAGTACGTTTACGTGGTTCATGTTTACAAAGAGGTTTTATCAAAGCTCCAGTATGGGATCTACGTAGTTCTGACCAGTTTTCAGAACGAGGACCTGGTAGTTGATATCTTGCGACAGTATTTCGAAAAGGAGCGGTTTCTGTTTTTGAACTATCTCATTAATAGCAATACCACGCTGAGTTACTTTGGAAGCGTTCAGCGCATTGGTCGTTGCGCAACGGAGGACATTAAATCGGGTTTTCTGCAGTATCGTGGAATTACCCTGCCGGTGATAAAGCTAGAGAACATATTCGTTGACCTTTCTGAGAAAAAAGTGTTCGTATAGCTTCTGAGCCTTCTGTCTGAAGATGAAGAGAAAGGAGCGTCGTATTAATAAAGATTTTGGCTACAACAGAAAATGCGTTTGTCATTACGAAGCGTCGCAAAAACGTTTTTGTTATTCTCAATATTCATGCGCTTCTGTTTTGTATGAACGGGTTCGTGACATCGCTAAGATAATGGATCGGCTCGACTCAGGTTTAGATGCTTGGTGTTTGCGGGATGCCATAATCTCTGTTTTGAGAGCTACACATTGCGTTCCACGAGTGGATCGAATGCTAGGAAGATGGTATCTAAAGACGAGTATTTTTTACGACTTTTGTCCGGACGATTTAATTTTATCATGCCCTAATGTGATTATGCCAAATGTATTGAACTTTGTAAAGAAGTATCGAGATTTTATTCGTAGCGTCCTCTATAAAGTAAGTGTGAGTTGGAAAAACCAATATATGCCGGGAGTTTTGGGTGCATCTCGCTTTTTAGAGGAGATTTCCAATTCTTTAAACGGTGTCGAAGAGAGTATTCCATGCATCTATCTTCGTATGTGTGCTACTTTGACAGAGATCGTGTTAAGAAATGGTTATCTGCGGGAGATATATCAGGAGAATCCTTACGTGATATTCGAAGAATTGGCGTTTTCCCTTTTTACTCAAAAATGGGTTTTACCGTTTTCTTGTATGACAAATTTGGGCCTCGTGGAAAAGGCTAATAGTACGGTTTTCGACGTGGCGATTTACAATACATGTTTATATTCGCTTGCGGATTTTATAACAGTAAACGGCGAGCATCTTTTTCCGGCTTTGTTAAACGGTTCAAATATAAGCATGAATGTGACTCGTTATCAACAGGAAGCCAAGAATATTTTTGAGATATTACTGTCTCAAATTCAGGTGGTGGAACGTGATACCGATAAGACGGTTCAGTTGACAGTCTATGTGGAAGTCTGGCATGTGTCCGCACTAACGTGGCTGGACTTGTATCAAGTTCTACCTGAGACTTCTCGGGTCACATTTTGCTTGATCATTCCTGGGATTTTCATGGATAGGTACGAGCTAAAAAGAGCGCAGTGGTCTCTTTTTCATAAAAATATAGCTTTTGAACTGGGAAAGTGTGACGAAGTTACTTTCTCGACAAAATATTTGGAGTTTGAGCGGACAACAGATCATGCAAAAATTACTATGGCTAGTTTTGTGGAAAAAATTTGCCGTTGTTTAAAAAGGGGCAGAATGGGACTTATTTTCCGAAAAAACGTATATCAGTATTCTATGATTCCTCATGTGCCTTTGTATTGCGGGGGTGATTTTTTGGATGTTTTACCTGTCAGAGACGGTATTAACACTTGTTTGAGAATGTTGCTTAATGTGGTGCATTTCTTGGGTGACGAAGTAAGCGATGAGCTAACCGAGGAGATTGATTTTGTGCGTTTGCAGTGTAAATTTTTTATGTTTAATGAATTAAGGCGGGTGGTTCGAAAAATGGTGTTGGTCGCTAATGCTGTAATTGATTATGCTGTAGATAATAAAGATTTTCTGCGTGAGGGAATTGTAGATGGACGAAGTCTAGGTATCTGTATTACGGGTCTTCATTCCGTTTTCATGACCGTCGGGTTATCCTATGCACATCCAGATGCTTGTCGATTATATCGAATGATGTGTGAACACATTTATTATACTTGTGTTCGAACGAGTGTGGATTGTTGCATGAAAGGAGCAGAGCCATGCAATTTATTTGACAGGTCAAAATACGCACTGGGGATGTTATACTTTGATCAATTCGATAATGTCGAATGCACGCTTCCGGAGGAATTGTGGACAACGCTAAGGAAAGATGTGCTGATGCACGGAGTTCGCAATATTCATTTCACTGCCGGTACTGCCATGCAGAAAGAATTCGATATCATCAACTCTTCTGAATCGTTCTGGCCGATGGAAGACAATAAAATTCTCAGGCGGTCAAACATCAAAGTCGTAATTGGAAAAGACGGTTTAAATGATGTCACTTCGGTTTATTCGTCAGAATTAAAATCGTTATATATTCCCGTGTATAACAATCTGTTGCTCAACAGATTTAATAAGCATCAGCAATATTTGAAGACTGTGGGATATAGGGTTTTAAACGTGGACACGAATCTATTTACGGACAAGGAGTTGGATGATTTAGCTGTTTTCAAAGATGGTTTTAGTTATCCTTTGAATGATTTGATTGAGATGTATAAGAGTGGGTTGCCTTTTTTGGATCAGGGGCAGGCAAATGTATTTTATTTCAACGATACTGTGAGTTTGAAACACTTGCTACCGTTGCTGTATAAAACTGGATTCAAAGTCGCTATGTATAAGGTTTTGTGTAGTTCTGAGATGTATAAACACCTTGATTTATCAAATCCGTTACCGTTGATCGGGAAATGCTCGGATGGTGTGGTTATGCACGTAAAGAACATTTTATAATGATGTAATAAAATGTTGGCGCCAAAAAAATACAGTATATAATGTGTTGGTCATTTCATTTGTTTTTAAAGCACAGAAGGCGCGAGTTGGTGCTAGGACTTCGTTCTTGACAGAGATGGAGCGCGGTAGTCGAGATCATCATCGTGATCACCGTGATCATCGGGAACATAGAGAACTGAGAGAACCGCCGACCCTAGCTTTTCATATGAAAAGCTGGAAAACTATTAATAAACCGCTTAAAGCGTTTACAAAACTGTTAAAAGAGAATACTACAGTGACTTTCACTCCGCAGCCTTCGATAATAATTCAGTCTGCTAAAAATCATCTCGTGCAAAAGCTGACCATTCAGGCGGAATGTTTGTTTTTATCAGATACGGAGCACTTTTTAACGAAAACCATTAATAATCATATTCCACTCTTTGAAAGTTTTATGAACATCATCTCGAATCCTGAGGTTACGAAGCTGTACATTCAGCATGATAGTGATTTGTATACGAGGGTTTTGGTGACGGCTTCCGATACATGTACACAGGCGTCGGTTCCCTGTGTGCATGGACAAGAAGTGGTGCGAGACAGCGGGAAATCGCCGTTGAGGATTGACCTTGATCATTCGACCGTTTCCGAGGTGTTAAAATGGCTTTCGCCCGTAACTAAAACTAAACGCTCTGGTAAATCTGACGCTTTCATGGCGCACATTATAGTACAGGTTAACCCCCCGACTATAAAATTCGTGACAGAGATGAATGAACTGGAGTTTTCAAACAGCAATAAGGTTATATTTTACGATGTTAATAACATGCGATTTAATTTATCTGCCAAAAATTTACAGCAGGCTTTAAGTATGTGTGCTGTAATCAAGACGTCGTGTAGTTTACGTACGGTAGCCGCTAAAGACTGTAAATTGATCTTAACTTCCAAAAGCACGTTGTTGACGGTGGAAGCATTTTTAACTCAGGAGCAGCTTAAAGAGGAATCTCGCTTTGAACGAATGGGTAAACAAGATGACGGAAAAGGGGATAGGAATCATAAGAACGAAGACGGAAGTGCGTTGGCATCAAAACAGGAAACGCAATATAAAATAACCAACTACATGGTTCCCACTAAAAACGGGACTGCGGGCTCTAGCTTATTTAATGAGAAAGAAGATAGCGAGAGCGACGATTCCATGCATTTTGAATACAGCTCCAATCCTAAGAGACAGAGATGCGTCGTCTGACAGATAGTTTTATTCTCGGTCTTGCTAAGGGTGCCGTTATTCCGGGGCTGTATCCGTTTAGAATGACAGAGGGGAGGTCCTCCCTCGAACAGATAGGCGTTGTGATAACCGTTGCGATTTCCTTTTTGTTGACTTTTAAAAAATTTGATCCACGCTTTTATAAACCCATAGGTGATTTCAAGATTGTGTTTCTGTCTTTAATGGCGGCGAAACTGCCATCATTCTTGTCTGCAGTGGTCATGATCTGCTTGATTTTTTCCGAGATGAGGTTGAGAATGATTTTAAGTCGTTGTGTCCTGATTATGCCGTCTTATTCCCCCGCTGTGTTTACGGGGATGATGGTGTCTTTATTTTTTAAGAGTCAAATGTTCGATGATTATTCTGTCTTGACGACGACTGCGTTTCTCCTGCCGTTTACTCTGAGATATGGATGGATGATACGATCATCTGGATTTCTTATTAGTTTGCAAAAATATCGTCCGATTTTGAAGTCAACGTCGTTTCGTGAAGTTGATTTGAAATACCTTGTAAAGTTTACGGTCGAATTTTTGTTATTATTTACGATACTCTGGATCGGAAAAATCTTCTTGAGTATGCCAAAATCTAATCATCTTTTTTTTCTGACGGTGGTCAACAACGTGTTTTTTAAACTAAATGTTTTCAAAGCTGCTGCGTGCGCAATGGTGGCGATCTTGTCGGGACTGATGATGAACGTCTGCCTATATCGAATTATCTTTGAAGCCTTTTTAGGTCTCGGGTTTAGTTCGATTATGTTGACTTTGAGCAGCGATCTGAAAGACAGATCTTTTTATGCGGGTGATTTATTGAACGGCTTTTTTTGTTTAGTCGTGTGTTGCATGTATTTTGGTGTGTGATTAGACAATTTATCGTGCTTGTTTTGGTGGACACCAATAAAATTTTTTGCAGTATTAATGTTTTTCAAATTTGTGTTTATTTGCTCTGAGCCGGGCAGTTCATCGTTATGGGTTTGTCTTCAAGCAAAGACATCGATTTGTTGGTAAATTTTATCGAAAATCGCCAGGGCGCCACTTTAGCTTTGCCCTGGCCCGAGGATTATCGGTTGACTCTACATAGTGTAGAAAACATTCCGGATATTTCACGTGAAGATGTTCAAAACTGGGCGAAGACCTATATGTGTTGCGAAGGCGAATTGGTTGTGGTCGGGGTTATACATAAGGCAAAAACCAGAACCTGCAGGGGACCGATTGTCCTTCAGGGGGCGCGGGGACACATCTATGTGTATAATGGTTTTTTTGACAGAAGTCTTTATCACGTGGCTTCTTCTTTTCACGATTTGTTTTCTAATGGTTTGCGGTTTTTTTATCCGATTTATGAGACGTGTGATTATGCACTGGACAGTACTGTGGCACTGGATATGATTGCTCACAGTAAATCGTTTTCTGAGCTCTTACATTACCGAAATGAAAGAAAGAATGCTTTTTTTACCTTGAAAACGTATCCGTACAAGACCTTTGTTCGCTTTTGCAATCTGAGCATGACTGGGTTTTCTAGTAAACATTTGATTCAGTGGCGGAGGAAACTGCAGACGAGTCTACTAGATGTAGTGTTTATTGTACAGCATAATTTTTTCGGTGACTGGAGGGAGCTCGTAGTAGTGTTTGACGGCCACGGTATGCTTTTTTGCGTCGACCGCGAGGAGAGCCTTCTCTTTATAGCTCGCAATATGTCAGATTTTTTAAAAATTGGATGTCTGCGTTATAATGAGAATCGTCGGTTGCATACGCAATGGTTTACGCAAGATACGGACTATATTAAGCAGGTGGATGAGATGTTTTCTAGAGACGTCCTCTGTCCTCTCCGTGAGCACTGTCAGAGGTCGCGCCGGGATCGAGGATTATTAAAGATATGTACGTCTCTAGTCAGGGGAATTAATTGTATTGAAAGAGGGTAGGTTGTATTGTTTTACCATGTTGCTTATAAGCAAAACTCTATTCCCCATTCCTAGAAGTGCCGAGGAACTCTGGGAAGGAACATACACTCTCGTAGTCGCATTTGTGCTCGCATTTCTCGTCTACTCCGATTATCTTAGTAATTTAAGTCCGTTTGGAGAAATTTTGTCCTCGCCGTGTATTTCAACGTGAATCTTCGTCGGGAAGAGGATGGATCGCCCTCGGACGCCGCCGCCGTCCTATTCAGAGGTGCTGATGATGGACGTCATGTACGGACAGGTTTCTCCGCACGCTAGCAATGATACATCGTTTGTTGAATGCTTACCGCCTCCGCAGTCATCTCGCTCAGCGTGGAATTTGTGGAACAAGAGACGAAAGACGTTTGCTTTTTTAGTTTTGACGGGCTTGGCTATCGCAATGATTTTGTTTATTGCTTTTGTTATTTACGTTTTCAATGTGAATCGTCGAAAAAAATGAATTACCTGTCTTAGAAGCATTTGCTGACCCGATGTGGAACGGAAACATGAACGTTGAAAAATCTCTATTGTTTAAAAGGAATAGCAGGCATCGACTATTAAACTAACATGACAAATCTGAATGTATGAGGAAGTCTGAATTTAATGCAAAATCGTGTTTTCTTATGATCGGCATTTGTGTTTTTAATTTGAATTCGTCGAGTTGTATTATAAAAACTAATGCGGAACATTGTTCTAAAAGATTGTTTTCATTCTGCTATCTTGGTGTGGGTGTGATTAAAAAACCGTTGCACTTGGGTAATCGCAAAAACATGTTGTTCTTGTCTTTTTTACTCGTGTGTCTCTGTGAAGAGGTGCAAATGCTCAACCTAACGACTACAGAAGTTTCGGCAACTGAATTTGCCTCAATTGCGTCTAAAAATATGGAAACGAATGTATCGACATCCAGCGACTATTTAACTGGGAAATCTGAAACTACGTTTTCGGCGAATCCCGAAACGTGGGGTAAAAATGTTACCGAAATATCAATAGCTTCTGTGGCATATTTAAACCAGTCTTCTATGGTGACCTCTACGCTAGCCGTGGGAACCACAAATCGATCCAGTGGCAATAATGTAAATGTTACAACAAGTTCGTTTCCAACGGTCAAGGGTGATGAGGCGCAGGATATTGAGACGTTTTTCACAGTAATCTTAGCGTCGACTCTTTCCGATGTGTCTGAAAAGACGCCTCAGGGTTTGCCGACGAAATCCACACCAAAAAAGACGGTTCAGGCTCTTTGGGAAACTGATACTGTTCAAGTCCCTGAGTTAACAGATACAAATGAGGGAGATGAAGAGTATTTTAAAGATTTTCTAAGCTCGTTAGTAATTTGGATTTGCGGGATTAGTTTTGTCGGGGCATTCATAATTGTGATAGTTATTTTGTATAATTGGTATAAGAAAGACAAGCAGAGGTCTTTGCTTTGGGATGAAGAGAATAAACCGGATGTGCAAATCAGGAGGGATGCAAAGACTTGCAGATGAGGCTCCCATAGATTGTTACTAGTGATTATGGTGCCTCAGGGTTGGAGTTTAGCATGGGTGAGTGTATTATACGTGTCGGTGATACCGTCTTTGCATATTATTAACAATGAAAATTCAGTTTTTATCGGAACACATAGTGAAACGGAGTTAAGACATTGGTTGATTTTTGTAAAAATGGCTCAGAGAAGTGGAACTGCTTGGTGGCGGATGGCTAGTGTGCCTATTAATGCTTATTTCGAAAGAGATATAGCCTTTTTATTTAACCCTCGATGCGTTATCGAGACTGCCCTGGGGTCTAAGATATTATGTCGATACAATAAAAATATTGGTGTTGTGTTTGTGGACAATGATACTACGTGTAATGTTTCCTTTCCGAGCGGTGTGCAGTTACAATTACTAAATCAATCGGTGATGGAGTCAATTAGAACTAAAACGTATGTAGTGGATTACGCTAGGAAAACTACAGAGAGAGGTGATTGCTTCATTTCTGTAGCATTCTGCCGAAAAGAAAGAAGACGCTTTTTACCCCGCTATGAGCGCTTCGTTTACTACTGCATCTCGGTTTACCTTTTTGCTGTTGCCGTTTTTTGTTCTTGCTGGTTTGCTTTGGATCCTTTGTTTAATATGTGGGCGTAACCCCTCGACGCTGTGGTATGACGGCGATCTTATATTAAAGATTGCATCGCTGGAGTTAGTGGGCGCTAGTGATCGCAAAAGAGAAGGAAAACGCAGCATGATGATCTGCTTTGTTTTCTTATGCGTCTTAACGTTCGTCCGGGGTGAAATCTATCCTTCCACTTGTCCGGCCCTTGGCGCAGGGAACGGTGAAGCGGTTAGATCTGGGGAGATGCTCTTAGAGATATCTGCATACAGAAATTGGAGAAGCGGTAAAATGGAGTTATGGGGTAGTGCGGCGGTAAACAACCAAGTGTTTTACGGAGGAATGGAAGACAGTCAAATTGAATACGACTTTGGAAAGTTTTTGGTTTTTCGATGTTTCCAGGTTTTTCATAACGTACATAAACTATTGTTTAATACCGTGAGTAGTGCAACCATGCATCTTGCAAGAAAGCGTGTTCAAAAATGTGGTCATGGAAAAATGACATTTATTAGCATTCAAGTCCAATGCTCTGTTAATAAAAAATCGATACGACTCAGTAGAATGAATGAAACAAATCTCAAGAAACAAGTACTACGTGTTGCTTTTTTCCTCGATGGTAGCAATAACTCTTGGATTGCAGATAAGAATTTCCAGGGTGAAGACAGAACGATGTTACGTCTTTGGACTGAACTCTCGACATATCGACAGTACTTGATATCTTCGTGCAATAACGACGTTAAAGTCCTATCTGAGTTGTACGGCGAATTTAGACGAATGGCTCTGTCTTACGACGAGGAGTTAAAACTAAATTTTATGCCGGTTATTAGATCTTCTTCAGAAAGATTGTTCAGAGCTGATGATTTGAAATGTTCGTTCTCTAGGTGGCTGGGCGCAGAAGGAGAATTTGCAGTTTGTGAATATTCAGGTTGGGGTGTTAGCAAGCTGGGAAAGATCGAGATCTTTGCGGAGGAGCCGCTGACGTTTGATATGGTATGGAAAACGGTAAAGATGAGATCGTCCGGTGCATATACGTCTTTGTTTCGCGATGATGTGACGTGGGGACTTATTTCATTGGATAAGTGGGTAGGGGATAAATATTTCTGCATGTGCACGAATAAGGAGAGTGGCGATAATGTTATCGTTACGCTTCCGGAGAAGAATGTCGAAAAGTCTATTCAGATTTATAACGAAGGTTCGACTATGTTAGCATTCGCAGAGATAACATCTATCATGGTGAACCTTATGTTCATGGGTGCGGTGGCGGTTTGTGTGGGTATTCTGGGTATTTCCTGTTTTGTAGGACTGAAGGAGATAATATACTTTATATTTGTTAGTGTTAATTCCATGTGGCCTTTTTGTAATAAGTTATTGACTACGGCGGTTAACTGTTTCTTCAAGGGCCGTACCTTTCTTCGACGTGAATTAAAGATTTAAAAATGATAACTGTTTTTGTCGCATGTTTATTTCAATGCGTTTCTTCGTTGCCGGCTAAACTTTACATCAAGACTACTCTGGCTGAAGGAATCGGTAAACTTCAGACCGTTATCGGCATTGATAACGATATCGTTTTTGCTTACGAGAGGCTTTATGGAGATTTGACTTTGCGGAACCATACGGCTGTTGGAGAGACGTTGTTTGACCTCGCGGGAAGCCTGGAAGAAGGAAAAAATTCTACCGTAGACCGTTTTTTAGGACATGTGGTAATACGTGAATTTCATAGATTGCACGCTGGGCTTCAGTATGTCTCAGTTCAAAATTTTTCTGTAAGCGAATTGGTTTGCTTCGTCAACAATAATACGCAGTTGTCTGGCAGCTACGTTTTTTTAGCGAGAAATACAACCTATGTACAGATAGATCTGTTTAATGAGAATCGTAGTTTTGTTCACGATCTTATAAATGTGAGCAGTTTTTTACAAAATCGTTCTTTGCACGTATTGTCGTTTTATGCAAGACGTTTTTGTGTAGAAGACATCTTAAATTTCTATGGTAAGGTTGTTTTCGGAGACTCTAAATATCGTCCTCCGCAAGTTTTCAGCAAGAGAGATACAGGTTTGCTCGTCTGTACAGCTCGACGATATCGGCCCATTGGAACGAACATTCAATGGAGTCTTCACAACCAAACAGTTTCAGATGATCATACGACTGACGATTTCATTAGAACCGAAATTTCCGGTCAACTTCTATACTCTTATGAAAGAGCATTGAGTAGAGCTTTGAGCATGACACATCGTGAGTTTTCATGTGAAATTACGCATAAATTATTAGTTACCCCAGCTCTCTTAACAAGAGAGGATGCTTTTAGTTTCAAAGGTTTTGTGAATCCCGTGAAGGAATCCGAGGACACGTTTCCTCGTCATAATTTTCCAGCGCCGCACAGAAAAAAATTTAATAAATTGCAGCTGTTGTGGATTTTCATTGTAATTCCAATTGCTGCTGGGTGTATGTTTCTATATATTTTAACGCGGTATATTCAGTTTTTTGTTTCTGGGGGATCTTCATCGAATCCAAATAGGGTGCTAAAAAGGCGTAGAGGGAATGATGAAGTGCCTATGGTGATTATGGAAGTAGAATACTGCAACTACGAAGCTGAAAATCACGACATGGAACTTCATAGCGTTCAAAACGTCCGTGATGATTCAATAGCAGTTGTCTGCGGAAATAATTCGTTTGATATAGAACGACAGTCAATAAAATCTCACGAAAGTTTTAGCAATGTCAAGTTAGAAATGTTGCCTTTGTAAAATGTTTCCATGACTGTGAGGTGATTTGAACAGAGATTTTTTAAATAAATTGTTTTTTTTTTTGTTAACAGTGTCTGTTTTTTTTCTTAAGGTGCTTTTAGAGATTATGCCACACCCATTTCCGGAGTTGCAGTATTTTTTCGTATAAATTTAACTAAGATTGTGCAGTTCTTACATATTTGGATGGCCGATTATCTTAATCATTAACGAGAAAAAACATCGTAATGGCATTCACCGGTGATGAACTGGCGCGCATGTTGCAGTTTAAGGATAAGATGATTTCTTCGGCGGGGTCCGCTCTGAGATTTGAGAAAGTTGTACAGGAAGCTATGGCTTCCGGAATTGTTCTTCAACATATCACTTGTATCAAAGTTCGGATCTGTGACAATTCCGATATTCTATCTGACCGTCAGTTGAGATGTTTATTAATAAACGGGTTGTATCCTTTTGAGGGTAGGATGAGTATGTTTGGTGTAACGGAGGAATGGGAAGGTGCATCTGCGGCTCCGGAGAGACAAGTTGTTTTTTTGTTATCGTCAACTGGTCAAGTGCTTGGATATGAAGATGGTGTGATATTTTATTTGTCACCTACGTTTTCAGATTTCTGGACAACTGCCATGGAGTTCTCGTGTCAGAACGCGATCTTGAGTAATTTTATTGCACAGAAGTCCCGCGATGAATACAGTGATCAATTTCAAAAATATTTTACGAGAATGAGACATACCCCAATTTCTTTGACAGGTGTATTACCTAGACGGTTTCAGAAGGTAGAGAGTGGTGCTTGCGTGGAAGAAGATGCTCGTGCTTCCATGAGACCAATTCAGTCTGACTCTTTCGGTGCTAAGGGTCCATTTTGTTGGCCGACGGAAGAATTGTTGCAGCCATCTGCGAAAAAAGATGTTGGGGGGACGGTGTGTATGGCTTTATCGTGTCAAGAAGACAACTCCGCTCGCCATTGCACAATCTATGGACTTACCAAAACTCCTGGTATAAAAATTATGTTATCGAGGCATACACAGACAGATCGGTCTGAGGCGATGTGTGACGCTGCCACTCAAACTGAAGACGTGGTGGATAATTCTTCAGAAACTCTGTTTCTCGGTGGAAATTTGGTTCATCAGTCAATTTTGGAAACGGAAGTCCAAGCGACCGCAAAAAATACCTTTGATGTCTCTGATCCTCGAATCGACTCGGTGTACGATACAACAGTGGTCGGTGCTATGGCAACCGATGATGTAGGTTGTAAACATGTTCAGGGTGGTGCGTCTTTGGCGCAAGAAAAACCTTTAAAAGGTTATTGTATCATTGCTACTCCATCGGAATGCAAACCGAACATTCATTGGCTTAAGAGCCCAGAAAATGCTGTTCATGAATCGGCAGCTGTGCTGAGGTAGGTTTTTTAATTGTTTCACGGATGGGGAGAGCGTGCGCGCAAAGGGTAGTTTTAGGGATGGTGGATGTTTTTACTTGATGCATGTGGCAAGTGCTGGTACAAGAGTGCACGAAAGTGGATGTGGATTATAGATGACTGAATTGTGTTGCCGCGTCTTAAATGGGTTTGTTCTTTTATAAAGTTTCAAATTTGTTTCTATTGTATTCCACAGAGATGCGGCAGATTTTTTGGAAGAAATTGCAAACGATCTGTGAATTCTAAATATCATGAAGAAGTTAACTATGGAGTCCTTGTTAGTTTATACCTTTGTAATGGGAGTCTGCTTTACATCGAATCTCACATGCGAGCAAAAAATAGTTTTAATTCAGGAACAGAAACTTGGAGCTATATGCATCTCTACTTGTTATGTGAATGGAGTGTTAGCTGGGAATTCCAGCTGTGTTTCTGTCAGAACTTCATATCTGATCAACCTTGCGATGCTAACAGATGGCTTTAAAGCCATGAAAGTTGGAAATATCACATCTATCTCTGAAAAAACGGCTTTTCTACGTGTGATTATTAATTATTATTTTAGAGGAGTGATGCTCAGAGCTTTGATCGCTAAAAGGCTTCCAAATGCCGCTCAGCTATCGAGTACTGTAAATTGCTGGCTAGAAGGTCATAGCGCAGGAGGTGTGATGACTCTATTTTATGGAACGGAACGGATTGTTCTCAAGTCCAGCACTGAAATGAATGCGAGTCAATGGACAAGTGACGGGCCAGATGCCAATGGCACTTTGAACATTTTAAATGAGAGAGTGTCTCTGGATAGCTATTTCCTGAGCATGATCTGTCCTCAATTGTCGGATGAAATTTACAAGAAAAAGGTTGTGCATTCGAAATATTTTTCATTAATTAAAAATGATACGATGCCGAAAAAATTCTTAAGAAATACATGGAAGTCTGCATGGACTAATTGGTATAAATACAAGGAGATTGAAGCGTTGTTGGATTTTTCAAGGGATTACGAGAATGTGTCTGAAATTACGCATTCAATGTCGGCTGCTGGGTTGTTCTTTTTGGCTGGGGGTGCATTTACGATGCTGTTATTGCTATGCTGTTTATCAATGATTACGCGGAAACATGTTGTGAAAGATTTAGGATACAAATAAATGTTTATTAAATTACATGAAAACATTCAGAAAATTGGTGTGCATTATCGTGAGACATTTTCTATAAAGTGCCGTGAGTGCTATTTGCATTAAGGAAAAGGTGATCGTGGACAGTAAAACATGTAGTGGTCGTCGGATTAAATCATATCTGCGGAAATAAAAAAATATTAATTACATATAGTCAATGGTGTGTTTTTCTGTCGGATTTAAAATGGATTAGTGAAAAAACTTACTCATCTGCGTCAATGCGTATTTGATAGAGAAGCACGGATAACGTTCATTCCCAGTGTCGTTAGAATGTGGAGCAGTGAGACCTATAAAAAAATCGCAAACAGGTGTAAATATTCTGGGGTATTCGTAATGTGCAGATCAGTCAAAATCTGAGCTCTCCTGGGTATTAGTGTATAACAAAACGATAAAAGTGTTTACCGTTTTGTTTTGTCGGTGGGAATTACGGATCCGACTACTGTAGTTTTCGGGTAAGAAGTCTGCCTGTGGAAAGGATTGAACAGTGCTTAAATAAATATCGCGTTTCTATCGGTAAAAATTTGTATCCGCGTTTTTTGATATTTCTTACCACTTCAATGTCAGTATCATTCGATGGCTGCCGCTTATGGATCTGTTTATCTTGAGAGATAATCTCTGGATTGTTTCTTCCGGTAGAATAGATGAAGAAAATGTTGATGTTGAAGGCGAACATAGTTGTAATGGTGGCCGTGATTTGCTACTCTTTTTGCTCTTCAGAAAGTTTGGTGTCTATGAGGTTGTGAGGGTTTGTGGCTTTCTTATATATAAGATTTTAGGGAATTTCTCATATGACGAGTATTTGAATTTTCCGCGACTGTGATTTTTTATCATTCGTTTCCTTTACGGGAAATCAGTTGTATGAGAAGAAACCAAGGTCATTGTTGAATCATTATTGTTTACATTGTATTATTTTACATACACAAGGATGGATATTATTAACGTAGGGAATTGTCCGGTAGTCTCTGTTGATTTTCTATGGGCGAACGAAATGGTAATTTTAGTCCAACACTATGACGTTCCTTGTTTTTGGATGGTAGTTGATTAAGTTGAGTTTTTTATCTCTGTGTGCTATAAAAGATGGATAAGAAATGCGAGCTGGTTTATTTGTAGTTTTGGGTCCAAAGGGGTAGTTGACGGTTTCATAACGTAGAGATGGCAGACGAACGAATCGGCGACTATGTTAAAACTCGTTATGACATTGCACTAATGAATTTAAACGATATAAAAATTGCAGTTTTTCGTGATTCTTTATCGACATACGTTGAACAGAAGACCGGCTTAACTATACAGTTTAATTGGCCGAAAAGTCGGTGCTTGGTGATTTCGACACTGTGTAAAATTCCATTTCCCACAAAGTCTGCCGCAGAGTTGCAAGAAATGTGTAAGTATCAGTGTTTCGTGTCAGTTTTGTAATGTGTCTTTCTCGTTTTTTGCTGTGAAAATAAAGTTATTTTTCCTTTTAAACAAGGTTCGTTATTGCTTTGCTGCCCAGAGAGATTGCAACTACTTGGATATGTTTCTGCCTGGGGAAAGGAGACTCGTGATGTGTGCCTAACTAAAACGTTGGTGTTTGTGGGAGAAGACGAACGATTCTATGGTCTCGACTTCGTGAATGAGACACTGTATTTGTTGGCGGAAACGACGGAACGATTTGCAGTTCTCGGATTGCGTCGTTATGATCCGGTATATCGAGAAAAGGACATTCGCTTTTTAACAAAAATTGATGATGTTCTTCAATCGTTGATTGATGTGCAGGATAATTTATGGAAATTTGCTACGATCGTTTATAAAAATAGTGGGAGGCATTACATTATGAAGTCTTGTTTGGAAAATAACGACGGAGTTTTTGTTTTATTTCTTACTAGGAAAGAAGATTTTCCTAGTAGGATGGAATGGAATTTCTTTTCGGATGTCTACGAGAGCATGCCGTATCACGGGCATGTTATTGGGAGCATTGGAAAAACATTACTGTATCCGAAGACGATGTTTGTGATGATGGATTTATCGGGGGCAATTTATGGTATTGATACGATCGGAACAGGAATTGGATCATGTGTTAAAATAGCAGACGAATTTGAATCTTTTTTAAGACAGGGGATTGTTAGGGGATATCGTCGCTATAAGTTTTTCCATCAGAACATTAGCACCGTCCAAGAAATTCTGCCGTTGTGTCCTCATACTTTTCTAGGGCCCACATTCTCGAATGATTACATTTATGATTTATCATCTGAGGATGAAGAGTAGATAGATACGTCATACTTTGAGTTGTATTTAACTTGATGTATGGAGATGTTGGATGTTAGTATACAGAATAAAAATTTCAGCCGATGATAAGATTTGTCGTTGTTTGTTTTTTTAATCCTGTTTTTTTACCATTGTATTGGATATGTGTTAAGAATGAGATGTCCTAACGGATGGGCAAGCAGCCAATGATTCTTAATTCTTAAAGCGTGTGATTCAGTATCTGTTTTTATAATACGGAGAGCTGCCGAGCTGAGCGGAACAGAGCTTTGGCTGTGACGAGGATGGATGTGTGGAAGCGTCAACGGCTTCAAGAATGCCGTGAACTGTGTCCTTTGCCTGCATTAATGTCACTGTCGAATATCTTGTCAAATACCGAAATTATATACGTTAAATATCTATTTAAAATGGACTTTTCTACTATGTATAGATTTATTTTGCCGGCTCTGACGTTGAGTATGACGGTTACTAAATCCGTAGTTATTGAAATGTTATTTATTTTAAAAAGATGGGAAGAGATTAATCAATTTTTTAGATTGAACATCCGGAAAGTAAACGACTGTTTCGTCGTAGCTCAGTTCACCAATATTCCTGTAAAAAGGTGGGTATTGATTTAAGTATACGTGGAAGCGGGCTTTAATAGTTTTCTTTCGATACAAAGACAAGGGACTTTAATTGGATTGCATAAATTGTTTATTTTGTTACAGGAAGAGAGAATGACAAGCTAATGTATGCTGATTGATGTGTTTTTCTTTTACAGGAAGATAATTGTGTTGTTGTACATGTTAACCAGTAGACAAGAGAAACAGCTTTTCCTTAATATGATATATGCGGTGAGTTTGATTTTGTACGCGTTATGGTAGATTTCAAGATATATTAAATTGGAATTAGGTATTTGATTCACTAGCTTGCTAGGCTATAGTTTTTCTGGCAGTAATTTATTGTTTAATGCAAAACTATCTTAGATTGGTTGAATAAAATTGATGGTGTGTTTTTTTTTTTAGTTTTTAGAGAAGAGTCACCTTAGACTTGGTGATGATGAAGAACAGAATGCTATTCGTTTTTTTTCTTACGTTGATGAGTTACATCTAACGCGGGATGTTCTATTGGAAATTATCTACAAGCTCAAGAATACGGAAATCAATCAAACAATGGAACTTTTATTATCGTACAATGAATTGGCCGGATAAAGCACTTTTCACAGTCAATAAAATTATTTGTGATTATAACCTTGCGTCGTTCATCATTTCCGTTAGGCGCCTGGCTACGCGTCTGGGGCGGGCATTATTTTGTCTTCGTGTCTGAGATGATGGGACCATTGTGGGAGCACGTCTTCTTTGTCCGTTTTGTAGAGCTCGGCTTTGACGAGACATGGAGTTGTTAGATGATGTTGATTGAGGGGAGTGCGGATGGTCCTCCATGGGTTCTTCGTCTTCTAATTCTAGATCTGCCATGGGATATGAATAATCACTAATATTTGTTTCGTCAGAGTAATGACTACGATTGCTGTCTTCCTGTGAGAAAGAAACCGATGATGATCTGCTGTTGGAACGCATTGGTACTCTTTGTCTTAGAATAGAAGTTGGAGTGGAGCGATCGCTTTGCGGGGGGGAGTATGGGACGGTAGAAGTACTGTGGCTGGGGGATGCACGAGAAGAGGTCCGTCCTTCATTTCGATTTAACTTTCTGATAACTTGCTCCAGGCTTAAGCCGTATTTGCTTGCAACGGCTCCGTAGACAACTGCTGAGAGGCTCTGCATCTCAACCTCTAGGACTTGAATTTCATTGTCTTCCACATCTATCGTCTTATCATAAGAAATTGGCATGATCGCTATAGAAGAGAAAGCATTTTCCGGGGTTACGTTAAAAAAGTCAGAATCTGTAAGCACGTTGTCTACTCTGCCTGGATCGACTTGTATTGGGGGTTTGTCTTCATCGTATTCGTCATCAGAATCTCGAGATTTCAGAAGCAGATAGTTGAGGTCTTCGTCATCATTGCTTCTTTTTAAGACATCCTCGAACTCTATTAGGTGACCCTTTATGAAGGATGGTAAAATGCAAATGTTTGCCTTAGTTGCAAAAATACAGATTTCAAACAATTTTGCTAATATGAGTTTGTAGTGAGGGAAAAGTTCTTTATCGGGGCTGACGAGATTCATATTTGATATGAGTGCCGCTAGGTCTAGAATTGTTTCCTTCAGATCTGGAAGTTGGAATCCTACCAATACAGCAGTTTCCATTATGGAGTTAATTTCGTATTTGATCCAAGTATTCAAACGCCTTATCTCTTTTTTGCAATTATAAATCATATTCCAAGTAGAAGTTAAAAATAGTAAGTCGTTGTAAATGTGAGATAAATATGCGTCATCTGAAGACGTAAACAGTAAGGTGGGCTTTTTATTGACTCCAATAGTGAGATCTTTAAGATTATCGGAATAAATGTCGACAGCTTCTTTCAGAGAATACTTGGGTATTTTATAGAGGTAATTGTATGCTCGTAATTTTTCTGCATACTGTTCGATATCTGCGTCCGGTCGATTATGAAAGGAGTTTACGGTTGTTTGTATTAATCTGACGGCTTTTATGAATTTAGAATCCGGTAAGCCGTTTTCGTGCAGGGACAATGCTATGAGAGGCATATATGAATTATCACGAGCATCGACAAACAGCCCCATAAGAGCTCTGTCGAGTTGTCGCATGGCTTCTTCGGTATCGAAAAGACTTTTCATCATTGTGATCATATGTTTGACTTGATTTTTTCCGGCATAAAATCTGTTTATATGTACGCCGAGGCGAAATACTGACATGAGCAGATCTCGTGAACGTGAGAACTTAAACTTTGTGATAATAATCAGAATTTGCTCTACGGTTTGAGTCGCCATGGGAATAAAGCTGTTTGCAAGACAAACCGCATTGTAGGAGTCTCGGATGAGTACCTCTTTGATAAATTTAGCGTTGGCGCGTGAGAGAACATCGGGTATGAAGTTACAATTTTCGTCTAAGACGAAAGTGGGAATGTTGAATGTCTTCGACCCTTCCATCGCGTGTGTGATCATTGGTGTGATTTCAACCACCTTAAATATTTCATACGGGATGTATCAACGCGAGACATATGAAAAAAAAACTGTGACGTGAGATCAGGAGAAAAAAATTTTATAAGAAAGGTGATAGGGTGCAATTATTTTCCGAATCACATAATAAGAAATCTGGATCGATAGGGTAGACGATAGCTTTTTCGTTGTTGTCTCCTATACCGTAAAATTCAAACAGGACAGTTTTGTCAAAAATCACAGACAGGGACGATAATTTTTTTTTTGAATCCGCCTGTGTTTTGCTTGCGATATAATCATGTTCTCTTGAAATGATTTCAGCGTCTGCAATCTTACTTGTCGGGCGCATGGTAAAAGTGCTGGACAATATGGGATCGTCCGTCGAAGTTAAAAGTTTTCGTCGTGCCTGCTTTTTAGCGTGCGCCATGCTCTATGGAAGACAAAACAAAGAAAACAGAGCTAGCACGTGATTTTATGTGGGTAGCATTTATTAAGTTGGAAAACGTGTTTAAGGGGGTTCGTTTTCATCCACTGACGATTCTGATGGCGAGTTCTGATCATGTTCGGAGACGTCTGACTGTTTGCGATTCTGTGTACTACATAGTCTTTTGGGAAAAAATGGACATTGGAAACAGGTGGTAAATCGGTTTCTTAGTTCGCCTCCAGTGAATGCGTAGACTAACGGATTAGAGAAACAATGTACCTGTGGCATTAATCGAATGATTAACTGCAATATCTCTGCACGGGCTAACCAAAAGCAGGTGTTCTGTGGCATGTAGAGAAATGCGATTTCAGATATAAGGATAGCTATATAGGGGATCTGTATGAGTAAAAATGACAGGAGAAGGATACTAATAAAAAATAGAGTCTTTTTGTGTTTTTTCTTGGTGACGCCGTGCAAAGCTTTGCAAAAGATAAAGTAGAAGAAGCTGAACACCATGGTTGGGAGGACTCACCAAATGAAGCTGAAAACAATTTTCACCGCTAGAAACAGTTCGTAAGCTTTCGGAGAGGATAGATAAACGACGCATTTTCCCGTCGTTTTTTTTGCTCCGTTAATCTGCACAAAGAGAGCGGTGGGAATCGCGCACATTGAGGAAGCTAGTAGGAGAATTCCTATGTTTCGCCCCGTGCTATATGTTTTACTTTCGGTCTGCTTACGCCGGTGCAAAGTTTTGTACCTAATTGTTGCGATTATAGCTAGCATGCTTATGCTATATGAACAGACTGCATGATAGATGAAGTAAACTAACTGGCAGAAGAAACGGTTAAATGAGAACAGCTGCTCTCTGTTCACTGTCATAAAAAAGACACACCACATGAGCACAAAATCGCTAGCAAAGAGTGTGATGACGTAAAATGAAGTAGCGTTATGTTTTGCGACTCTGTGATAGAGAATCATGGTGGTAATCACTATAATGATCATGGGTACGGATGCAGTGAGCGTGATTCCGGTAACTGCGCTCTCAATGATTCGTGCTGTCTTTAGCGTGGGGGTCGAGGTACAGGAAGCGTTGTCTTTGAACTCTTCATCGTGCTATTAAAGATATTGAATGTTATTGTCATGGTACGCTACAATAAAATATTCGGTAACAATGATCTCTGGAGACTTACCAGGAGTTTGGACAGCTCAATGACAGTGTCCATCTCGTCGCTTGTCAGCTTTCTGTGTGGGTAAAAAAAGGACTATTAAACATTGAGTCTTGGCGAAGACGAGCAGTTTTGTTTTTGAGTTTGTTTTCTAAAAGATGGATTTGAAAGCGCAGTCGATCCCGTTTGCGTGGCTAGATCGAGACAAAGTTCAGCGTCTTACAAATTTTCTTAGCAATTTGGAAAATCTGGAGAATGTAGATTTACGAGAACATCCCTATGTGACTAATTCTTGTGTCGTGAGAGAGGGAGAAGATGTAGACGAGTTAAAAACACTGTATAACACATTTATTTTATGGCTTATGTATCACTACGTGTTATCTAAACGGAAGCCGGATTATAATGCTATATGGCAAGACATCACGAAACTCCAGAATGTCGTAAACGAGTACTTAAAATCCAAAGGTCTGAATAAAGGAAATTTTGAAAATATGTTCACGAACAAAGAAAAGTTTGAATCGCAATTCAGTGATATTCATCGCGCTTTACTGCGTTTAGGAAATTCTATTAGGTGGGGTAGCAATGTTCCGATCGATACTCCTTATGTAAATCTTACTGCAGAAGACAGCAGCGAGATAGAAAATAATTTGCAAGACGCTGAAAAAAACATGCTCTGGTACACCGTCTATAACATAAATGACCCCTGGGACGAAAACGGTTACTTAGTGACGAGTATTAATAAATTAGTTTATCTTGGTAAGTTATTTGTAACGTTAAACCAGTCCTGGTCAAAGCTAGAAAAGGTTGCTATGTCTCAAATTGTAACCACGCAAAATCATCTCTCGGGTCATTTGAGGAAGAACGAGAATTTTAATGCTGTGTATTCTCAGAGGGTTTTGCAGACCCCTCTAACTGGTCAGAGAGTAGAGAGTTTTTTGAAAATAATCACCAGTGATTATGAGATTATCAAAAGTAGTCTGGAATCATACAGCGCGTCGAAAGCATTTTCGGTGCCTGAGAATGGGCCTCACTCTTTAATGGATTTCGCCTCTTTAGACGGCCGCATGCCTTCAGATTTGAGTTTACCTAGTATATCTATAGATACAAAGAGACCATCTGCGGATTTGGCTCGTCTGAAAATAAGTCAACCCAAAAGTTTGGACGCGCCCTTAAAAACGCAGAGGCGACATAAATTTCCAGAGTCGGATAGCGTCGATAATGCCGGGGGAAAAATTTTGATAAAGAAAGAAACACTCGGGGGTAGAGACGTTAGAGCGACAACGCCTGTTTCGTCTGTCTCTTTAATGTCCGGAGTTGAGCCGTTGTCGTCTTTGACTTCTACCAATCTGGATCTGCGAGATAAGTCGCACGGTAATTATCGAATTGGCCCTTCGGGGATTTTAGATTTTGGTGTTAAACTTCCAGCTGAGGCGCAATCTAATACGGGAGACGTGGATTTACTACAGGATAAAACTTCGATCAGAAGTCCCAGTAGCGGTATTACTGATGTGGTAAATGGTCTCGCTAATCTCAATCTGCGTCAGAATAAATCGGATGTTTCACGGCCGTGGAGTAAAAACACAGCGGCGAATGCAGATGTTTTCGATCCGGTGCATCGTTTGGTTTCTGAGCAGACAGGGACACCCTTCGTGTTGAATAATTCCGATGTGGCTGGATCAGAGGCGAAACTTACGACGCACAGTACTGAGACCGGAGTGTCGCCCCATAACGTTTCTCTCATTAAAGATTTGAGGGACAAAGACGGTTTTAGGAAACAGAAGAAGTTAGATCTGCTTGGAAGCTGGACTAAGGAAAAAAATGATAAGGCTATAGTACACTCACGCGAAGTGACCGGAGACTCTGGCGATGCGACTGAAACTGTGACTGCTCGGGATTCCCCAGTGTTGAGAAAAACTAAGCACGCGAATGATATTTTTGCCGGGTTAAATAAGAAATATGCTCGTGACGTATCAAGAGGGGGGAAAGGAAATAGCAGGGACTTGTATTCTGGCGGCAATGCAGAAAAAAAGGAAACCTCAGGAAAGTTTAATGTCGATAAAGAAATGACGCAAAACGAGCAAGAGCCATTACCTAATTTAATGGAAGCTGCTAGAAATGCCGGAGAGGAACAGTATGTTCAAGCGGGTCTTGGGCAGCGAGTTAACAAGATTCTAGCCGAATTTACAAATCTGATTAGTTTAGGCGAGAAGGGCATTCAAGACATTTTGCACAATCAGTCTGGGACCGAGCTTAAGTTGCCTACAGAAAACAAGTTGGGACGCGAATCGGAGGAAGCTAACGTAGAAAGAATTCTTGAAGTTAGTGATCCTCAAAATCTGTTTAAAAATTTTAAGTTGCAAAACGATCTCGATTCTGTGCAGTCTCCGTTTAGGCTGCCAAATGCTGATCTGTCTCGCGATTTAGATTCTGTGTCATTTAAGGATGCGCTGGACGTGAAGCTCCCGGGTAACGGAGAACGGGAAATAGATCTCGCTCTTCAAAAAGTGAAGGCAGGTGAGAGAGAAACCTCAGATTTCAAAGTCGGTCAGGATGAAACTCTTATTCCCACGCAATTAATGAAGGTTGAGACACCTGAAGAAAAAGACGATGTAATTGAAAAGATGGTTCTGAGGATACGTCAAGACGGGGAAACTGATGAAGAAACCGTCCCTGGGCCGGGAGTCGCTGAGTCCTTGGGTATAGCTGCCAAAGACAAGTCAGTGATCGCGTCGTGATGTAAAAAATTTTCTCTGGGGAGCTTCAGGTTGCCAATAAAATGTCCATTCTCAGACAGCTTTGCGATTACGTCTTTTTGTTCAGTGTTCTGGCTTGTCATTCTTTCTACATAAAACAGGGTTGCGATAGGTGTGCTTTGGGGCAGGATCAGATTTGGAGAGAATGAACGCAGCGTAATATGCAACGGTGTTCCAGGAGCCCACAGCATCACCTGGGTTTCGAAGAAACCTTCGTTCTGATAGCCGGATATGAGGATTTGCTTGTCACCCCTCGTGAAATATCGGATAGGTAGAATTACTATGTGACATCGGCTTGGATAGAAATGGATGTCGTATGGCGCGTGTACGAGTAGATCGTAATAATTTGGGTTGTGCTGTAGTTGCATCGTTGCGTTTAGTACGTCTCCTGTAAAATATAGTTTCGGGTTACTGGAAAATAACAGGGGTTCGGGATCTTCGATTTGCGTTACTACTTCAAACTGAACTATTAAATATCTCGGTAGATTTTCAGTCGTTAGTAGAGAAGGGATTTGCTCGCAGCATACGGTGGCTAGTGTCCCAAAGACTTTCTCTTTATTTTTGACGAGACCGAGATTTTCAATATTAATTGCGAACTCGTGGCAGTGTATCGTAAACCTAGTGTTATTAAAGAAACGCAGTGCTACTCTGTCAGGCAGGGAGGTGTCCGGCCAACTTCCTATGAACGAAGCTTTTAGGATTCTATGTGGAGCTGTCTGACCTGTGCCGGTGACGCTTTTTTTCCATGTAAGATTTTTGATGACTCCCAGGTAGAGGTAGTTTCGCTGCTTTAAAATCTGTATGTCTCCGCATTCGTGTTCCGGAAATTGTTCGTTTAGTATCATCAGATCTATTGACGATATGAAGCGAGCATAGTTTAGTGGGTATCTATACGGAACGAACGGCACCATTAATACGTTAGCCGACATTCCGGTTAGCGAAAAGTTTGATCTGTATTCAACGGGATACGAAAAACTTCCCGAGATCCACCCTCCCTTTGTTATAGTTGGATTAAATACGATGTCTTCGTCTTCTGGAGAGGCAACTAAAAAGTAAAGTTCTCTGGGAGTAAAGAGTTTAGGGAGTGTGATGCTAGTCCAGCTGTAGATACGTTGTCGGACGTGTATCTGACGACCAAGTACCTGGTGTCCGAGATCTAGAATTAGGGCCGCGACTTCAATCTTCCCTTTGTCGAAACGTATTGATTTATTTGGCGGGACGAGGCAATGCTCATACTGTTTTATAAGGCAGTGTAGGAGACCGCTGTAGAAGCGTAGGGGTTTCCTGATATTTTCTTGATGCCTTTTTTGAATTGAGGCTATAGCTCGTCCGAATCCCGATGACCAGGTGACGGTCGGAGATCTCGCTGAAGCCGTCTTGTATGTGACTATTTCCATCTGTTTTTAGTGGCGCTTCGAGTTCGTTTTTTCTGAAGTGGATCTGCCGATGGCTGTTAGAAAGTTATGGAAGACAGTCGTACAGCTGTTTTCTAAATCGAAATCCGAGGAGTGCAATACAGAAGCCGGAACGATGGAGGTCTCCTGCTTAAAGTACGGGGTGCAAGGTTTGAATGCGGATTGCAGCTATGTCAAATCGCAATGCATAAAACTTTCGGAATGCGAGTGTTTATATACTTTTGCTTCTGATGTATGTAAGGAAGATTTTCATAATTCCGAGGAAATGAAGGTGTTTGTTGTCCAACATTCGCAGGAAATCGTTGGTGGAACGGATTTTTCTGTACATGCGGAGGAAAGCGTGTGAGTCAAAACGGGGGTTGAAATTTAATAAAGTTTGTCACACCACTCTCTTTTTTCCAATTTCCTGTCATGTGACGGCGTCTCGCATCGAGGTCTTATATTTCAGATATTTCATTGTTTCACTTCTAGTGTTATTCGGAGTTTTCAAGATGGACCTCGAGGCGAAGGAGGTCTCAGGTGAGATTCCGAACGAGAACGCTCTTGCCGAATTGTGTCGTTTCTGTGAATCTGCTGATCTTTCTCGAATCGAGAATTTTGTCGGCACGTATAAGAACTGGTGTCTGTCTATTATCTGGCCTCGGAACTGCTGGCTGAGATTCACTCTACGTAAAGATGTAGCTGGATATACAGAAAAGATGTTTGAAGATATGAATGATCACTATCAGGGTTTTGTGGAAAAACTGTGTCTACTGGGGACTATTCAGATTCCTTACAGAGATGTTCCAATTTTGATCGGCCGATCTAAAAGAATTTTCTTGCACGATCTAGAGACGGATACTCTCCACTTCGTGTGTGATAATTTTGAGCAATTTGTAAGATACGGCGTCCTGGGTACTAACATCATCACATGCGCGGAGCCTGTGTACCGTCATGGCTTGTATGACGGCCCCAGATTCGAATCGCTGGAAAATTTAAGGAATAATGATGTGTTAAGGAGTCCCTGTACTTTGAATATCCATCTGAAGTTGAATAGGAAAGGCGTTTTGGGCATCAAGGCTATGAGGAAACATTACATTGCCATGTTGCGAGAGTTTGATGAGCTGGCCCGTTGTGCCAGTTTGGACGATGTGGAACGTTTCGTGTCTCTCAACGTCGGCCGGGATCTGAGATTGGATATGCCGGTTTTTAAGAGTTTGACTCTAGGGACTCGTGACAGTGTCTGGATAGGGACATGTCGCTTGGCAAATCTAGAAGAACAGGAAGACTTAGTAGAAAAAGTAGTAGTGTTAGGTTACCTGAATGACCATGATTATGAGTCTAAATGTACAAGACCTATTCTATGTATAGGGAAATCTGGAAAAATATATTATTACGATTGGATAGACAACGTGCTGGTGAAGCTGGGCGATTGTCTACTGACTTTTTTGCGTGTGGGATTTGCCAGACTTTTTGCGGACTGCGGTTATGAGAAGATTGGAAAAATATCCATGCGCTTCGGACGGATGTCGACGTTGGGCATGTCGGAGACTTATCAATCGTGCATGAGCCTCAGTAAGTAGTTCATGTCGAATTTTCGTCTGATACTTGAAACGGAGGGCGGAAAGCGAGTCTTGTGTGAAAGTATTGTACTTCATTTTGCGTTTATGTTTCAAACAGAAATCGTACCGGTCTGCAACGATGAGTTCACCTTGTCATCATGTGTGCCTACTTTGGATTTTGATGTAGACGTGCTGTCTGCAGCTTACGGAGACGGGTTGGAGATCAGTTCTCCGGGCTTGCGATGTTGTATCGCCTGGCCTCCCATGTATGCATTAACTCTGGGTGAGTTTTATCACTTTCACACGCATAGATGGGTAAGTGCCTATGACTGGAGCAGTCTTCTGGATACTGATGAATTTTTGTCCGCCATTGGGTACGCTCACCCGATATATCGTGATCCGAATCCTGACTACGATCCATACGTGATGCATAGTTCAACTGGAAAGACCATTGCCGTGGACACGGTGACGGAGAAAGTGTACATCATAGCAGAATCACTGGTCCAGTTCTTCAATATCGGACTTAGACAATTTCCACCCTTTGCCGAAGCGGAGTTAGATCCAGAGCAGGAAAAGATGTGGTTCGGAGAGACTAAATGCGGCCGAGAGGAATTTATCCTTTTACAGAGGAATCTCCCGGCTATGAAGGATTACGTAGCAAAACATTGTGGCAAGAGAATCAGGGTGGATGCTTTCCAGGACTTTGACTTTTCCTTTTGTTCCTTGTCGGATATTTATTATCTGACTGGACCTGGCATTCTAGAGAAAATCACAGAAAAGGATTATGCTATCATAGGGACGTGTGCCCGCTCTCAAGCTGAACCAAATTGCAGAGCTGCTATCGTTATGGGCTCGAACTGTCACATCTATATCTACGTAGAAAACAGAATCAGCAAAGTCTCTAAAAGTTTGAGGACTTTTATACGTAGAGGATTTGATGAATTGCTCTATAAAGAGAAGTATTCATTGGACTGGAATGACGATACCTTATTTTATATAAGTGACACTGAGACGGAGAATCTTAATAGGATGTTGAATGGGGAGTTGCCCGTTCTCCGCAGTAAGCCTCGGCATATGTGCGTGCGAAAGGACAGGTGGGTAGATGTGTTGTGTGTCGTTTTTCCCGAAAAGACAATTCTTCGAGGATGAAGACTCTCCGTTAACTTGTTTTTTCTTACAACAGGCTCGTGAAAGACCGCAGCAAAATTCTGTTTGCGGTGCGTCTGGACGAAGAGGATTCGCTGACGGTTAAATTTATCACAAAATTTCTCACGCCGGTATTCGTCGGTCGACTGCCCGCTACCAGCAGGTTTGTCGTTCCCGTCTCCTGCGCTAGGTTGACGAACGGTCTGCAGGGAACCGCAGCAGCTAGATTTGGCATTAAAGGACTACATCCCTCTTCGGACTGCGTAGTGTGGAACAGACTGATAGATTATGAGTATGAAACTTACAAGTATCCTTCCACCTACGTCAGAGCCGATCAGATTGCTGACATGGTGAAAAACTTGAAATTTATGGACAATTTTGATGAGAAGTGGCAGTGCATCACTAAACTGGCTTTTATCGGTCTCTATGCTGGAGCGTCTCTGTTTAACTTCGCGTCCAAACCTACGCTGGGCTACTGGTGTCGCTATCTATGTGAGTACGCCTCCATGTTATTATTTCAGTTTGAAAGCAAGTTAAAAGAGTTGACAAAGGAATCTACTCGGCAGCTGGGAGGTTATAATCTTTGTCACTGGGGTCAAGAATTGAAGGACTGCTTGGAGAACAAATCCGATGTCTTCTTCAGATACGATTTCTTTGAGCGTATCGAATCCTGTCTCATCGAGCACTTTATGCTCCTGTGTGGTTGTGTCGAGTGTAGGCGCATGTTTATCATGTATAACAAGAGAGGCAGGAAGTGTGATTTTGGCCACTGTGTCCGAATTCAGTGTTTTCCTATGATAGGTTCAATTCGTCTTCCGGCTTTTCTGCATTTGGGTGAACCCTACAGTGTGAGTCTGTCGAGTCTCATAGCGAAGGATTTAGGGTTGAGCATGATTGAAGGTCAGATAGAGCACAGTAGGCTGCCTATTTCGCTACAGATCTCTGTCACCCCGGATAAGAAGGCATTGCTAACCTTCTTAACTAACATTGTTTTCATTGTGTTCGTCGTGAACACCCTCTACCGTGTCATAAATGCTGAGTTGGACATATATTACGACCTCTTCACGGAAGAAGTGGGAAAATTGTGTGTGACCATGGAGGAAGAAATGAAGCTGGGGCGGAACGGGTGCCTCGGAGACCTGTGCTACTTTTCTTCGATGAAACAAATGAAAGAAATTGTTAGGTGTCCCGGGGAAAAGAGTCAGTTTATCTTAAAGTGTTGGGAAGCTCTGAGAATCGGTTTTTCCGTTCCTGCTTACAAAGACTACGACGAGACTCGGTTCATGGAAATGTTTTTTCTGCATCATCTTCATATAAAACGCTTCCACGAGCACAATGATCGTGACCTGGTGTCTTCTGATAATCTCATTCCGGGTTTTTTTATCGTTAATACCCATGAAGAGAATTTCTTACAGCGGCTACAACGGGTAGTGTTGCCCGTCGCCGAAGATTATTTAACTAACACCAGGTGCATAAACGGGACTATGGCTTTTTTTTTCAGTGGCTTGAAATATTTTGGGAGTGGTAATCATCGGGGTGTTCAAATAAGTCCCGAGAAAGACGTCAGAGCTATCGGGTATAAATTGGGGTCGTTGGACGTCCTCAGGGATGATTACAAGTATTATGAATATGCACCGGACTGTGCCGGCGAACTGAATGGACATGATGGGGATGAGTGATTGTGTGTTTTCTCGATTGTGATGTACGTGGCCGTCTCCTGCAATTTGAATTCTGCTCGTTTGTTTTTTTCTGCGACAAAAAAATAAACGCTGTCTCAGATATATACTTACTTGAGTGATGGAGTTATTGGACCACGACATTTATAAGGGACCCGTTCGAGAACGGGTCACGTATACCATTCCCAACCATCCCTATCTCTCGCTGACCGTTCACCATTCCAGGGAACTTGATGTTGATCTGAAAGACATAACGGAGGAGATGATTATAGATAGCGGCACGTTGACCGCAGAGGATCTGTTCATGACCCGCGGCTTACGATTTTGTGACGATAGTGTTCTCTGGGCGGCTCTGGCGGAGAAAGTTTCTGTGGAATTCCAAAGGCGTGGAAAGACGACCATGGATCTCTCGGCTTTCATGTCTCTCTTAGAACGGTTAACTTTTGAGGACGAAACGTCAGCTTTTTATCGACTCCTGACCAAGTGCACCGCTCTGGCGCACTTCTCGATTCTGGAGTACATCGTCGATGGGGAGAAGAGGGATACTATCTCGGCGCATTTCAACCGTCTTTTGGAGTTGTTGGACTCCCTCTTCCTGCAGTTCCTTATGCTGAGGAACAGGAGTGAGTCCAATACTCTGTTGACCTTGTTCGATATTTTGCCCAATCCCAAGGAGATCTATGGCGACGCGGCGTCTCCGACGAGTGTGCTCTTGAAACACTTTTTGTCCGATTACATCTTTGTCGCGTACGCTTCTTCTTATCGCTTTGTGTCTTCTGTGCTCTGTAGTTGCGATCAGTGCCGGGCGTCTCTCTTTCGGATCTATCTGGGTAAGAAAGATTCCCGGGCCGTGAACATATCTGATATTTCCGAATTCGATCCAGCTGATCTCATTTTAGGCCAGCTGCACCTCGACGCGCGTGAAGCGGTCGCTCTCCGGGCGGAGATTGACCGAGATCTTGGTTCTTCTCTTATTCTTAACTCTATGGAAAGGCGGCATTTGCCCATTCTTCACGATAAGCAGTTGGGGAGAGGGCATTTCGAACGTAACATCTTGAAGGTGTACTGCAACATTGTTCTGTGTCTGTTTCTGCTGAGACGCGTCAAACAGCGCATCGTAAGTGATCTCACGGCCATTGCTCGTTTCTTCGTAAAAGCGATCTCAGAAATGGAGCGTTGCATCGATACCGTTTCTGGCCTCCACGGTGTCAGGATCAAACTGTTAGTTGTCAGTTCTCAGTTCGAGATTAAAGATCCCATGCGCGTCCCTCGGTTGTGTTTTTTCTTTCTTGAGATCGTGACGATTCTCGTATCGGGTTATGACAAGGAACGGCATCGCGTTCGTGCGCTCTTGGAGCATCTGTGCCTAAAAAAGATCTGTCTAGGCGACCTGTGTGCATCCATGCGACTCGCTCGCGAGATAAGGCACGATGTTCTGGAGGGCTTCCTCAATACTCTGGAGTTATCTTACATGTCGAATCCGGTGAGGTTTTTTCGTTTTCACGACTGCAATCTTTACGGGACCCATATGTGGAGTGGGGTGTATCCGAACGTCGTTCCTTACGCTGTGCGCGGCGGCGGCTCGTTTGACATCAGGTTGCAGGAGCACCGGAGACGTCAAAAGCGAATAGTCCTCAGACGTAGGCTTATAAGACGCGTGCAACAGCGAGGGTTAGACATTCGCGAAGCGCGCCGCGTTCCTAAGCTGGCTTGTGTGACCTTTATCTGATACAGACGAATCCGGAAAACCGGTACGCTTCTTTCACTTTGTTTAGCTTTAAAAAAAAAAACGATATTATTGTTGCCGTTGTCGTGTGATCATCCATATCGTTCTTTTTGGGTGTACATTGTGACAAGTTTCTTTTGTGACTATATTATCTTTCATTTTTTTTTTGCGAGTTGCAACTTTTGCTTACTAAGTTTTGAGTGCTATTTCTCTGTCGCTGTGAGCCCGTAATGGAAACGACAAACAGCCGGCGTGTTTCTTCGGCGCAACGGCAGATTTTGGCTACGGCTACGGTGCGATTTATCGAAGGCCTTCATGAGCCGGCTCAAGATTCTATGATGTGTGGGGATGACGAGCTGCAGTCTCAGGAGAGGATGAAGAAACGTCAACGTCTCTATAACAAGTCCAAGAGAGATCTCGTCGATCTCTTGCGCGTCTATACGTGCCTGAATAGCGTCCGAATGTTTACGTTCGTCAATTTCGGCAGGCGAATTCCCTTGGCTTGGCCTGAAGGATACGAGCTGGTTATTAACAACTGTAGAGACGAGAATGAATATGCCGATGAAAAGTTGGGCGAACTGGCCGATCTAGTGTGTTGCCGGGAGCGCCTCGTCGTACTGGGGTACGTGAAGAAAAGGGGGGAGATCGGATCGGAGCCGGCTTACTGGTTTCTGAAAGGTGACATAGTCGTTCTGCTCGGCGGTGCCGGTCGCGTTTATGCGCATACTTGGTTATTGCCGCAGCAACTGTGCCGCGTCGGTGACACCATTGACGATTTTCTTCGTAAAGGTCTGAAGAGGTTCTATTACGCACATCAGCTGGTATCATCGCTGCAGTTTGTGGTGGAGGACACCGAGGTGGACGGCGTCTGCAGTTGTCGGGACGTGCTGTGCTTTCGAGACCGGCACATAGGTCGTTCTTTCGCCCTGAGGTGGCCCAAGAACGAGACTCTGCTCTTTCATCGGCGGCGGGATTCTTTTGTATTCGTCAGGTGCGACGAGGCACGGCGCAGGCTCGCGGAAATGTGTTTCTTCGGCAGCTTCGGCTACAAGTACTTTGCGGACGCCGGTCGGATTTCTCTCTACGTGGCCGACGACGGACGGATTTTCGGATTCAACGACAACGACGAAGACGGACGGCCGCGCTTTGTGGCGGAAAATTTTCAGCAGTTTAGACGGATAGGAGTCATTCAGTATTATAAGAGCTACGTTTTCCGTAGGGAGCAGCCCGAATGGGCGCTTCTTCCGACTTGTCATCTCTCGCGAATGTTTTATCAGAAAACTTGGAGGCAGGCCGACGAAGATCTGCTGTTTGTAAAGGCTAGAAACGATGAGCGTCAGGAATTTCCGGACGCCGGCACTAGGAGTGCCGTGCACGACGTAGTTCGATAGTTCGCCCTAACGTGGGAGGTTAGGTATAAAAAAAAAAAGAATGGAAGCGTGGTAGATCGAGTTCTTACGGGCGCTTTTGACGTCTGGGATCATTGTATATTTTACCCGGGGATGGGATGTGTTCACAGTTTTGTGGGCGGTAGGTTCACTTCCATTTTCGTGGAAGACGTCGGGAATATGTCGATTCAACGTTGTTTGTTTCTAACAGTTGTAGCATCCTTAGCGCGATCGTAGACGTTTATGTGAGACTGCCGGTAACGCTGCCGTTATCGTTTTTTTTATTTTTTTTTTCCTTTTAATTTTATCTCGGATTCCGCACAGAAAAAAAAATGTTTTGTCGCTCTCCGTTTCTCGGTATATCTTCTTGGAGTCTGGCCTCTGCGGCTCTCTGCCCTTCTTCGTGCTCTTTCCCTGCGGGACGTGATCTGCGGTGCGATGCGGCAGTGCCGGAGGTTAAATGGACGGCGTTCGTTCGGACTCTCGTCGCCCGGCCGCTATCGGCGGACGACGTGAGGGACTTCGTCTCTACTTTTGCCCATTGCAGGTTGGCGCTCTCGTGGCCCGTGGGGGCAGAACTGAGATTCGCCACCTCCGACATGCTCGGGATCACGCAGGCCGAGTTGGCCAAGCTGTCTCGCGGATACGGGTGCTGTCCCGGTATGGATCTCACGGTCATCGGGGTCACTATCTTCGCAGAAGTTTCCGCGCTGGTGCTGGTCGGAGAGTGCGGGGAGATATACGCGTTTAACGGCGTGTTCGACGACGCGCTGTACCGTCTCGCGGAGGACGCGTTCGGTCTCTGGAAGCACGGCTTGCGTCGCTTCGAGCCCGTCTACGGTTCCAAGTGTCTCATGGAAACCGGCGCCTCTTTCTTCGGCGGCATGAGTGGAGTTGACGACGCCCTGGCTTTCGCCGTGTCTTTCGATAAGGCTCTCGTGCCGTTGCCTTGGCCGCGCGGAGCTTTCTTTGAGTTTGCCGTACCCAGGAGGGCGGAGAAGAGGTGGCGGCTCATACCCGGCGGAGGCGTCGCGGTGGTGATCGGCAGATTCTTCGGACGCGGCGTTACTTTACCTCTGCTCAGACGACAGCGGGTGCTCATGGATCAGGTCGGCAGGGTGTATGCGGCCAGTCTCGACGGGGGAGCCGTGGTGCGCCTGTCCGATAGCTTCAGGGCGTTTCTCGCCATGGGTGTCAGAAAACTGTTCAAGAACCATCGATTCCCTCCGGGACATCTGTGGACCATGCAGCTGCCCGTGACGTGCGTGCACGCGCCTGTGATAAATCTACCTGCCGTCTATCAACTTTCTCCGCACATGGTAGAGCGGGAAATGTCCGCAGTCTCTTGCGGGGCTTCTACCGTAGTCCGTAGGGACTGCGAGGACACGTTGCGCGACGGAGATGCGGGAGTTGACACTTCGTGATCCCGCCCTCGTCTGTTGCTGTAGTTGATGCTGTTGCTGTTGTTGTAGTGGTCGTTTTCGTGGTTGTCTTTGTCCTATGTTAACATTGTGAGAACAGCGCATAAATAAAATGGTTTTTTTGTGTGTATTTTATGTGTGTATTTTTTTGTGTGTGTATTTTTTTGTGTGTGTATTTTTTTGTGTGTATTTTTTTGTGTGTATTTTTTTGTGTGTGTATTTTTTTGTGTGTATTTTTTTGTGTGTATTTTTTTGTGTGTGTGTTTTTTTGTGTGTGTTTTTTTGTGTGTGTTTTTTTCGTGTGTGTGTATGCTTTCGCTCACGTTGCAGTCTGCTCGGTGAGGCCGCGTAGGCATGTCTGTGCGTGTTCGCGTGCGTATCTGCATCACCGAAATGGGTCGGGGGTCTATAAAAAGGTGATTCGCCCGGCGGGGCGCTCTGCGCATCCGCCCGTTGGCCGTTTCTACACGCGCCCGCTCTTTTCCCTCTCTCGCGCCACATGCGGGCCCTCCTCGGGAACGAGCGCACCGCGGCCGCGGTGGCGTAGTCTGACGCTAGGTGGAGCTCATGGCCCTCGCGGCCGTTCTCTCTTTCCTCCGGCGTCTCCTCGTCTGTCCCTCTGCGGCTCTGCCTTCTGCCTCTCTTTCTCTCTCGCGCGCGCCATCGTTTTTTCGCTCTCACCGGGCTCCGGCGCCCGGCTGCACCTTCGCCTTTAAACTACACGCCATCCACCCATATACCCTCGCCCGTTCCCGGGGGGGGGGGGCCCGGGCGCGGGGCGCACCGGCGACACGCGCGGACCACTCGGGCCGGTCGGGGAGGGGAGGTTTTTTCACCCCCCTCTTGCAGTGGCGCGCGTTTTTGGTGAAAAACACGGCGCCTCCCATAGAGGCGCGCGCGCGCGCGTTGGGGGATGGGTTAGGGTTAGGGTTAGGGTTAGGGTTAGGGTTAGGGTTAGGGTTAGGGTTAGGGTTAGGGTTAGGGTTAGGGTTAGGGTTAGGGTTAGGGTTAGGGTTAGGGTTAGGGTTAGGGTTAGGGTTAGGGTTAGGGTTAGGGTTAGGGTTAGGGTTAGGGTTAGGGTTAGGGTTAGGGTTAGGGTTAGGGTTAGGGTTAGGGTTAGGGTTAGGGTTAGGGTTAGGGTTAGGGTTAGGGTTAGGGTTAGGGTTAGGGTTAGGGTTAGGGTTAGGGTTAGGGTTAGGGTTAGGGTTAGGGTTAGGGTTAGGGTTAGGGTTAGGGTTAGGGTTAGGGTTAGGGTTAGGGTTAGGGTTAGGGTTAGGGTTAGGGTTAGGGTTAGGGTTAGGGTTAGGGTTAGGGTTAGGGTTAGGGTTAGGGTTAGGGTTAGGGTTAGGGTTAGGGTTAGGGTTAGGGTTAGGGTTAGATTGCGCCAGCGGTTTCCCTTGGCGTCGTGCCAGGATAGCATGGGTCCGAGACGGCGGCACGTCGCGCCCGATGCCGTTCCTCATTGTCTTCACATCTGCCCCCCGTATGCTCCCCGCCTGCCCACCCGCGACTGCCATAGAGGTGGTGTGTGCGTGTCTGCGTGTCTGCGTGTGCACGCGTCTGTGGGAGAAACGCGGAGAAAAGGGATTACGGAGGGGGGTGTTGTGGTAGATGGGGTAGGGAGGGATGAAGGGATGTTTCCTTTGTTAGTATATTTCAGCGTTGTTTATTTTTTTTCCTAGCTGCCATGCTAGGGGTCGGCCTTTGTCGTCGGTCCGCGTGACTGTCTGTCGCATGCACTTCCGTATACTTTTTTTTTTGCGCGCCGGCACGTCACGTTGATTGGATTGCTGCCACACGTGTATTCAATGGCATGGTCTCCTCTTTTTTTTTTCACTGTCTATCTTTGAACCTGTTATCGTCTTCCCGCCAAGGCTATGTGTCTCCGCCTTTCTTATTTTTTTTACGCCGTTGATTTTCCGCGTTCGTCTCCAACCTCAGACCGACCTCGTGTGTATGTTGGCTCCTCCCACTCCCCGGGGTGTCTATATAAAAGACGAATGTGGCGCGCTTTCAAGCAGTCCCGATCTATGCGACTCACCGTGTCGCGTTGGCATCGGGCGCTGCTATAGCAACCCCGCTAGAGGGCGGCGGTGTCTCACGGACAGGAAGTATGTTTTTTTTTTTTGTTATGTGGTGTCAGTAACACGGCACGTAAGCACATTGTGTGTGACTGTGTACATTCGCCGATTTTATTTCTCATCGGGTTAAAGGCAGGGAGGGATACGGTCACGCGCACATATACACACCCCACACATACACGCAGGCGGATAGACATTTCCACCGCGGCTCTGTTTTTTCTTTTCTTGCGATTACGCACTCCTCACTTTTTTTTTGGTTTTATATTTCGAGATCCTTGTCATGATCTTCCTACGGTCATGTCTCTGGCCGTAGGTCGCATCCTTACGTCGCCGCCGTGGCGTCTAATCCAGGTACGCTCTTTGCCGGGGAAGTTTTCCGACTGGCGGTCTCACGTGTTCACAGAGTGGCCAAGCGTCCCCGGGGAGATGTCTACCCGGGGCCGAATACGTCCAATGTCCTCTCATGGCCCGCGGCCCCATCCTCCACAGGGCGGCGAACGAGTTCGCCAGACGGCAGATCTTGCCGTTATCGGGCCAGAACGATAACAACGGTCCCGCCACGGTGACGATCACCCAAGCCGTCTCCACCTCGCGTGGCCCCGGCGTGGGCACGTTTCCCAGAATCACGCCTCCGCTGCCTATCGGAGGCGACGGCGTCTGCGTCTCCCTCTCTCGAGACAGAACGGCGCACACTATCCACGGTCCCAGGGGGTGTCCCGCGTACAGGTGCAGGCGGAGCTGTCTCCGGGCATCGGGCCACAAGCGATACTGAGCCCGCGCCACGGTCAGAGTCATGCGTACGCCCGGAACCGCCGTCCACGGATCTCGCACGGTCTCTAGTAATTCACAGCTCACTCCGGCGTGCGTCTGACACAGGCCGCCGACGGTCAGCAGGTCGTGTTCGTCGGCGGCCGCGGCGATCACGTCGAACAGATGTCTGACGTTCGTTCCGCACATACGCCGGTCCGGCAGCTCTAGGTCTTCCTCATACGCCACGGGGTCCCGCTGCAGCCCTCGCCTTGCAAACTCCGTTACGTTCGACGCCAGACGGCAGAGTCTGGCCGCCCTCATGTGGTGGACGTACACGGCTCCGTCTCTACCGACCAGGAGCACGCGAAGCGTGTCGAGCGGGGAGTGGGTCAGATACGAGCTTACGAAGCCCACGGGTTGAAGTTTTTCTCCGTATCCGCAACATACGTACAGACTCGAGTCCAGGGCTGGGGCGGGACACGCGTACGAGAAGGATCGAGGATGACCGTTCCGGCCGATACCGTAGAAGAATCATAAAACATGAAAACACAAAACACAGAGAAAAATGCACGTTATAGTGGGCGTTCCGCTATTTTCGTCTCTTGTCTCTGTTCCTATAAAACAGCAGAAAACATCCGCACACGCAAAGGCATCCCATCGGCCGGACGTCAAGACTGGCGTCCCGGGAACTCGCGTTTCTGCGCGAACGGGAGATGCCGCATAGAGTCATTGTAGGGAGCCTTTGCGGCGTGTAACGCATTCGTATCCTGTCGCGTACCGTTAACGCGAAAAGCATACGCAACAGCAATGGCGCCTACTAACTGAACGCGATAACATAGAGGAAAGGAGGAGCTTTACTGTTTCCTCTTTTTTTTATTTTTTTAACTGTTGTGTGTACGTCGCCGACGTACGTCTTATACGGAACCTAAAAAAAAAGCGGTCTCCTGTACACTATGCAGGATATCCGTAATCATCGTGTTCCGGAAGTCATACCGCCTGTACCGTCCTTAACGGAAAGTACCTTTGCGGGGAATTTACGTATACCGCATTACCGATGAATACAAAAAAAAAAACAATGTCTGAAGGAAACTCCGTGAGTCGTCTGTGAGGCCAGAGGCCGTGGCAGGCGTTTCCGGCTGACGGTCACGCGTGTCACAGACTTCACCATGTTTCCTTCCCCCCCCCCCCGTATCCGCACTCGTTTTCCGTTACTCGCGCTTTGACGGTCTGCGCACCCTATATTTCTCCGCCCCTGACGTGACGTTGTTTTGTCCCCACTCTCCGCCAGCCAATGTCTTCGGTGGTTTTCGACGAACCCTCCACCCGCTCACCCTCCACCCGCTCACCCTCCACCCGCTCGCCCTCCACCGGCTCGCCCTCCACCGGCTCGCCCTGCGGCCGACGTCCCTCCCCGCCGCTCGCCCGTGTGCGCATAGCGTCGCCGGTCGCGGCGGCGCTCACTCACCGCAGTCTTGAACGGATCTGGGTCTCACGTGCGTTGGCGGCCAACCCCAGCGGTGACCCCACACGGTGGCGCTCCTGGCGTCCCTGTACGGATCCGGATGGAGTTCTAGGCACCAGTACCGCGGCCACGGTAGGTGGATCCGTTCTCCCCGGTGCCGACTCGTATAGCCGTACAGTTTGGACGGCCTGCCGCGAGCCAGGAGCAGCCACTCGAAGCGGGCACGGGCTCGCGCGTGGGCCAATCGCGCCCCGTCGCGCCGGATCGCGATGCGTCCGTCCCTCGTCTGCGTGTGTCGCGTTGTCATAACCCCCGATTCGTGTGTGAATTACGGACGGGTTTTTATTTTCGTCCGCCCTTGGCTTCCTATGTGGACCGGGGCCTCTCTCTTACTGTATTTATGTTATTTTTGCTGTCCGCTGTAGCTCTGTTGTGACCAACGACCGTTGTCATCCGCGGTCGAGTATAGTCAGTGTCGATACGGCAAAAGGTGTTTGATGGTCTGTGATGGGGAGGGGCGGAGAGATAAAAAAAAAACATGTATACGGTGTAGATAGTAACACTCTTGGTGGTGGAGCGGCTCAGTGAAAGAATAAAAAAAAAAGAACGATGTGAGCGGAGATGAACCATAGAATCGCGGAACTACCGCGTGGCTGAAGGGTGACGACGGACCGCGGTGTTTTGTGCGGAACCGACAGCGCAACGCCCTGGCAGAACCGCGTCTGCGGACCCCGATGTAAACGGGCGAATCCGCCGCGTGCCGCATCTCCGGGAATCACCGGGGACGTCACGTGGAAACATTTTTAACAACAAAATTCGTTTTATTTATGTGTCTTTCGTTTTTTCCACCGGGTGTGTCAGGGGATGAGGGCGGGGGGAAGGGCATGAGGACGAGGGCGGGCCCGGGCAAATAGTCTCGCGATAATTCGGGACCCCGCGTTTACTTCTCGCTCTTTATGCCCGCATGCGTCGGGGTCTCGTTTCGCCTTCGTTGCCGCGGCAGGGTCGGCGCCAGCCCATCGCGAACTCGGGGGACGGGGGTGTGGCGCCGACTCTGCCGCGTTGCGGTTTCGGGGCGAGGGGATGCGTCCTATAGGCGCGCACGCGGAAGGCCGGGCGTATAGGAAGGGTGGCGCGTCGCGAAGTCCCGCCTCATAGGTGGGGCATTCGAGGCCGCCCTCTATACTTTCGGTTTCAGGTACAGTTTTGTGATTAGGTCTCGGGCTACCTCTGGAACGGGAGGGCCGGAGTCTCCCGGCGTGTCTCCGTTTATGGAGAGGTCGGGTCCGCCATTTATTGAAAGGGGACGTACGGAGAAGGATGTACGTTTAGTCAGTGTTTAGCCTTTATTTTCATTTTTTTTATTTTTAATTTCCACATAGTATTTTTTTTTATTTACAACGAAATTTAACTTGTTTTATTCGGTACTCTTTCACTATGGCGATGATCTGAGAGCATCGGTAGTCCCCGTCGTCGCCTCCCCGGGTGCTCCGCCACGACTACCGTGACGGCGACAGCCGCCGCCGCCGTTACTGTCACTGTTCAAAGAACGTGGCCGTTACAGTTTCCGCTGCCGCTGTGGTCGCCGCCTCTGCGGAGAGAGTCGGCGCGTATGCTCCGGGGAGGGGGATGGAGGGAGGGGGGACCGAGGGGGCGTGGGAGGAGCGTTGCCGTGGAGGCGTTCGGGGGACTTCCCGCCGACGCGCCTGCGCGATTCGAGTGGGGGTGAGAGGGACGGTGGACGGGCCGGCGAGCGTTTGCTTGCGGTGGTGTGTTTTTTTTTTGTCATCGGTTGCATCTGTGTGAACTGGCACGAGTCAGATGATTTTTTTTTATCGGGGCGGATCGGGCGGGGGGCGCAGAGCGGATCTGGCCCTCAGGTGACTCCGCAGACTGGCGTGTGGACCGTGCCCAGGGAGGACGGATAGCAGGAGTCGGTCGATCGTCTCGCTCCGCTTGGTTTTCCGTGTCACGGCGCGCGCATAGACTCCGTTAATCTCGGCGGCCGATGTCTCGCGTGTTCTCGTGCGTGCTCCGCGCGTGTGTATGTGCCGGCCTCTGCTGCTGGGTGTGTATGGGGGTGATATGCGGTGACTGTCAGCGGTGGTGGCGGAGGCGGTGCGCCAGGTGGGGGCGTGTCGGACCTCGGGTCCTGGACGGAGGGGCGTGGAGGGTCCGGAGCGGCGACGGAGCCCGCTCGGTATCGCGGACGTGCGAGACCGAGCGGGCTCCATCCGCCGCTCGGTCTCCGGTGTATTCCCCTCCTTTCGTCCTCGTTTCTTCGTCTTCTTCGTCTTCATGTTCTTCTGCATGTTCTTCTCGTGTCCCTTCGCCGCCTCCGTCACCTCACGCGGCGTCTCACGCCGTCTGTGCGGAGGGCGGCCGCGACCTGCCGATGCACGGCGCGGACGGAGATGCCGATGAGGGAACGGACGGGACTCTTTTGGAAAAGGGCGGCGCGGACGAGGGCGCCGGCGGGAACGCCACGGGATGCCCGGAGGACACCCACGGCTTTGCTCGGAGTCCCGGAGATCTAATGGGGGAGATGAACGGAGATCTGGGAGACGAGGGAGAGACGGGAGAGGGCGGAGACAACGGGGAGGGAGAGTAGGACGGGGAGGAGGAGGAAGAGGAGGAGGAGGAGGAGGAGAGGGAGGAGAGGGAGAAACGGACACGCGCGGTGGACGGCGAGGGGACGGACAGAGCGGAGAGGCGCGGGACAGCGGACTGCGGGGCGTCGGGCGACGGGCAGGGCGGGCACGGAGAACACTTAGAGGGTTCCTCCGCGGGACCTGGCGGGCACCGAGGGCGGGCGGACGGCTCGTCTTCGACGGGCGTTATCGACGGCAGCGGGGAAGGGAATAACAGATGAGGAGGAGGGACCCACACGCGGGGATCGGGCCTGGGGACAGACAGGGGGATCGACGACCAGGCACCATGTTCGCCTCTCCCGCCGTACGTCTGCGTTGCCCTCCCGCAGCTCCTTCCGCTACCGCCCTGCTCCGTTCCCTTCTCGTCTCTTCTTGCGACCTCGCTCTCCTGTGCGTCCTCCTCGCGCCCGGAGTCGGTCTGTTCCCCGTCCTCGTGCTCTCCGCGCTGCTGGGGCTCTGTTTCGTCATTCGCGTGGCGGCGCGCGCCGTCATCGCGGTGTCCTCGTCCGTCCCCGCCGCGCTGGTCGCCGTGGCCGCTTTCTTGGCGCCCGTGGTGGCCGTCTGTCTGTTCCTCAGATTCGGGATGTGCGGAGAAAGGGACGTCCCCGGTTGTCACACGTCCCTTCTCCGTCACCCCCCTCGGACGGGTCGGTCTGCGCGGCGACGTCGCGGCCGTCGCGCTCGCCGTCGTCGCTCTCCCTCTTCCCTCTTCCTTCTCGTACCCCGGCTTTCTCGCCGCCTCGCCGCTCCCGCTCGGGGGACGGAGAGGAAGCCGGAGCCCTGAGAGCAGGAGCAGGCTCCCCAGGCGCAGCAGCAGCTCCAAGTCGTCCGCGATGCGCCACAGGGAGGTGTCGTTCAGGTCAAGCGCCAGGACGGGGCCTCCCTCCGTTAGGATCAGACAGACGTGCGGAGATGCCGTGAGAAACGCAAAGGGAAGCCAGCCGCCCTCCCCGCACAGTTCGTCCAGCAGCGGTCTGCACCTCGCAAAGTCTTCCGCGGCGCTGGGCTCCTCACCCTGAAGGGACCGACCGCAGTCGCGGCGGCCCCGCGTCAGGTGCGGACTTGCGAGTCTGTCAGTGGCTTGCTGTCGCCCGCCTCTCTCCGCCTCCTCTTTTCCCCCCGCCGCCTTCTCTGTCGCTGCGTTCCATGTGTCTCCGGCGTCACTCGAGGAAACGCGCTGGGACTCCGAGCCGGACAGGAGGTGCGTACACGGCCACCCGCGTCTCCGATCCGTCAGGACCAGCTCTGTTCTCTCCCACTCCAACACGGGGTGAGAGAGCTCCGAGCGGGATCCCAGATGCAGTCTCCACAGGGCATAGAAAGCGGCCAGGCCGCGTCGGGCGGTTCTCGCCAGCAATTTCGGCAAGAAAGCCGTGTCGGGATCTCGACACGTCCATAGGCTCGGCAGGGGCCGTACGCGCCACAGCGGTGCGCGATAGATGGCCTCACACTGGCGAAGGCCCGTCTTTAGAAAGAGCGACACGGAGTGCGACAGGAGATAGAGCCGGCCTTGGAACACGTCGTGGCAGAACAGAGACCCTCCTGGCGCTTGTAGGAGCACGAGCCAAGGGGACGATCCCGTTAACCAACTGAGAGACGGATCTGCCGCGTGGAAGCCGCTGCAGTGTGTCGGCTCCGAAACGCGCATGGAAAAGGCGGACAGCGTGATGAGGCCCAGAGGTAGCAACTTGCTGTCGGCCGAAGGATGGTAGGGTTTAGGGTCGAACCCTGAGACCGAGAGAATAGAGATAAATGTATAAAAGAGAAACCGAAATGTGCTTGGTGTACCAGACAAAACACAATAAATCATGTGAACAAGTGGAAGTGTAAATGTCACTCACATAGAGAAGAATCCGCGGGCCAGCCCTGAAGAAGATGCGGTTGTCTTGTTAGACAAGGGTAACGCAGGAGAAACTTGTAAGGCTTAGGATGTAAATGCAGACATTCTTGTTCGGGCCAAGGTAAAGGAAGGCGTAGACCTTTGCGCAGGCGAAGGTAGGAATGGACATGACGAAGGGAGTGTCGACCCAACAGAAGCCACCAATAGTGGGAGAGCGGAAGACGATGCAGGGTGTGGCCGGCACGCGCCGTCAGCGGCATCCTAGAAAACAGGAGTAAGAATAGAGGGGCGGAGAAATGTAGAGAGAAGTGGGGCGAGATGGAGGAAAAAGGTGAAGTTCAGAGGTGACGGTAGCGGTGGCGGTGGGGGGGATGTGGGTGGGGCAGCGGGTTGGGTGATGGTGAGGGGTTGAAAGAGGGGTAGCGGTAGGGCCAGATGCGAGGATGAGTGTTAGGGCTAGGGCTAGGGCTAGGGCTAAGGCTAGAGTTAGGGTTAGGGTTAGGGTTAGGGTTAGGGTTAGGGTTAGGGTTAGGGTTAGGGTTAGGGTTAGGGTTAGACCTAGGGTTAGGGTTAGGGTTAGACCTAGGGTTAGGGTTAGGGTTAGGGTTAGACCTAGGGTTAGGGTTAGGGTTAGGGTTAGACCTAGGGTTAGGGTTAGGGTTAGGGTTAGGGTTAGGGTTAGGGTTAGGGTTAGGGTTAGGGTTAGGGTTAGACCTAGGGTTAGGGTTAGGGTTAGGGTTAGACCTAGGGTTAGGGTTAGGGCCTAGGGTTAGGGTTAGGGTTAATACCCCCCTTTTTTTAACCCCCCCGGGGAGTTTAAAGTAATTTTTGAAACGCGAGGA